ACCTTGCATTTAGATAGGATCATTGACCTGTAGTCCCGAACCCATAAAATTGAATATTGTGGTATCAACAATCTAAAAGACTATCAATCTGATATCCATTCAAAACACTAAAATGTCTCTATACGATATGGCAATGTGCATGACTAATAAAGACAAGGTTAGATTTGTAAATAAAATAATGAAAGAAAATGAGATCACGGAACTTGACGTGATTTTTTACTGTGCGGGGTGTGAGGGAATATATAACAGTGATATTGGAATCTTTTGTGATTTATGTGGGGTAGCCGCTTGTGATCAATGTTCATCGGAAAAATTAATTGAAAATCAGTTGTGTGATTCATGTATGGAAAAAACATGCTGTACATGTGACGTGAAAATGTGTGATTCATTGCATAGATTTTCATGCTTTAATACTGAATGCAAGGAAAAATTCTGTAAAACTTGTCATAAAAATGGATTCCAGAACGGGAATAGGAAACACACATGTTGTGATAACGTAGAAAGGGCTAGAAAAAGAATGGAAAAGAAAAGGCTGGAAAAGAGATTAAAATAAATTGAAAAATAACCTAATAAAATAAACCAAAAATTTTAACAAAATAACCCAATAAATATCTTTATAAAACCTATAAAGATTAGTAAAATTGATTTTTTTGGCTAAATTGTTAGATTTTCAACACATGGCCTCCATATGTATTGGTACGGTAAAAAGCACAGGTGCTCGTTGTACATTCAAGGCCAGAGACATTAATGGGTTTTGTCATCGACATCATTCTCAATCAGTTGAATATGCTAAAACTCATCCATGGACAGTAGTGAAAAAAATATTAAACGGAAAAGAAACATATATTAAAATACCAATAGTGGCTAGCGGCCCGGACATGGTATATACATCAGAAAATTTTAGATAAAATCATTCAAATAAAAAAATGTAAATAATCTTTATAAAACCTATAAAGATTTCTCTTTTTTTTCTCCTTTTTATTGTTGCTGATTGCACATTTGAGTGGTGAATTGCGAGCAGTTATTATTCCCTGGATAAGCCTGGGAAATTGAATAGTATCCATTACAGCTTCCATTTGGGGCCGCTGCCATTGGATCAGTGGTATTATTGGTATTTCTATAGGCAAATGACCCATATGCAGGGACAAGGGAAATTGTCTGGCCCATTGCCCTTGATGCTAGAGGAGGTAAAACCCCTTGTCCATAACTATTATTATAACTGCATAAATTACTATAGGCACAAGGTGGCCCTTTATTACTTCCATTGTATTCGTATGGCATTTTATTTAATAAAAGAAAAGAAAAAATCAGAATAAAATATTTTTTATTTGATATTTTTTTATTTCAATTTTTTGATTAATGTTTCTTTTGATTATAGAAAAACCAAATGAATGGTTGGATAAAATTGAATTTAAAGAAACCTATCAGTAATAAATACCTATACCAAAAGGTAAAGAAAAAAAGTATAAAGTATAACCGTATCACTCCTAACTCATTAAAATGACCAACAACTTTTGCGCATATCCTGATGACGAATATTCCCAGTTCTCGGATGAGGAATATTTTCCAGAGGATTCTGTGGATCCCATTGATTATCCTATCACCCTTTACAAGGAGGAATATCCTATTACCCCATGCGATGACGATCTTGCACCTAAGGGAATTGTGAAAAAAACCGGAAAAGTTCCCCTCCCCCCCGGACTTTCCCTTAGCAAGAGTGTTTTTTTCAAGGCACCAACAAATAAGGCCCCTGTGAAAGGAGATATTTCCAAGGAGAATGAACCTGTAAAGGGGGATGATTCCAAAGGAGACGTTTCCAAAAAGGAAAGCTGGTACGATTCCGATGATGATCCCGAATCAGATATGCCCGTGGGTGAAATTACCAAACTCTATAATTGGAATGTCCCCCAGGTTCAGTCTGTAGAGGGAACACCCGAATTTCCCACCCTTGATAAAATTGTCGCCCCTAAACCACGTAGGGAAAAGATACCTGCTTTTTCCAAAAGGTCTTTTACCAGGATAAGCACGAAAGAGTTTCTCACACCCAAGACCCCTGATAATACTCCAATGCCCTCACCTGCGGGAGAATTAGAGTCGGAAGGGGGTGAAAAAGATGAAAAGGAAAAACCCAAAAAGAACAAGGTGTGTAAAAATTGGGAAGCAGGAGAATGCAAAAGACCGGATTGTGTATTCCTGCATTATTATCCACCATGTTTTTATGCGGACAGATGCAAAAATCCCCATTGCAAATTTGTACATTCTGTTAAAAATGTTCCGGAACAGAAAAAATTCAAGACAAGAATCTGTTGGCATTGGGAAAAACATGGAGTGTGCAAAATTGATAATTGTTGCTTTATTCATGATCTCAATGACCCCGCTATAAAATATTGTTTATTTGCGGATAATTGTGAGAATGAACAATGCAGATTTTTCCATGTACCCAAGAATATGCAGGTACCGGTGAAAACCCCTCTCAAAACTCCAGTAGAGATTCCGGTTAAAACTCCTATCAAAACCCCCGAAAAAACACAAGTAATCAGTAAAAAACCAGCAAGGGAACCAAAAAAAGAAAATAAAAAGAAACCCGCCCCTAAAAAACCCGGATATGATAACATGTTTTCCGTCCTTGTAGAAACCAATTGATTAATGAAAAAAATGTTTGTTGAAAACTTAAAACTCTAAAAAAAATAACTTAATAAATCTTTATAACCATATAAAGATTGCATAAAATTGAATAAAGGGAATACCATCAAGGTAAAACGTCGCTTAATACATTTTGATAGCAACTAATTCGTATAAAAAATAATATGAAGCTCACTACATATAAAAATACTAGAAAATCATTAGATTTTTTCCTCAGGTTTCAATGTCCTGAAAATCTAGATTGTTCTCACATGATATTTTTACCCTTTACCGATTATTATATATTAATCTCATATACACGAACCATTGGTAATCTTGGCTATTCTAGCCCTACAGAATATGGCATAGGATTTGGAGATGGTAATGTGATACCCATAGAGTGTAAAAAGGAAAATCTATTTGAAACCTTGACAATTGACTATTCTGAAATAGAAGCATATACAAAATTAAACCTATATAATTTAATGGATATCCAAGAGATTAATTTCGCATATGTATTTCAGCAATTTTCTTGTTCTGAAAATGTGATAAAAAAATTTGAGGCAAAGTATTGGAATCGTAGCGAATACAACAAGGAATTTAATTATGACCTTTATAATGAAATGAAAAGCAAGTTTGCTGAATATAGTGATACCGTGGGGGAAATACATGATTTTGAACAATATAAAAAATTGGTGGAACAATATGATAAAGATCCTAAATATACATTTCCCGGATATTTTCACAAGGAAAAAGAATGCCCTTTGACAGATGTAGAGGATAATGATCCGGATCGGGTAGATTACGATGAGATAGAATTAGATATGCATTTACCAGAGGATGATAGGCCATTTATATGGGTAGATGATTGTTTTCATCATATATTTGAGGACCATGATTTAGAAAATAAATATTCTCAAGAGATTATGGATTATATGAAAAATGCAATAAATGGGCCAAGAGGTGATTTAATTTCAGAAAAGGAATATCAACAGGATTTGGAATTGGAAAAGGAGGGTAAAGAAATCGACATGGAAATGACCAAAATTGACAAGCCCAATATAGGTATGGTATATTCTGAGAAAAGGGAAAAAACATTGGAAAAAATAATGGCCAAATATTCCTCTGTAGATAATGTACAAGACTTATTTATGATTGTACAAGAGGAATGCATATACAATATAGCCAAGGAAACGGGAGTAGATCAATTTCATTGGAATTGGAAAATCGATAAAATGTTTTACGATATGAAATATAGGGTATTTCATGAAAGAGCAGAACAGTATTTAAAAGAGGCGGATTAAGGGGGAAAAAGTATAAACTAATATTTGACATTAAAAATCATTAAAAATATAACTAATAAACAGATTTTATAAACCTATAAAATCTTGACAAACTTGGACCTTTCAGATAGGTATAAAACTGAAAAAATCGGTATTGGCTAGAAATGACCATCTAATCCGTGAATACCTCTCATCAGGAATCATAAAAATGGTCGCGAGAAAAAAAGTGCAAAGAGCCGGATGTATTGTATGCTATAAAAATCAGATATTATTGGTCCATCAAAAAGAGTCAAATTTTTGGGGGTTCCCCAAGGGTCGATTAAATAAAAGAGAAAGGGATTTTTTAAATAATTCTGACTCTGAAAATACCTATAAAAAATGTGCGATAAGGGAGTTGTACGAGGAAGCAGGAGTCAAGGCAAAAGAGAATGAATTGGGAAATTGTATAAGATATAATGAGGTCCGATTTTATATATTGAATTGTGAAGAAAAACCAAGTGTAAAAATTGACAATTTTGAAATAGATGATCATATTTGGATTGATAGGGTAAAAATGCCCTGTTTCAATATATCTAGTCCTACTAGATTTGTGTATAAAAAAATTAGAAATATTGTTTAGAAATATATGAAATCATCCAATAAAATATACATTTATAAAACCTATAAATGTTAAAGAAAAAAATATATACAAAAAATATAAAAATTAAAATTGAATTTATTTAAGGGAAATCTGGAAATAGTAAGAAAAAGATTTAACCCAATTTTAATCCAACCCCAACAATGCAAATTTTCGTGAAAACCCTAACAGGCAAGACCATCACCCTAGAGGTAGAGAGTTCTGACTCTATTGATAATGTCAAGGCAAAAGTACAAGACAAGGAAGGTATCCCCCCCGACCAGCAGAGGCTGATTTTCGCGGGGAAACAATTGGAAGATGGCAAGACATTGTCAGACTATAACATTCAAAAGGAAAGTACTCTACATCTAGTGCTAAGATTGAGGGGGGGTTCCGGTGGGTTTGAACATGTGGGATTTTTCTCAGTATCTAGGGGAACTAACACTAAAAATATCCCCTTTGGGAAAAATACGGTTCTATTGTGTAATTTGGTCAAAAATTTATATTTACAATATTATGGCTTGCAAGAAGTAGAGAAAAAGATTCAAGTAAAAGATCCGAAAGATTCGAGGAAAAATATAGAAGAAACTATCATTGAATATGATTTTTCCAATTGTAAAAGCCCGGATTCAATTATAATACCGATTGAAGAAGAAAAATCATATAGAATCAGGGACATTATAGATTATTGTGAGAGGGTAACCAATGTTAGAGAAGCTGAAAAGAGATTGGAAGAGATAAAGGAAAAAAGAGAAAAGGACTTGGAAATTGTGAGTTTTACAGAGATAATGGCATTGTTTCCCGATGAACAACCCGTGAAAAATCCCACCAGGGAACAAATGGATAAATACCACAAAATCATTGATGATTATTGCGAGTTCATCAAGGTATGTAATTTTCTCAGTAATAATGTACTTTTACATGGAGGCGCTGAAAAGATAGCCAGTTATATTAATCATTTCCCCAAGGAAAATTTACACGAAGTATTCCCTGTTGATGTACCAAACAAGGTTCCTGAAGCAGAATAATCTGGTTGTGTCCCCAATTTTATAACAGTATAAAATTGAATTAGAATCCAATTGTGAGTTATATACATATAAAATGGGCATGTTTATCCATAAAACTGATGATTCTCACAATAATGAGAAAGACGCTATCATCATGCAATTGGTAGCCATGATATATAAAATAGAAAAATCTCCTTTTTGGAATAAACGATTATTAACTCATAGAGCAGTTAAATTTATATTATCAAAACAATGGGCATTTGATGGCGACAATGTAAAACCCCTATTAAAATCCATTAGAAATGCTTTGAGGAGATTCAGAGATGACAAATCAGGGTTTTTATTGAATCAAATGGTCAGTATGGAGATATGAAAAATCACAAGGAATCATGAATAAAATTGAAATAATAAAAAATCTTTATAAGAATATAAAGATTCAAAGAAAATAGGAATATAAAAATGACAAGACATCATTATAAAGCAGTGATCGCAATAGATAGCAATGACAAAGAATTACCTAGATTGGTGATAAATGGGTCAGAATATATCAATTTTGCGACCGGATCGGTTCTATTGGAATGTAATGAAAAAACATGTGAAAAAGCTATTGTTTATTTAAATGAGGTTTTTTATATTACATTTACCGATGAAAAATGGTACATTAGATGTAGCAATCCTGAATACAAATCAATTACCCCCGATCTACCTATAGAGAAAACTGATCTAATGTTAGCCATGATAATAAAAACCTGTAAAGAATGCAAAATTAATATGAAATTTGATATTTCTGTAAATAAAGAGGTTTCTGATACCATTATTTGTGTTGAACAAGATTACTATATAAGAAATGAATCAATGGTATTTTTTTCCTTTACCAATTTGTTTGCAGATGAAAATGGTAATTTCACAGAGAGTAGATTTATAGATGGTCAGTACTATTCCAATGGGGTGTTCCAATACCAAGGATGATCGTAGAATAATCGAATAAAATCAATTAAAATCGAATAAAATTAACCCCTTTATATTATTATAAAGAACCCCAGATATTTCAATAAAAAAAATAAAAAATGCCTCCAAAAAAACCTGTAATCCTTGACTATAAAGAGCCTAAAAAACTCAACAACTGTGTAAATTGCCAAGGAAAAGTATCCAATAAAAATTATAGGTGTATATCATGTGGTGCATTTTTCTGTATAAATTGCAAGAGATTATCATACTGTAAAACATGCAAGGGGGAAATCACTAAATTACGCAAAGAAAAACAGGCATATGAAAATTCTCTATACGGTGATCCATGTAGGGAATATTAACAGGAATATTTAACCACAAAAATCTTTATAAAAATATAAAGATTGAAAAATATTTTATTTCAGGAAACACCTGGACAATTATAGTCAAATTGACTTTTTCCCTTTATATTATCGGGCACACAGTTCCAATCTACCATTGGATCGCATTTGGTAGATTCACAAAAACCCATGTACAATGGATTATCCGCATCCCAATTCCCTCTGATATTATAGATATTTGACACTCCCCTTTCTCCATTAGTGGCCTTATAACAATTCTTGTCCCTATCACTTCCACCCCATCCAAAGCCATTTGTGGGATAACATGTACCCTCATGACATCTTCCTGTACAACATTCACTATCAGTACTACATTTGGTAAAGGTCAATTCACAGGGTTTGCAATCATTTACCGGTTTTGCTTTACAATATGAGTTTATAGTTGATTGTGTTAGATTTCCCTTGCTATCCACCGGTAAAGGGGCTTTTGTCAGAAATCCGTTTCTCACCTTGCAATTCACACAATGAGAGGATGAATAATCAGCAGTATTGTTCCCAGGATTTATACAGGATATACATTTTCCTCCCCTTTTCCCACTACAATTTTGTACTATATCAGGGGTACAGGCAGAATTTTTGGGGATGCAATATCCATTGGTAATATAATTGGAATCGTTAATCAGCGTATATTTATCTCCACATATACATTTGGACTGCCCGGGATCATAATAATTTTTACATGCAGGATCGTCAGGATTTTTCTTGCAATCATCTGATACAAATTTTGCTATACATGGGTCCGGCATACACCCTATAGCACATTCACTCTTTTTATCATCAGGTAAAGTCGAACAGGAAATTTCTCCCATTTTACATTTACAAAACATGTTTCCTGCTGAATCGTATTCTGGGGGTGTATCTCCACATGGGTTGGGGATACAACTTTTTATCCCCAATTGTTTATTTTCGTAGAAATACGACCCCGGGGCACAGGAGCAGAAAATATTCTCCATTTCTACACTGCTGTTACTATTCCATTCTATAGGTTGAGAAGAGTCATTACATATACCCTTCCCCGTATCGGGATCAATGCTATAAGATCCGCCCGATTTACAATATAATAATTTATTGTTTTTATTCCTATCCGCCCCGCACATTACCGGAACATTACAATCAGAGCCTATTCCTCCCGATGAAATCCATTCTGGTTTTTTGCAATAACAATCCCATTTATATAGGCTGTCAGATACTTTGGTTAATACGGGATCAGAAGTATAGGGATTACATACAGAGGACTCAACAGATGCCGGAAGACAGTATTTTCCCTCTGGAATGGTAATGGATAAATTGTCCCTATTCGGATCAATGATTGTTATACCCCCTTTTTTAATTAGGTTTCCTTGAGAATCATATTGATTACCAGGTACTTGCTGACAGGAAAAAAGACCTGGAGAATCACTATTATTACATTCGATACATGGTTTCCCTAATTCCTCGCAGGGAGTAGGGGTCAATGAACAATTTATAGTAGATTGTACATTTTTTTCCGATTTGACATTTTTTGGGGAATACCCTGATTTATATATTATAAAGATAATTGTGTATAGTAAAATTATACATAAAAATATCAATACTATTACCTGGACTAGCTTCATTTTTTTCGGACTTTTTTTAGTATTTTATTTATAGTATTCTATAAATAATTTTTTGGCTTTAAAATTTCATATTATAAACCGTTTGTTGCCCCCAGGAATCATCAGGATCATATGAATGAATCCAAATACTAGATTCATTTTCAATGTGAATAGTATGAAAATCTTCCCCATCATAACATTGAACACACTTTTTCATTGGAATTCTCAGCTTTGAATTTGATTCGCGAAATTCCATGTTTTTTCTCAATATACTATGCAATTTATTTACGGCATCAGTACAATTGGTTTTTGTAAGGGGGCTTGACTCGAGAAAATATTCCATTTTATAACATGATGTAGGCATTTTAAATAAACGTTCTCTTGTCTCCTTGTCCATTTTAAATTTATTTACTTTGACTAAAAATATTCAATTTTATTTATAAAAATATAAATTTGACTAAAATATTCAATTTTATTTATAAAAATATAAATATGTCTTTTTTTCTCTGAATTTTGTTGTTTTCTTATTTAGTCTTTTTTACTACCTTTTTCCTTATAATCTTTTCCGTGGGTTCATTTTTGGTATCATCAGCATCCGGAGTATTCATCTTTTCAACGGTACCAGAATCATCCTTGGGACCTTCCTGTGTAGGAATATCATCTTCTCCCATTGGATTATTGCTTTCACAAACACTTACTTGAGCGGGCTTGAATGTCAATACTCTTACAGGGGGAGCAGCAATATTTGATGGATGTACAATACAATTGTACAATTTCACACCAATTGATCCCTTTGATGCTAAAAGGATAGATTCAATCTTTAATATGGCAGTGATGCTCATTCCCTTGACAGATCTATAGGGTGTGGGGTCTAATGACTTTCCCTGAGGATCATAAAATAGTGAGGTAATTTCCCCCACTGTAAATTCCTTGCTGTTCTTGTCAAGTTTTATCCTTTTAAATTCTACCGAGGGGGACATGCTATGAGTCTTGGGTACCACATTTCCATCATTATCCAATTTTCTATAGACAAAATCGGTAAAACTATTCTCTTCAAATTTAAATTTTTTAAGCTCAACTTTTTTGGAAAGAACATATTTTTTAATGGCTGTAAAAATAGCTTCAAATTTCTCTAACCATTCCAATTCTCTCCTGTATCTTTCGGCACTACCATTTTTCTGGAAAATAAAGATGGGGCATTTCAAACCTGTAAATTGTGTTTTCATGTAAAAGTTATCAACTATACCCATGGAAAAGCATTCTTCCAATGTGGAAATTAACAGAGCATCAACCTCCCCATTAGGATACCTATAATTGATCAGGATTCTCTTGTTTTTTATATCACTCCCGGGAATGGCTTCATCCTTTGCCTCTCCAAAGACTAGATTTTTGGGATCAAATGAGTAAAGATCGGTAATTTGTGCTGGCATTTTGTTCAGATTGGTTAAATTTAGTTAAATCTAATTAAAACTAGGTTATATTTTGTTATATTTATTTTCCTTAAGTAAAAATAAAAAATATTCAATTTTAATTTTTCTATATTTTTGTTGAACATCTCATTAATATACCCATTATTTAAATTCCTCCAATTCTGCTTTCAATTCCTCATCAAAATCTATTTCTTCATCAATGGGTTCAATATCCTCATTTTCCATCTCGGAATCAGTATTGACATTGTTTTCTTCCTCTGAATCAAGTTCCTCTACCTGTGTGTTATCTGTCCCACATTCTTTCCTCGGAATTGATGTTCCAAATTGGTATGCAAAAATGGCCGGTAAAACAGAGGCTAATGGTTCTGTTAAATGATCAATATGATCTGCATGTTTTTTTACATGGATTTTACTCTTTTCGGTCTCTATATTTTCAAATCTTACTTTTTTCTTTTCTTTTTCCGAAAGTCTCTCAGTAGGTTTTTCAATAGGGGTTTCGGTAGGTTTTCCCCCAAATTTTTCAGTTGGTCTTCCACCAGGCTTTCCTAGATGTTTTTGTAGAGGTTTTTGTATGGGAATATTTATTGGTCTATTTCCATTGCCATTGCCCCTATTAAGGGTCTGATTTCTCTTTGCGTCATTTAATTCGATTTTCATGCTATTAATTTCGGAATTTGTTTTCTGTGTAAATTCAATCAGTTTGCTAATGACATCCTCATATCTATTAATAATCGCTTGTTGCTCTTCTACCTTATGAGCTAAAATATCAATCTTGTTATTCAATGTTTTCAGGCTTCTGGAAAAATATATAATCACCCCAGTGATAGCTATCACCTCTACAAATATATGAATGTATTGGGGGTTTGCTAGTATCTTGTTAAAAGAACTACCCCCCTTTTCAATTGTTTTTTCTGACATTTTTTCTTCTGATTTTTCTTTATTATTTTTATATCCCAATAAATTAGATTTCTGGTATGAATAAATTTCTTAAATAAAAATTGTGATATTTTTAATATTTTTTAATTTTTATAATGTTATAAAAATCATTAAAAAAGATTGTTTTTTTTTATCAAACAGTTGAAACTGAATAGATTGAGATAATATCATTCACTAATGAGACCGAGACATTTGTATAAATTCTCTCTTACACGAGCCAATGATTGAGTATCCTCTGTTGGTTCCTTTATTTCCCTTAATAGATCCTCTATATCTTCTTTTGGTATTGTTTTCTCTGGCATTGGCTCTAATCTGGATTTGAGATTTTTTATTGCTTCATCCGAACCTATATAGGTCTTTCCCTTGTGAGTATATTCCTTTATTGGCGAGCCTTTTAATGAACTCCCTTTTCCCGATGGGATACACTTGCCTTTTCCAGAGTCATTGACATAACAAGATTTCCCCTCTGAACAATTGTAATTATCGGCATCGCAATCGGATCCCATAATTTCCTCTAATTCCTGTTCGGAGACATCCTTTTTTAGAAAAATTCCTCTACTTTTCAACTCATCGCGCATTTTGCGAATTTCCTTTTTTGCATCTCTTTTCGGTGGGGAGGGTTTTTTAGGAGATTGTTTGGGGGTTGGGACTTTTTCCGGAATTTCTTCCTCGTTAGGTTCTTCGACTGAAGGTTCCCATGATATTTCCTCCTCAGGTTCCTCATTTATTTCTTCTACAGATGCCACAATTTCTGCTGGTGATGTTTCATCAATGACTAATTCATCATTGAAAAAATCATCCAATTCCTCTGAAATTTTAGTCTTTTTAGGTGATACCCTTTTAGGAGATGGAGACCGTTTTGGACTGGGAGTCCTTGATTTCTTGGGGGACTTTTTAGGGGATGGACTTTTTCCCTTTGGGGTTTTCACTTTTGGGGTTTTTCCCTTTGGGGTTTTAGGTAAATTATTATAAATATGGTCTATCAAATCCTGTTTCTTTTTCCCACTATAACCCTTTATACCTTGGGACTTGGCAAATTCCTGCATTGCTTTTATCGTCATTTTCCCCAATACTTCTTTTGTTATTCTGGTGGATTTTGGCGATGCCTTTTTGGGTGATTTCTTGGGAGATGGAGACCGTTTAGGACTCTTACTGGAAGACCGTTTAGGACTTTTCTTTGGACTCTTTTTAGGTAATTTTCCTGGGCTCTTTTTAACCACCTTGGAAATTTCATCACATAGGTCCTTTCTAGATTTTTTAGCTTTGCTACCCTCTTTTTTATAAATATTTATACCACATTCCTCTGCAATCTTTTGAATATCAGCCGCTGTATAGTCTTTACTGATACTGCATTTATTGGGTAAAATACATCCTGTACTCTTTTTAGGTGATTTTTTGGGGGATGGGGTTCGTTTTTTGGGAGATCTTGATGGACTCTTGCTTTTCCCAGCCAATAATTCCTTTCCCTTTTTAGTATTTTTCCCCACACATTTTCCGCTAGCAGGATTATACACTTTACCCAGTTTCTCACAGTCAGGAGAAACGCTTCTTTTTCGACCTCTAGAACGACCCCTGGATTTGCTTCTTTTTCTGGGGGATTTCCTAGGAGATTTACTTGCCTTTCTCCCTCTCACTGGGGATCCCCCTTTTCCAGCCAATAATTCCTTTCCCTTTTTAGTATCCTTGCCGACGCAACGATTCGTACTTGGATTTAACACTTTATTTTTTTTCTCGCAGTCCTCTTTTGTGGGCATTTTATTTATATGGTATTATTTTTTTGGAATGTTATTTTTTTAAAAGCATGTTATTTAAATTCTATTTTATTCAAAAATTAGCAAATTTTATAGTGTTATAAAATTTTGGGTTATTTTGTTTATTACTTTTTTAGGATGGTAATCCGGTGATGTTCCATCATATATTTTTATTGGGTTGATCCATTTTAATTGCCTCCATTACTCTACCCACATTTAGATATAAATCATACAGCGATAAATCATTGTAAATGTAAAAGGTATTTTTAGATATCACTCCGCTTTCTTTTGTCAGATAATTTCTCGAATCATTTGCATATGTATATCCCTTTCTCGAAAGCTTGATTACATATACATTTTTTTCCCCTACTTTTTTCACAATTTCTGATACCTCCTTGTCGAATCCGGCATCAGAAATTACAAAGGATTTCTCATCTTTAGATTTTCCCACCTTGTTTGCAATAACTTTTCCATATATCCCTTCACCATATACAGGCTTTATAATATGCTCTGAAACATATATCAATGCCTCTCTAGGAGAAAATTTATGTAATTCGCCAGAAAAAGGACCCCCTCTAAAAATTGCTAGATAATCCAGTTTAATCTCTTTATGTGTTTCATATTTTTCATCCCACAATTCTCTAGAAATATCAAACAATTTCACGGTAGTTTGCACCAAAATTTCTTTAATCTGTAAATGTTCAAAATTATACTGTTTTTCCAGGTATAAAGCTACGGTATCTTTCCCACTTCTGGGTGGTCCATTTAATAGAATTACTACCATTATTTTTAATAGAAAATTATATTTTAATAGAAAATAATGTTTTGTTAATGTTTCTTGGAAATGTGATTTCATTTAAATGAAAAATGAATTTTCAATTTTACCATTCGGTTTCATTGATTTGACGATGCTCTTGCTAATGCAAAATTCCTGATAAAGAATAACACGATTGCAAATACAATCCCCTGTACAGCTATTTGAATGTATATATTGCTTTTACTAGCAGGTAAAATCATATGTAGCAAGGAAACAGTGATTGGTATGCAAATTACTATGAATAGGATGATTATGATAAAACTCTCTTTTAATTCCCCTACTATTTTATTGTTTGTTTTTTGGTCAATATTCCCCATTGAAAAAATGTCTTGTAATAGTTTATATTCATGAGGTTTTGGTACTATATTGTCATTGGGTAAATTTGCTATATAATCCGCACTAGGCACATTCATTGGTCCTACTGAGGAATTCATTATATTTTTCAGGAAAGCAATTTCTTTAATTATATTTACTTTTTTTTAGATATAATTTATTTCATCCCAATAAAATAAATGGATACCTGTAATCCTCCAAGAAAAAATGTAAATGGATTAATTTTCCCTTCAAATTGTATGAATTGTTATAGTTATTCCACACCCTCTGGTAAAAATCCCATTGCAAATGGTTATCCTAGCTTGTATGTAAATAAGAATGATTTCCAAGGGAGAATCAGTGTATTATCCTGCGGTGTATATAAGAGGGTATAAAAAAAGGGTGGAAAACTTTATAAAAATATAAAGTTTATTTTTTATTGATTTTTTTCAGTCTTTTTTCCTATTCATCTTCCTCCTCATCACTTTCATCTTTTGACAAACAGCTAATACATGTATCAGTTTTCACATATTTACAAGCCTTGCAAAATCTTTGGGAACAAAGCCTACATTTTGTTACTTTTCTGAGTCCGTATAATTCTACACCACATTTGCCACAAACTTTTTCAATGCATTTTTCACATTTTTGGTATGAAATCATATTTTCATCCACACAACCCTCACATTTCACGATGCCACAAAACTCGCATAAAATTATATCTTCACTATCTTTAATTTTATCACATGAGCTGCAACAAAAAATACTGATACTCATTCTAATATCAACACTACTGACGATTTCCCTGACGATTTCCACTTTTTCTTTATTAGTTAGATTAGCCAATATTTCTAATACTTTTGTCGATGCCATTTTTATGTATTTTTATTGATGAATATCTATATATTCAATTTTATTAGATAAAAATATAAACCCATATCACCACTGACGATTTTCCTTGCAATCGTCACAAAAACCATAATCACCTGAAATAATACAACCACAGCAAAATTTTCCATTGCAACATTCACATATAAATCTTCCTTTTGAATCCACATTATCGCATTTCTCACAACAATAAAGACCAATGTCAGGTATTCCTGCTCTATCCAATATTTTAGTTATAAAATCAACTCTTTCACTGTTGGACATTTTATCTATTTTATTCAATATGTTTTCCATTTCATCATGATCCATTTTTTTAATCCTGGTTTTTCTGTTTTCCCTGTTTTTTCTATTGATTATTCCTTTTTTCCATGTATTCATTTTCTTAAATGGATTCTTTTGAATTCCTCTTTATTTCTTTATAATAAAGAGGAAAACTCATTTAAAAAATGGATACCCTGTATAACGACCCATATTCCTATGAATTTATCAAGAACAATATAAAACCCCTTGATATTATACTATTCAAAGGTGATGAAATTGTTTCAAAAACAATAAGGCTATTACAACGAATAAAGTTGGGTACGAGTAAAGTCAATGATTTTTCCCATGTAGGAATGGTTGTGGATAGTACTATAATCAATAGGGAAATTTACCCATGGATAGAAGATAATAAACTGTATATTTTTGAATCCACATTGTCTGGAAAATTATCAGATGGAATTTATAACGTTGAGGGAAAGAGCTTTTTTGGCACCCAAGTGAGGGACCTAGAACAAGTGGTAATGAAATACCAGATTTTAGGATGGTCCAGATTACTTGATAATCCTATAGATTTCATACCAAATTTTATGAATATTTTTACAGAGATATTCATGAAATATAATAGTGTAAAATATGATACAAACATGATAAGCCTGCTATCCGCATTATTCCCATCTATACGATGTATGAGAAATTCAGCTGAAAAATTCTTTAATACACAGGGATATTTATTCTGCTCAGAATTATGCTTTAAAATGTATCAGGAATTGGGTCTATATTCTACAGAGTTTGATGCTAGAAATATAGTCCCAGTAGATTTTATTGGAGAAACAAGAAAAGATGAAGATATTCCAAATCTCTTTGAAAAACCTATACTTTTTACTGGATAATTTATTAATTTTATAGTGTTATAAAATTTATTGGGTTTCATTATATTTTTATAATACTCTTAATATTATTTTTCCATATATTTTAGCTTCAACAAGTGGGTGCATTCCTTGAGGTAATTTAATGTTTTTAATGATTATATCCGCCGGATTTTTTAACTCTACAAAATCTATATCCTTTGGTGTGTTTCCTCTATACACATTTTTTGTCTTGAATTGCAAGTCATTTTCTTCTATTCTTTTTAGAATCCTTTTTTTATAAGGGAGATTTTTAATGAGTATTTCCTCCTTATCTTTTTCGAGTTTCTCTGTATAATCTTCCTCTTCTTCGTCATATACTATTCTTTTCCTTTTTCTCACGGTTTCTTTTTTCGGTTCTTTTTCCTTTTCTGACTCCTCTGCAATAGTATCATCGTCATCTCCTCCATGATATACTAAAACCCTCAATCTCATTATTGATTTACTGACCTTGTCCTTTCCATATCCAGATGTATAAGGATCAGAGCGACCGAGATCCTTATATCCATTTTTATTGAAAAATGTCTGGACAGTATGATGAGTGTATGAATTCCCATCTATCGCTGTAATACTCCCTACTTTTCCTCTTATTGAATAAACAGTAATGATTCTGTTGAACTCCCTTGAGAGCATATTTTTTAGATAAATCAGGCTATTTACAGTCTTATTCACCACTTGTTCAGTATCAAGATATACTAGATTGTATTTTTTATTTTTCCCTTTTTCTTCCCATTTTTTCAATAGATCAAAGGACATGTATTTATACATTTTCACGTTTTTATTTCCAGGCCAATATTGCTTGCTATTTTCACCAAATGAATAATTTACAGCATCAATTTTAGCCTTGGGAAATTTTTCCAAGATGGTTTTTGTGTTTGTCCAACCCGGATTGTCTATAATGAATATAGACGGTTCATTCAACATTGAATCGCCACTAAAGGCGTATTCATATAACATGGGCACAATATATGCATCCATGATGGGTGCTTTATATACTGGGTTAAATCTCAGCATTATGATGATGTTTCCCGGTGTTTATACAGTTATTCAGTTTTACTCAGATGTATCTGGGAAATCAAAGGAAAAGATGGACTCGACGTGTATCTCTCCTGTCTCCATTGTGGTTGGTATCTGATACTTTATACAATACTCTATCAATCTATCCAAACCTTTTCTACTCTCCCCCCATATATGGCCTTGTCCCAATAATTCATGCCTATCTTTTTTACAACCAAATTTTCCCTTGCTGTCATTCAGATGGATTAGTTTTAATTTTTCAATTCCAATGGATTCATCAAATTTGTGAAAAAACTCATCCACATCCTCCACCTTGCCAAAATCATATACACCAGCCGCATGTATATGACACGTATCTATACAGACAAATATGTGGCCCGAAATACTTTCTTTCAACCCATTAAAAATCCATTCAAATTCGGACAATGTATTAGGCACTTTTGTCCCTTCTCCAGACGAATTTTCCAGGAGTAACATACTATTCTTTGGATACTCTATACTATTCAATGTTTTGACAATTGCATCTAGACATGCATTTTTATCGGTAAATGTCCCTGGATGAACCACTACCCCCCCGTTAAATTTTGCCAGGATTTCCAATTCGTATTTCAAGCTATCTATCCCAATACGTAATTTGGCATCTGTTTTTTTACAAATTTCGCTACGTCCTGACCATGCCAAACAATCTTTACAGCCCGCTAAATTATGAACATAGGGGGCATGAGAAAAAACCTTGATACCATATCTATCTACTAATTTCCTTACACTCTCAATATCCTCGTCAGATAATTCTCTCCTATCAAATTTATAGGGCCCACCAAGGAAAAATTGAACAGCAGATTGATTGAGATTTATAGCAATTTTTATTGACTCATATAATGTATTATGCAAGGGTATATGAGATCCTACCGGCCATTTATATTCGGGCATTACTGTTATTTTCACAGAGCTTTTTGTGGAACTTTTTGCAGAACTTTTTGTGGAACCCTTTGTGAGACTTTTAGTATCCATTTTATTCAGAATTTTGTAATTTATAAAATCTGTTAATATAAAATTAAATTTTAATAATTGTTGGAAGGCGAAAAAAGGGAAAAAAGAAAAGAAAAAATGGAATCTGAATTTGTACAATTTATCAAGACATTACCCCCTAAAAAAACATTTACAAAATCTGACCTATTAGAATTATGGAGAGAATATCAGGGAGTGAATGTGGTTATAGAGGGTATAGATGATTCCGACCCTGAAAATACTGAGGTATCAACAGAGCATTTTAACGAAACTTGCAACCATTTTTACAAGGGAAAAGATTGTCATTGTCATAATCCATGTGTTATTGGATCTAAATACTGTGAAACCCATTTAAAAATTCAGACCAAAAAAAATGAAAATTATTTAATACTAAAAAGGCATCCAACGTTAAAAATGTATTGGAATCCATATACCCATTTGGTATTTAATGGTGTAGATATAAATAACCAAATCGTAATAGGGAAAACTACCAAGATTGATCCCAATAAAAAAAGCGTAATACTCCCTTTGGAGGAATCTGATATTGAAAAATGTAGAGAAATTGGGTACCGTTATGATGATACAGTAATACCTAAAAAAGAGAAAATTGCAAGGAAAAAAGGGGATTCTAATATTAAGACAATTCCCGATAAAATTTGTATCAAAGCCCAGGATATTAAATTATTGTCGGAAATGTAAAAGAGAAAAATAAAACTGAAAAAATATTTATATCATTATAAATTACAAGAAATATCAGGAAAAACCGAGAAAATAATAGAAATAAAAATGACTTTGAAAAACCTTTACAACAGAGCAACCAATAGAAATTTATATTATAGATTTATTGTGGCTAATAATATAAAGAGAAAAGGATACTTTGATGATGCTAACTTTTTGTATCAAAAGTTGGTACAAAATATAGAGCATGATAAATTGATAAAAAATCCCAAATTAATATCCCACATTTATTGTGAATATTCTCACTGTTTGTTCAATACATATATTGATACTAAAAAATATGCTAAACCAATGGCTTTAAAATCTCTGGAATATTGTAGGGATAATACTCATGCTAAAAAATTGCTAAGAGAGATAAACTCGGAAATATCGGAACAATCTGACCCGGTATTAGATTATATTGACATGCAGGATTTTATATATCAATTTGATTTAGCTAAAAAATTGCAAAAACAAGGGAAACTTGACGATGCTAATATCATATATGAAAAATTGGTCAAACAGATTGAGAAAAAATCTGATTTCACCGACGGTTTCATTGATAAAATATCAACAGAATTAATATCCAATGTTTATTGTCAATATGCCCATTGTTTATTATATACAAGTATTGATTGTGAAAAATATGCTAAACCAATGGTGTTGAAAGCATTAGAATATAATAAACGGAATTTCAAGGCCAAAAAATTATTACGAGAAATACAGGCTGAATTGTTTGATTTCCCAAAGGGAACGATAATAGAATTTATTGACTGATTTTCACTCATATATTTACACGTATATTAAGAATTTATAATCTTATAAATTCCCTTTTTAATTATTATTTTCTTTCCTTTTCTCTCTTTCTATATTGGTCTTGTTCCTTGGATTAAGTATTTTCAATTTCCAGTCTTTTTGTGTGGTTTTATCTACAAATATAAATTCTACATATTCTTCACCTCCAGATGAATCATCACATATTATTTCCCTTATATTATTCGCATATTCTATAGCATTAAAAGTAGAGAAATTGCATGGATCACTATAATTTTCCGGAAAATTTATTGAATTTATTGATTCCAAGATATTTCCCCTGACTTTTACCAATTTTTCTGTTTTTTCAATATTTCCTAAAAATTTATAGTATTCTATACCATGTTCTATAAATTTACCTAACATTTCCAGGTATTTTATATTTGCCGGATAGTCTATATCAATCAGAATTTTCATATAGTTTTTTGCCATCCAATAGGATATATTTGCTCTAAACAAAATCCCTATAGCATGTTTCAAAAGGGGAGTATTTTCCATGGATATGGGAGTTATATCCGTGAGGTTTTTAAAGAGATAATTATGACTACTTGTCCTTCCTATAGCATGTTTGTATATTATTAATAATAATTGTTGTATTGCGCTTCTACTACGGTCAGGATTATCTTTATAAGCATTGATGATTTTCTCTTGAAATTCCTTTTTTTCGATACTAGTCATCATTGCGAATAAAATTATACACCATGATCTAATATTTTCAGGTGCTATTTTTTCCAGTATAATCTCCTTTTGTTTATTGAACCATTTTTCTAGGATAAATTGTTGAGTGTTATTTAGTTTGAGCATTTTCACCTTTTACTTTTATTTTCCGCTTTTTAATACCTTTTATCACAAAAAATAGCACAATAACACATATAATCAAAAGAACAGTGATAATCGATATTTTTTCTCTCCCTGTTGTAAATCTAAAATATCCCTCTTTTTTTACTATAGGCCAAATCTCCCTTTTGAGAAACACTTCATCAGCACCATAATTTCTTTTTGGGTATTTCCCCATTTTTTCAGCTATATCAGGTATTACATGATCCCTCATACACAATCTATTAGCATAAAAGGGGACATAGATCATGTGATCCCCTCTAATCATGAATTTTTTCCCCATTTTCTTCCATTTTGTAAGAGTATCGGAATCAATTGTATTTATCACCATTTCACTATCACTATTAAAAAAATCATCAGTATCCGATATCATTACAATGTCTGATTTTTCCTTATCTTGCAACGCTAAAAATCGCCAAAAAGTACCTCCCAATTTTTTACTGGGTTTATCCATTACATATACCTCATATTCCAAATCAATTAATTGTTGTAGTAATTCCGGGGATAATGTTGGTTCTACATATACCCGTACATTACTATCCTTTAGGGTTTTCACTACATTTTTCCCATCGGTGATTAATGGGGAAAAATATTTTTGTAATAGTTTTTTCCCTTTAATTCCATTGTTAAAATTCCCAAATATTGAACAAGAAATAATTATACCCTTTTTCTTGTCTGCATTATATTTTTTCGCAACTTGATAATTATCGATAATACCATTATCTCCCTTTTCAACTATAGAGAATAATCTCAACCATACTCCTCTTATAAATTTCAGTCTAATTATGATAAATATTATCAACAGTAAAATTATAGTGAGGATTACCAATATTCCCCTACTTTTCATTTATTGTTATTGTTATTATTGTTTTTTCCTTTTTGAAAAACAATATAAATTATAGGTATCATTATTCCTATTAAAATCAAAGTAATCACTAAACCAATTACCATACTTTCTTTTTTGCATGTAATTCTTATATATCCCTCTTTTTTGACAATTGGCCAAATTTCTTCTTTTAAAAATAATTCGTCTTCACCATATTTTTTCCCCGAATATTCATTTATCCTATTTTCCATATTTGGTATTATATAGTTTCTCATGCCTATCCTATTGGCACAGAAAGGGGTATAAACAAGGTGATTTCCAAGGATTAAAAATGGTTTATCACTTTTTTCCCAATCTTTTATTACTTGTACTATATCTATTCTTTTCATCATAAAGTCTCGATCAAATAGCGTATCTGTATCAGTCATGAAAACAATTGACTTTTCGGCTTTATCCTCAAATGCTAAAAATCTCCAAAAAGTCCCTGATAATTCATCACTGGGTTTGTTCATGATAAATACCTGAAATTTTAGGTCTGTCAATTGTTTTACATATTTTTCATTTAAATCCGGCCCTATATAGATTCTAAAATTAAATCCTGGAAAATCTATATTATATTTATCTCTTATACCGGGTCCATATTTTATCAGGGGTAAATAGTATTTTAGATACTCTCTAGAGGGATTTTCATTTATACCCCCAAACAATGAACACACAACAATGAATGGGCAATCCTTATCATGATTTATTCTTTTGACCACGGTGTATCTCTCTGTATTTTCTCCCTTACTAAATCTAATACATAATAATCGTATGAAAAATCCGTTTATCCCCTTGAGATATGTTATATAAATTATCAACAATAAAAGCACATAAAATAACGGTATTGTATTGTTCATTTTATATTTCTCTTTTCCTTTTTTCCTCTCTATTTATTTTTTTGGATTTTTAAATAAAACAAGGGGAAAATATAAAACGTTAAAAGAATGAACCTTGCCATACCCGGATTCATAATATTAGCCATATTTGCCGTTTTCTGGGAATTTAGGGATTATCAAAGGGTGAATAATAGAAAATGTGCATGGACAGAAGAGGATAAAGAAAAAAGGGAAAGATTGTATATCAATTGTTCATCATTTCCATATGAAAATACCGTTGTGTGGCGTAAAAATTTATTAATGGGAATTCTATGTGGATTTATGATATATCTTATACTGAAAAAATTACAGTTTAAATATCTACAACCCCCCGGATACATGATTTTTTTCATTGCAATCCCTATATTCCTCGTCTTTCATATAGGAGAGGGGATAAAGAGTCAATATTTATATAGGGAAATATATAACAAGGTAAATGAAAAATATTGCATGGAAACATAATTTTATATTAAAGAGAAAAATATTATGAAAATAGACAAAATGAGAATACAATTAGTGGTATGCATTTTACTATTATTTTCAGGAATTGTATTGGCCGATATATTATCTGAAAATAAATGGGAAAAAATACCGGGAGAATTCCTACCCGCACTCAATTATGCTTTATTTGGCCATAGATGTTTTAGAGATTGTGAAATCTTTAATATTTTCCATTTTATTTGCTATGAAAAGAGGATAGATTGTTAATATTTTATAATGGTATAAAATATATTAAAATCAATGAGAGATTATTATATTTTCATGAAAATAATAACTTGGCCGTAGAATAGCCAATAATAGGAATAGACACAGTCGCTCCAACAACGGCAAATGTTGGGAACAAAAATGAACCCAAAGTAAGACCTATCATTGAACCAATATCTATAGTAGAATTTGTAGCAGATGAAAATAGGAGATATGCAGTGTTTATTAAAAGAGACGATCCTAATGCCAGAAATACCTCAAAGGATTCTTTATTATTTTCAGAATTATTTTGATTTGACATTTTTCCCAGTATTTGTTCCTTTAATATAAATTATTTGATTTTATTTTTTCAATATTTTTTCAATATAAATTTATATATTACAAATATAGCAATCATAACTATTAATACAATCCCAATTATGATCCATATTTTCCCTTTTTTTGTTTTGCAGTTTTTATTAGCATTACATCCTACAGAACTATATGCACAAGGGATACATGTATCACCCATATACATTTTTGTACAAAAATTGCATTCACCACAATTCTCGTCTCGTCCCATTATACACTCTTCACAATTACCACTAGTGAAATTACATCTTTTACCTTTTATCACAGGGGGTGCTTTACATTCCTTATTACAGGTGTTTTCTTGATATCTACATGATTCCCCTATACTACACATTACACAGTTTTCATTGACACATTTATATGTTGGAGAAATTGGTCTGGTACAACCCTGATCACAAATATCCTTGGAAACACAGTCTGTTTCTCCATGAACACATGGATTGCATACCCCATTTATACATTTATATTGTATGGGTTTGGAAAAAACCACAAAACTGGCTAACCCCCAAACACCTTTCATAAGCTCAATACCTCCTGCTTTTTGATTACTGGCCGCTTTGAAAAAAGAATGGTCATTTTCACCCCAGGAATTTCGACATAGATAATAATGAATATCTTGTGTTTGGGGGTTTCCCTTGTATTTATAGGAAATTGTTTGAGTACCGAACCCTATGATGCTAATGTAGTGGCCTCCGCTCCCACTTTTTCCTTTTGCTTTATAACCAAAAGGATTGCTATCATCTTGCCAATCTGTGCAAATATATATTCCGCCCGTTTCATTATAGTTTTCTCTGGTAAAATCAGGGCCAAAAAAATAGGCAATTCCTATAGGCCCACCAGTATAAACATTATTGGCCAATAAAGAGAAATCATAATTTTCGGGGGAAATGTTATATATTTCCATACCTTTTTTTTCCTCTTCTGTTGGGTATTTTTGCACATTGGAATATATAGATATATCATTAGGTAATTTTTTAGAGAGATCAGTCTGATAATTTTTCCAGGAATCGTCATCACAGTAAGAGTCCGGAGAACCCGACGGACAGGAGCAATTGGAATAATCCTTGCAAAATTTAGCAAATGAGAAATTTGGGTCATTATCTACATCAGCAACAGTACCATATACTGAAATTGCAGAGAAAATATCCGACCCCATTCCATTCTGGAAAGGATCACAATTTATACAGCCGGATTTCCCTGACCGTTCTTTATTATCAATTTTGGCCTGAGACCCATCAGGGGAGAATATCCTTTCCACAGCTGCAATTTCTACTACTGACATGCGAATATAATTTTCATTCCTAAATATAGCATATCTATCTGAAAACGCATATAATGCTCCAAAAAGATAACAACAACCGCTGCCAAATTGATCTCCGTTTTTATTGATTTTCCCCGGCCATTGTTTCCTAGAGTCAAATTCTCTTGGCAAGTCAATTATTACCCTCTTGTTAATACTCCTCATTGAAATAAGGGGGATTGACGAATGTATATAGGGAAAATTCCTAAGTAGATATTCCCCATATAATTTTTGTGATTGCAATATTACTCTTTTTTTATTGTCCATTTTAGTGTATTTTTCACTATTTTATTTATATGTATTATAAATAATTTTTTGAAAGCTGAAAAAGAATCATCCATAATAACTAAATTTCTTGTTTCTCACTGCGAAAAATAGTTCCTTTGGACCATGGTAAAATTTGAGATCATAATAACCTAATTCTTGCCATTTTGTTTTTTCTTTGGCTTTTTCCTCTGTTGTAGTGGCTAAAATACAAATATTTGTATATTTTACCACATTATTGACTATTTCATTACTAGCACATAGATATTCCAGTGTTTTATGTGATATTCTGAATAAAATTAACACTAGAATTTCACTGGGTAATTCAGTTATTTTTTCAACCATTTTATCAAGAGTATATATCTCTTTATATCTCTTAATATCTTTCATTCGGGATTATACGAATCAAGGGGCCCAGATGCAAAAACAATGTCCAGGTATGCTCTGGGTTCAACAACCTGTAAAAGATCGGGCCAATCGCCCATGTTAAAATTTATTCTCGTTTCATTGTATTGAAGAGCAATTTCAGGTAAAGCAATTTCATCATCACGATTATACCAAAAAGGAAGAGGAATATTCAAAACATTACTCGGAGAATTAAATGCCAAACTATTGAATTTTAAAGAGTCATTTTTGTACATATAATATATGGTGTAATATATTGATCTTTTTGATGATATTTTAGATGTGATTTTCTCGCATTCTTTTATACCAATCTTGTATTTATCACCCCCACAATTATTTTCCCCTCTGAATTCTATGATATTTAAAAATTTATCTAGCTCATATTCTTCAAAGGAACATTTATAAAATATCAATTTGTATATCCCTATATAATTTGCGAGACATTTCTCTTGATTATATTCCGACACAATCAAGCCAATATTTGCATATTTTATCAGTCTATTTATATTGATATTATTTAGGTATAAACAATCCAAATTTTCAAATGATATTTTTTCCAGGATCAAGACGAGTATTTCATTGGGTAAATTGTTCATTGTTATTCACAGAAATGATTTGGTCAAAAAATAATCATTTAAGCCGAAAAGATAATAATAAAATATCCCTATAAAACATTAATAAAACATTAAAAATAACATGTGGAAGGACAAGGACAAATATTATTTTGATTATATATCACAAACCGATATAAGAATACCGGCAATTGATTATACGGAGATTGTCAAGGAAAAATGTGAAAAAAGTAAAAAGGTAAAATCAAGTGCTTTGATATACGATTTTTCAGGGAAATTAGGAACTTGCAACCGGATGAAAAGAATGGTGCATGTACCTTTTCAAGAGGAAAAATATGGTAATTATTCTGTTTTTCCATGTGACATTGATACAAGAGAAATTGTATTGAAAAAAACTACTGATTTTGCTACAAATTTCAAAATAACATTATTATGTGATAATTTTGTTATATACAAGAACAAGCTTAATAAATTCCTGGAAAACAAGTGTCAGGGTTGTAATACAATTTGTGATATTTGTACCAATAAAAGGCATATCTCTGATGTTAATAACATTTATAGCGCGGATGTAAAAGTGAGTATTTTGGAGGGAGTCAGGCCTATTAAAGGGGTGAATATTCTGAATCCAAATTTTATATTACCATTGACCATGTTTGTTGATCAAGTGAAAATGAGTTTTACAATCAAGATATTTACGGGATTCTCGGGGAAGATAGAATTGATACTGGAATATGATGGAATAACATGTGATAATGATTTTCGCAATAAATTATTAGATAATTACTATCCTGTGTGTCCAACTGATTCAAAGCATTCAGAACCCAATTATATATACATGGGGAAAATAATGGAGAAAAATGAATTCCGCCAAGAATTGGAAAAACGAAGAAAAGAGTGATTAATAAAAAACAGGATATATTTATATGATTATAAATATTATATAAATATTATTCACCTTTTTCCTGCATTATAATATGATTTTTCACAACCTTGACCATACTTGCACACAATTCTATATCTGATTCTCTATTATCCTCACCAACAGGAAAATTGGCCCCCGCTTCCGCATATTTTAAGGCTTTAGGATAATTCTCATAAATGTGCATTTTTTCTGAATCTAATCCCATGTATATTTTACACAATTCATATGCCGAGATAGACGATCCTAATTTAAATGAAATTTCATAGTGTTCTAAAGCTGCATACCTATTTTTGTGTAATCCCCAACCATGACGATATTGTGTAGCGATAATACGATGGGCTTTTTTTAGGTTTTTTCCTTCATTAATATCCTTGAATGCCTGAGTCGTCATTTGACTGTTATGTTGATGCAATTTACATTCAAAGGAATTTTCATATGTATATACGTATTTCTCTTCTTTTTTAGGGGTTTCTAGGGTCTCATCTTTTTCCATTTATTATTTTAATTAATCCTATTGTTTTCCATTTAAATATTTTTCCACATATTGTTCAGCTATCCTCTTTATATCCCGGCATAAATGTATATCACATTCAGAGTTTTCATCTGTAATGGGGAAATCAGCTCCTAGTCTAGCATATTCTAAAGCCTTGAGATAATCCGGCTTTAGAATATTAATATAATCCCTATTATTCACACATAGATATATCATACATAATTGTCTTGCAGCTTTTGAAGAACCATGTTTTACAGCCAAATTATAATATTCCAAAGTCAAATTATAATCTATATTAGTTCCCCAACCAAAACGATAAGATGTAGCCAACATGTAATGAGAATAATTTAGGTATTTTCCCTCATTGATATTGCGATGACATTCCCAAAATGTTCTGGCATATTCTATTAAAATTTCACAATCAAATGAATCCTCGTATTCCATGTATAATTCCCTTTTTTCATTTTTTTCCGACATTTATTGAATTGAATATTCTAATCGGGGTAAATATCATATCTTGTTTTTCTCTCCCTTCTTTTATCCTTAAATTCCTTTACATTTTTTATTTTTCCATTTTTCCAATTTCTCTTTTTATTTCTAGCTCTTTTCCCTAATTTCAATCTTTCCCTTGAAAATTCTATTACTCCGGCCCATGCTAATCCCCCACTGGTTTTTGGATACCAATATCTACAATTATTAGGACATATACCATCGCATAACAAACAGCAAAAACCATCCATGTATTCTTTTCTGTACCTTTTTGCAGGAATTAATAAACATCTACAGTTTGAACATTTTGCCCACCAATCTCCACTTGGAATATTAGTCATTATTTTTCTACTATGAAATCCGTGTTTTGAAGCAATTATATGGGCTAATTGTCTCATTTTCCATTTATTTTCAGGTAATTCAAAATGAAATTTTTGCATGTCATTTATGGACACAGTTGATATAAATTGTTCCATGGGTATTATTATTGTGTCATTCCAGTCGGGATGTTTTGACAATATTTGTTCCATACATTTAGCATCATTTTCGGTAAAAGCACTGGGTTCCATTATTCATTTATAATTTTACTCATGATAACAGATTTAAGTATTTTATTTCTCTTGAAAAATAAAGAAATACCTGAATAAAAGAAAACAAAAGGGGGAAAAAGGAAAAAATGGAAAAAAAATTAAAAGAAAAATCACCCAGGGAACTAAGGGATATTCTATTACGAATAAATGAAAAAACAGGAAAAAAAATGGAGGTGCCAAAGGGGAAAAAAGAATTAATCAATAAAATCTCTACAGTTTTCCAGGAATATTCGGATCATCAGGAAAAAAAGGAAAAGCGGTTTCTTAAAATGAATCAATTGGGAGAAAAAGGTAGGGAATGCAAGGCCTTTCTCGTATGTGATCAAAGCAACCCTAAAAAAGAGGGAATGTTCGCAATGAAAACCTATAGAAAAAATAAACCAACAAATTTGATACGACAAGAACACGAATTTCATTTACTTGCGGAAAAGGCGGGGATTTCCCCCAAGTTGGTAGATGTGGATCTCATTGGGAAAAGTATGACTATGATCAAGCTGGATAATGATTTGTTGGATATCATCCACAATCAAAGAGGAGTCCTGAAAAGGGCTCAACAATTACGGATTATAGAGATTTTCAAAACATTGGATCAAATTGGTGTTTTTCACATGGATGCCAACCCAAGAAATTTCATGGAAAAAGATGGTGTCATTTATATTATAGATTATGGTTATTCCAAAGCAATAACACCCAGATTAAAGAGTAAATATGGATCGGAAAATTTAAATCTGGATTACATGACAATTTCCTTTGTTTTTCAACTGAGGGAAAGCTATCCCGATATAAACCTGAAATATATAGAAAAATATATAGATCCGGAGGCTGCTAAAAAAATACGGTTGAAACCAATGTGAATTTTTTAATAATATTTAAATGGATCAACCCCACATAAATATCCCCATCCTTGAAACACGGGATTCTCATATGGTAATATTTCTCTATAATATTGATTAATAAATCTTGACTCATTATCCCATTCTAAATGAATATCATAAATAGGGCTATAAAGTCTTGATTGATTCTCAAATGATATCACAATTTCGTTCTCGGGATTCATTGAAATTTTCAAGCCCTTGTATTTATCCATTTTCGATAAAATTATCATCAATATTTCATTGGGCAAGTTTTTATAAATGACATTATTCATTTATTTTCAATGTAACTCCCTAAATAAAATTTATTTTTTCGAGTTAGCAATATAAAAGAAAAGATATAAAGAAAAAATATATAAAAGAAATGGACTATCATAACTCAAAATCCACATTATGTATCAATGAGACATATCCAAGCGATTATTGGTTAAGAGTGACATCTGATAAATCTTTACGGAAAAATAATAGAGAAAATATATGCATGGTGATATTGAAAAATGGTGATAATTGTATGAGAAAATGTAGAGGTAAATATTGCACTAGACATTCTTATTTGGGCAAGTGATTGCGGAAGAAATACCAATATGAATACCGAAAGCTTTAAAGTTTTTTTAAAGCCAATTTATTGATTATTATTGTTAATTATTTTTTTTTATTTTTTACACCTTTTTTCCCTTTTGGTATGAGTTTTACAACGATCACCATTTACCTTTTTATTCACACATTGTATCCCTCTCGTTCTACCCTTGTTAAATATATAAGAACATAAAAAAGTCTCAAAATATTTTGATATTTCAGCATGGCCAAAAAGTGAAGCCATGTAAATATAATCCCTTTTCCATATACATTTTCCATCATCAAATAACCATTTCACAGTATCAATTTTTCCACTCTTTATCACTTTTTCAATATCCATTGGTTTATTGGGGATTATTTTCCATTTTTTCTCATACCATTTCAATATATCTAAATGCCCATATTCACAAGCTACGGAATAAATGTCCTTGAAAATATTAATATCAGCACCATTTTGTATAAACCATTTTATCACATGTAAATGCCCCCCTTTTATAGCATATCTAGGTGCCAAATGGGAAAAAGGGTAATTCACAGAAATCATCCATTTCAAAACCGGCATGTCGGCTTTTTCTATAGCTTGATCGGAAATTGGTTGTAAATTACATGTATGATAAAATCCCATTTTCCAAGCCCATTTCATACCATCAAGATTATTTGAATGGAAAAAATAGGATAATAATTGAAATTCGGTATCTATGTTTTTGGGTAGCCATTGATAAAATAATTTTACATATTTGCATACACACTGAGCCTCCTTGGGTAGAAAGCTCAATATGTGGGAAATCATTTCTCCGGGTAGGATATCCATTGAAACAGATGATACTATCTATCCATTGTATAGTATTTCAATTTTAGAGTGATTGATATCGAAAAAATCACAATGAAATACACACCAAAAAGTATAGCCTTTAATGGAACACTATATCTGTCCTTTATATTATGCATAATCTATTTCATGAAAAAAGAGGTACAGGATCTGTTTGGACCAACAAAGCATATAAATGATAAAGAGGGATTATTTGGGAATAAATTTGGAGATGGTTGCGGTAAATACGTTTATCCCTTTAAACCCGATAATAATCAGACAAATTACGAGATTTACGAAAATATATCATCTCTTGCCAGTTCAAGTGAAAATTTGCCAAAGTGGAGACGTAGCGTGGTTTTATCAATTTTTATATCTGTATTTCTCATTATAATTTTCCATAAAAAAATGGTATCATTTTCCAGATTTATAGTATATTTTCTAGTGTGTTTTGTCTTTATAAATTTTTCATTTAGTTATTATCATTATCACTATGAAAAACAGGCCATTGATCATATTAAAGGAAATGTAGAAATTTTAAAATCAAGGGATATCAAGGAAAAAGAAGAAAATAAAGAGATTAAAGAGGAAAATAATAAACCTCTCTTCAGGGGGGAAAAACAGAGAAAACAGAAAAATGACCCCTTTGAAAAATATAGAGGATTTCTTGATACAATTTAAAAAAGGAAAAAAAGATAAAGAATACAGAGAATGGCCAAAAATAATCCATCAAATATGGTTTGATTTTTCCCTAGATGGTTCAGGAAATGACATGGGAAAACATAATAGGGGATTAAGGGAAAGATTAAAAGAAAAAAATAAAAAATGGAAACACTGGTTATGGGCAGAGAAATCAGTTGATTTCCTTATTAGAAAATATTATAGTAAATATTGGTTATTTTATAATTTTTTAGATCCGGTAATTAGAAAGGTAGATTATGCGAGATTCTTTATATTACATTTTTATGGGGGAATCTATCTTGACATGGACTATTATTGTATAAAGGGTTTTGATGATTATTTCTCTGATTATCCACAGGATTTAAATAATGATATTATATTGAATAAATCATGCTATGGAGACTGGATAACAAATTCTATAATGATGTCAAGAGAAAAAAACCCATTCTGGTTATCATGTATAGAAAAAGCCTATACAGGAGAATTAATACCATGGTGGGGGAATTTACAAACTCACCTTGAAACAAGCTGTTTTGCCGGACCTTATTTCATGACAGAGTCATACAGGGAATGGGTATCACAAGAATTTGAGAAAAAGGGGTCAAGAAAAAATAAAATAAAAATAATTTCAGAACCCCTTTTTTTAGCTCAAAATTTTGAGGATTGTAAATATTTCTTTCACGAAGGACACACGAGCTGGATCAGTAAAGAACATTTCTTGACCCCGGAATTTTTACTATTTTTAATGATTGTAATCCTTGTAATGTATAAAAATTGGGGGTAATACTTTTCTTTTTCATATTTTATAGCGCTATAAAATATTTTTTCTTGATTTCCATTAGTTTCCCTTTTCAAATTCCAGATTCAATTTATCAGCAATTCTCCCAATATCCATACAATCCATTTTTCCATTTTTTAATTGTACCATTTCAGATCTATCATATCCATCACCTGCAAACGACATTTGAAAGAGAGTTCCGTGACCACCACGTACACTATTATCTTGGCCGATTTTTATATCCTCCAATAATTTTACAGCTTTTCTCTGTCCATAACCAGAATTCGCAGTGTTCATACTAGTATTCACAAGTCCCTGTCTCCCGGATAACGCCACAAAAAAATATTCTCTGCAACCAATGCCTTGTGAAAATGAACTATTCACCAACCCCTTTGATTCATATTCTTCCTCTATTGTTAATGGCCTGTCCATTGGATAATGAGGAGTCGCCCTTGTATTATGATAAATAGAATGTTGGGGTCTTTTCCCCTTTATACATTGTTGCCCCAAAGTTGCAGTAATTTGTGTGATATTAAATATATCACCTTTACTCCCACTGATTACTGTATCCATGAAATGGTTTCCATTTTTCATTTCATCTCTTGCTATTTTTTGAGCATTATCCCTACCCCCTGAGAGAATAGTACAAATTTTAAACTCTTGGATTGCATTATTGAACAATGTACCCTTTATTTTTTCCGATTTATACATGCTATCAATCATTGATTGTTTAATTTCCATTGAATTTTCGGTATTATTAATTATGCAATCAGATATACCTATACTAAATCCCCTAATATCAAGCCATTTATTAGAAATTGTCTGTAAATTATTGATAAAATTGGCTCCTACAGCGGGTCCATAATCCTTGTATAAAATCTGTATAATTGTATTTTTACTGGAACCTAATATTTTTTTATCAAAATACCCATCCAATATCACCCCATCAAAAATTTTCATGTAATCAATGGAATTATTCAATTTTTGTTCATATATAAAATTTTCGGGTAGAATCATGGACAATAATCCCTTTCCTGTTAAAGCCCCAAAAGGGAGACCCTTTTTCTTGTATAAAGCATCAATCCTCCTCATATTGCTTAAAATCCAATCACCTGAATACGGTTTTTCATTTACAGTTTCACAGCTACAAATTATATCAAAAAAAGTCTGTTTGCTCAATTCCGGATTTTCCTTGCTCAAAAAATATACCCCCAATACAGAGTCCTGTACCAACACCATGTTATTAGAACTGGTCTGTTTGCTAATCATTAGGTTAAATACATGAGATATATTCACCACCTCTGCCCTTACTTCTGGGCTTTGTGGAACGTAAATATTCGATTCATCCCCATCATAGTCTGCGTTGAGAGATTTAGCAATTGCCAAGTTAAATCTTAGTGTTTTCCCCTCTTTTGGTACTGCTCTCAACCCAATCATTGAACCCGCCCATAAACTGGGCTGTCTATTCAATACCACTATATCCCCTCTTAAAATGTTCCTTTCTACCTTATCCCCTATTTCTAGTTTGAAATTTAAATTTTTACGCTTTTTTAGGATTACCGGAATCTCCTTTTCTCCTCTTTTAATAATGTCCCCTTGTCTCGGTATAAATTGTTTAGGATCTGTAATCAATATTTCCTGATCATCTCTAAGGATAATGTCCCTATTTAATATTCTGGTAGGTATTGTATATAGTAAATATTTGCACATGAATCTTTTACCATTTTTCACTACAAAATCAACTTGATCACTATATAACAGACTGTTCAGATACTCCATATTAAATTCGGCAACATACTCTGGAACTGATAAATCTCTACATATTTCCAAGGGAATGGCAATTTCATCTATTCTAAGGGATGAATCGGGACCTATCACTGTTCTCGCTGAATAGTCTGTTCTTTTACCTAGAATATTCCCTCTTATTAATCCATCCTTGTCTTTTAATCTTTCATTAATGGCTTTTATTGGCTTGCTACTTGTAGGATTTTTAGCTTTACCGTCATTATTTCTCATGAACGTTTTTATGCGAAATTTTAGAGAAGAAATGGCCTTTGTCAAATTCTTTTCGTCTTGGGTGGAAATATACTTGATTATATTATTATTAATCTTGATGATTTCAGCCAATTGAACAGTCAGATCATCGTCCCCTATTTTTCCATCTAAAAAAATAGGACATCTAGAACAGGTGGGTAAAACAGGGAAAACACTCATGATTAAATTTTTAGGTCTAATCATCTTGGGATTAAAGCCCATTAATATAATGTCCTCATCAGATATCCCTTCCAGTATTTTCTTTATTACACTAACCTCTATCATGCTATTCATATTTTCCACCCCTTTATAGACAAATGATATCACCCCCTCTTTATCATTAAATGTTATTTTAGGACAGGGCACATTACACCTATAACATATAGATAATTTCTTACATCTTGCCAGTATCAGATTAAACCTGGTAAATCCCGAATATTTTTTTATATCATTTAATATCATTTGTTCCTCTGTGATTAATAGTTTATGGCATGAATGACAAACACATGTAAGAAAATGAGCCACATTTTTCACATACAATGGATGGATGATATCCACATTTAATTCCACATGTCCAAAATGACCTGCACAATCATGATAGGATTGTTTGCAAGTTATGCATGTATCTTTTTTAGTAAAAGGACCCAGACGCTCATCATATTCTGTACCTATTTTTTTTGGATCAATAAAATTAGTGGCCTCGATACCCGAAATTCCCCCCTCTGATTCTTCTGTTTTTTTCGAGTTTAATGTTCTATAAATTTTGCATACCGACATGCCGCGTAGCTCCTCTGGAGAATATACACCAAATTGTATGCGGTCAATTTCTGTGAGATAGTCCATTTTTCGATATGATTCTTTGTTTTTATATATTTAATATATAAAAAATTAATTTTATTCTTTTTCTAGAATTTTCCTTTTAATTTTCACTAATTTCCTTTACATTGCACACAGAAAAAATCAACTTCATCTACCGGATTATATCTGGAGCATTCTTCGCAAAATTCATTATCACATTTTTCGCATATAAAAAACTCACAAGGGACATGATATCCATGACTATTGACTGACCCAAGTTTTCCGCATTCTTCACAGCAATGAAAATCCGTTGGTTCTATTAACGGATACCCTTCGACCAATTGTACAAAAAGAGCATGTTTTTCTTGTGCATTTAAAAGGGTTATATCGATGGTCATTTTCTGCTTGTTTTTTTCCTTGATATTTTTTCTTGTTTTCATTTTTTTTCAATTTTATTGATACTTAAGCCTTTCTTTTGATAAAAAATTAAAATGTCTATTCCAATAAAGACAAGTTCCCTCAAAAATGAGGTTAAACAAAAAATGCATAATGATCTCACTATAGACATGGTAGATAACTATACAATGCAACAAAAAGAGGATCTCTATACATATACCATTACGGGGGATTCTACCAATGAAACACTATATGCTCCATATGCCTATGCTGTTTCTAATGGTTATAAAGCAAAAAATGTCAAGGAATACCCCAAAGCCAATTTTTCATATAGTAAAGAGCATCCATTGAGGGAAAAGCAAAAAGAGGTGAAAAAGAAAGCAGTGGAAATACTTAATGCACAAGGTAGTGTGATTCTGGCACTATACACTGGATTTGGTAAAACTGCATTGTCACTCTACATTGCCAGTATAATTGGATTAAAGACTGTATATATCAATAACAATATATCCATTATAAATCAGATTGCTGATTCAGTAGGAAAATTTACCAATGGCAAGTGTCAAATATTAAAGCCAAAATGTAATATAGATTCAACGGCCGATATATACATTATAAATGCAATAAATGTACCCAAATTTCCCGAGGGGTCATTTGACCATATTGGCTTGGTAATTGTTGATGAGGTACATTGTATCCTCAGCAAAGTATTTAGTAAATGTCTATTTCATTTTACCCCAAGATATTTTATAGGGCTTTCAGCTACTCCCTATAGAGAAGACTCTATGAACATGTTATTTGACCTATACTTTGGAGAAAATAACAAGATTGAAATAAAACTGGATAGACACCACATTGTATATAAAATAAACTCACCTATAAAACCGTATGTAATGAGTGGCTTTGGGGGGAGGTTAGATTGGAATGGGGTTCTCACATCATTGGCCAATAATGAAAACAGAAATAACAAGATTGCCGAAATATTCTGGAAAATGTGTCAAGATGAAAAAAGTCCATTATATATTGGAAAAGGTACTGTATTGGGTATATGTAAAAGGGTAGATCAAATAACGACAATGGCAGATAAACTAAGTGGAAAAAATATAACCATTGATACATATTACGGCAGCAAGAAAAAATTTGATACAAATGCTAGCATATTAATAGGGACATTGAAAAAGGTAGGTGTGGGTTTTGATCATCCTAAAATAAATGCCTTGTTTCCTCTATGTGATATTGAGGCATATTATATTCAAACCGTAGGACGTTGTATGAGAACACCGGATGTTCAACCTATAATTGTCGATATTGTTGATAGTTTCCATGTCTTGTACAAACACTGGATCTCAAGGGAAAAGGTTTATGAAGAGCATGGGGGGGTGATAAAAAATATGGATTGGGAGACACTGGAGGTTGTAGAATCCAACACAGGAAATAACAATGTAAATAACAGGACAATTGTACAAGTATTTAATTTCCCTAAAAATCAAGGAAAAGAGTAAAAGAATGAATAAAACTGAATAAATTATTTTTTATATTTAAATATAAAAAATTAGGAAAAATCTAGGAAATCCAGAGAAACAATGAATACCCCTACAGTACCAACACCTAAAGAAATTAGTCTAAATGTTCAGGATTGGATTGATTTTTCCAAAAAATTATCGGAAAATATTGAAGCAGCAAAAATATATGCACGTAATTCGGAAATCATAGAGTCTTATATACCCCAAATATCTGCGGTATTTGCAAAGCATGTGAGTAGTAGATTCTCCGAAAAAGTATTTAATAGGAATTATATGAAGTTTTACGACTATAAATCAAGCATGGATTTTGATTATGAGGGAGATAATGTAAGAATGGTATATACCATAGAGAATGCAAAAAATCATTATAGTGAGACTATCATTACAATAAGAATATGGGTAAATGTGGATAAAAAATGTATCATGGGAAATCTAAAGGGTATTCTTATTCCGGAAGAGATTCATACACAAAAATTATTAGATGAAAATATGGCGGGGAAAATGGCACGAAAATTCAATAGGTATATAATCCCTATATTTCCTAATAAAAGATTTGATAGAAATTTTGTATATTTTCATGAAAAGGAAAATGACGGAAAGAAAGAAAAAGGGGGAAAGAAAAAACACTTGTATTCCAATGGTGGAGTTAATATACAATATACCTTTTATAAATGGAACCAAAAAATGATATTATTCACCGATAATAATTTAAATGATATACTAGTATATAAGGAAACTATTATAGATTACTAGATTGTGACAAAAGGTAAAATATTTTATATTTTTATAAAAATATAAAATATGTAAAAAATATCAGAAAAAATAGAAAATACAAGAAATAAAATGAGCAGACCATCTCATACAACAATGATACAGGATTTACCTGATATAAATGAAATTGAGGGAGATTATCAACAATACAGAGAACCGCGTAGGGAATCTGGTCAAAGGGACAATTATCTGGATTATTCCCATAGGGGGTCAGACGTGAATACATCTAAATTCATAAGGCAAAAACAATCATTGATGAATGAATCAGGTATGCGATTGGTAGAACCCTATCAAAATATAGAGGGTTATGCGTCCTATAATAATGCGTATTCAACAGGTCCAGCCTCAAATTATCCACCACAGTATCCTCAATCGGCTCCTACCGACCCTAATCAATATTATCAAAATGGAACAGCTATAAATCCATACCCTTTTAGAGAGGGGGGTGGAAATATTGAAATAATGGAAGGTTATGAACCGACCCCCCAAGTACAAGGAAATTGTAGAGACATTGCAGAACATGTAAAGAATTGTCAAGTATGTGGAAAATTGTACAATACAGATAAAACTATATATATTATAGCCATTGTATTACTATTGATAATTTGTGCAATTTTGTTAAGAAAGATATTGAATGTTTAATTTTTTTCATGAAAAAAATTAAACCCAATACCCATATTAAAGAATTTTATAACCCTTATAAAATATCTAAAATTTACCAAAAAAGGAAAGAGAATATAAATGTCCCATTCGAAACTTGTACCGCAAACAATAACCCTAAAAATAAGGGAATTTACCACAGATCTTATACCCCCAAATATCAAGAACATGTATGTAAAAAAACAGGGTGGTGTAAAGATTGCTGTAATTGGAAAACCCGGCACGGGAAAATGTCTAGCATACAATACAGAGGTAATAATGTACGATGGAACGATTAAACATGTACAGGATATCATTGAGGGAGATTTATTAATGGGAGATGATTCCACCGCCAGATGTGTTTCAGGAGTTTCCACGGGAATTGATAACATGTATTCTATCACTCAATCAAACGGAATTTCATATACGGTTAATGAGGCCCATATTTTATCTTTTAAACAGGTCAAATCATCATCCAGGGGTTTGATAACCAAAAACATTGATTTATCAGTACAGGAATATCTCTCTTTATCAACGGAAAGTAAAGAGGAATTATATGGATATAGGGTTGATGTGTCGTGGCCCCATAAAAAAATAGACCATGAACCATATCATTTGGGTGCATATTTGTCCTCGAAAAAAATATTAAATGTAGATTTGGATTTTTACAAGTATATTTCCAAGAATAGTTTATATGAATTGGGGGAGATTCCTAGAGATTACATGATAAATTCATTACCCATTCTTTTGGCTTTTATTTCAGGTGTTATAGATTATTCGGGGAAAATAATCAATGGGGAAATAGTAATTTCCCATTTTTCTGAAAAATTTATCAAGTCCATGAAATTTATTTTAAATTCAATGGGCATGTATGCAAAAATCAATGGGGACCTCAAAGGACCACCATTCAAACTATCCTTTGTTCCAAATTGTTATATACCCACAGCCATTTTAAATGTGTCCCATTTAATCGATACAGATCAAGATAAATCCCGTATCGATGTTAAATATATTTCAAAAGGGAAATATTATGGGTTTCAGTTGGATGGAAATTCCAGGTTTCTTTTGAACGATTTTACCGTGACTCACAATACAACATTGATCAATAGACTCATATATGAAAAGCGTCATATAATCCCTGTGGGATTTGCCATGTCCGGTACAGAGGAAAGTAATCATAATTACAGGGATAAATGTGGGTTTCCAGAGGTATTTATATATGAAAAATGGAATAAGCAGACTATAGAGAGATTTATCAAACGACAAAAAATCGCTATAGACTACCTACAAAATCCATGGTGTGTAGCGGTGGTAGATGATTGCATGGATAAAAAATCAGAATTTAGGACAGAGTTGATTGAGGGGTTTTACAAGAATGGTAGGCATTGGAAACCCTTTTGGATTCTCAGTCTGCAATATGCTATTGATATTCTACCTGTAATTATAGTGTCGATTGATATTGCTTTTATAGGGAGAGAACCAAATGATAATATAAGGAAAAAGATTTATGAAAAATATGCGGGTATTATCCCTACATATTCTCTGTTTTGTTCATTAATGGAAAAATTCACTAGTGATCATAGTTTTCTAGTTGTATTGAATAATAATACTAGTAATAAATTAGAGGACTGTGTATTTTATTGGAAACCGGAGCCAGTACCGGACTTTAAATTTGGGTGTGCAGATTATAGGGAATTTGCGGAGGAAAGATTTGATAGGGAATACAAGCCTAGTTATTAGGTGAATAAATTATTTATAATGAATATAAATAATATAAATAATAATGAGAAATAATTTATTTGTATATTTTATATTTGAGACATGAACCCGAATTAGAAACAATGGAAATTTGATTCCATCTTAGATATAAATTATGAACATTACCTAAAGCGGAAACATCTACGACTTGGGTTCCACCCAAAAATATTGTATGAACATTACCCAAAGCCGAAACGTCGGATACATTTGTATCACCTAAATCTAGAGTATGAACACCGCCTAAAGCAGAGACATCTATGACCCGAGTAAGTCTCAAATCTAGCGTATGAACATTACCCAAAGCCGAAACATTGGAAACCGGGGTATCATATAAAACTAGAGTATGTACATTACCTAAAGCGGAAACATCTATGACTTGGGTACAAGATAAATTTAGGGCATGAACATTTTTTAAAGCGGAAACATCTACCACTTGGGTCCATCTTAAATCTAGAATATGAACATTACCCAAAGCCGAAACATCTACGATTTGAGTATCATGTAAATCAAGTTCATAAACACTATTTAATAAATGTACTTTTTCACATAACAATTTCAAGTCAAATTTAGCTTTAAAATCATAGTCTATGGAAATACTATATTTAAACACATGTACCCATTCCTCTAGAATATCTAGTATATTTGTAATATTTTCCTCATTTATGACCAATTCTATTTTTTTATGATATTTACTGGTATGAATTAGGTTATAATAATTATCATTAAATTTGCTTATTCCCATTATTTTTTTATGGTCTAGAAATTCAAATATCATGTTGATCAGTTCATTGGGGAGGATTTCCATTTATATTTTTTTCAAAATTTCCCCTTTTATTTGATTTTATATTGAATATAAAATCATAGCTTTATACAGTGGGGACTTTTACAGCCTTTTTCCTCCTAATCATTTCCTTGGAACACACTGTATTTTTACCCGATAAATCAAAGGCAGTTAATAGGTCATCATAGCCAATGATTTTATCATTATTGGCTATCAGTAAGAGATTGATAATTTCCGAGAGATCCTCGTATAATATTTTATTAATAATAGGATAAGAGGATTTTGAAAGCATTTTTATATCTGCCCTTCTTGCTAATCTTATCATTGCTGGTTTGTTGATATGGTCCATTGCTGTTTCTGTTTTTTTGCTTTTGGTTCCCTTTAAATAATTTATTTGTATAATTTTCATAAAAATTATATCATGTTTTTCATAATATTTATAATGCTTATTTTTATCAATGGAATTGGCTTGAAATTTATTTCTTTTTATATTGATTATAAATGAAAAGAGAAACTTTATTTTGGGTACCATGAAATATATACGTTTTAAATTTCAACTCGTTTTTATTTTCCCTTGATTATATAAAAAAAATGGATAATTGGCTTTGAGTCAAAAAAATAGAGAAATGAATTAAGAAAAGAGGTCCAAAATTATTTTTTTTTGAAAAAACTTTTTACCTCCCAAATTTTTAAAAATTTAAAATCCATTTTTTGAAATGGTCAATTTTCTCACTCATGGATCGTGGGAACGCGATTCAAAAAATTCAAAATCACAATGAAAAATAATGAGAATTGTAAGGGCTTTATAATATTATAAAGTCTATTTTTTCTAGTATATATTTTCTCTTGAAATTTATTTTCTTTTATATTGGTTATAAATAGAAATGGTAATTTTATTTCAGATGCAACAATACACATACGTTTCAATTTTGAACTCGTTTTTATTTTTCAACATTTACCTATTTTTATGGAGGAAATCAAATAAAAAAAGAGGTCCAAAGAGTTTAAAATAAATAAAAAATATTGGAGAATTTATACCATTATAAATTCTGGTTGTTTTTCTCATTCAACTATTTCCTGTAAATCCTCATCAGAATCTTCTATAATTACCAATTTATTGGGGGTGAAATATTCCCTTACCTTTTCCACTGAAATATAAATCTTGTTTGTATCAATAAATTCCTCTAATTTGGAATAGTCGGGTTTCCCTGTATAGGGAATCTCTATTTTTTTACTAATGGGATTATTAAATAATACTCGTCCTCGTGTATGATTTAATATAGAGATATCCGTTCCCTTTTTTTCCATTATATTCTCTATTGTTTTATATTGAGAAATTAATTTAAATGCCCCGGCCGGACCTATACCTTTTATATTGGTATTATAATCGGTTCCGCACATTATACAAAAATCGACAAATTGATTGCGTGAAAATCCCATTTCTGTTAATAATGCTTGATTTTCAATTATTAGACACGTCTCGTTATAAACATCAATATTGAATATAAAATTGGGAGTTCCATATACCATTATATCCGTATCTTCTGATAACACTCCAAAAACTCTATTGTCAATACACAATTTAGAGCACATTCCCTCTGCCTCCTGAGGTGCTGTACAAAATGGTATTTTCAATATAGTAAAGAGTCTCTTTGTCAAGAGTATATCATTTTCCGTTATTTCAGGAGTATTTCTTTCCCCGTATTCTCTTACCTCCCTTTCTATTGTGGGAATATCGTATCCTCCCACCAATAATTTTCTATAGTTTTTATTGCGTTTTTCTATGAAACCTTTTAATATTGCTGACATTTCCCCCTCTGTTTTTAGAATTTCAAGGTCCTGTCTTAGATGTTCCGCCTTTTCCTCCCTTTTCCTTATATCTTCCCTTCTTTTCTTTTGGGTAAATTCCTTTTCCTTTGGTGCTTTGCCATCATAGATGAATATACAGTGAATATTATTTTTTCTCAATACACCTACCAATTGTACAATCATTTCCAACCATTGATTATTTTTCTCAGCAGAAATACCCCTATTCTTTGTATTTATAGCAGAATACTTGTAAAGGAATACAGAAATATCAACAGCTATTATTTTATATGCAAATTCTGATAAATGATGACATGTAATAGCATTGGCAAATTTATCCCTTATAAATTTAGATAGACCATGAATACCCATTTTCCTTTTTTTCCTTTTGATTTTCTCTAAAAGAATTAATTTTATTGTTCTCTTTTTTTTCAGAAAATCCCCGGTTTAAATATATTTATAATGATATAAATAATAATATAAATAATGATAAATAATTTTCTCATTGGAATCAATTTATAAAAGGTCATTTCGATATGTCATCATTGTGTTATATAATTTCATGTGTGTTTCATTTAGAATATTTTTTTCACCACATTTAATACAGGAATTCCCCTGATTATATTTAATCATACAAGAAATATGTGCATGACAACCACATAGTAATATTATAGGGGATTGGTAATCACAAAAACTACATGTATCTTTCTGTTTATTTGAAAATGTAGTTTTCCGGAAATAGTCGCCAAAATACCACCCTATAAATTCTAATATATGCCCAATAAATTTAAACATCATGAATATATAGAAAATTGGAGTAAAATTGTACATTATAATATTACTCCAAATGCTCTATTTATTATTTCTATACATTGTTTATTCAGTTTTATCAGTTTGTTTCTATATAATTTTAATAGGCATCCTAGTTTTATCAATGATATCCCAGTACTATCATTTGATTTGGGGATTTCTCCTGAAAAATTTTTAAATGCGGGAATATCCGATAAATTAAATAGGAAATAAGTATAATATCGTGATATATAAATATTGGTACAATTCTCAAATAGGTTTTTTTCAATGACTAATCCGGTTTCCTCGTGTGCCTCTCTTTTTGCACAGTCAATTTCCGACTCATTTTCCTCTATTCCCCCTTTGGGAAACCCCCAATAATTTCCATTTGATTGTACAATTATTATTTCTGTTTCAAGAATATTTCCCAAAGGATTTTTATACAAAATAACACCTGCTTTTTTCCTAAAGCTATACTCTTGACCGTTTCTAACATATTTTCTGGTATATAATTTACAACAGTTTTCCATACAGCTTTGAACATTCATTTTCCCCTTTAACTGTTGGTTAATTACTATATTTTCAATATATTGAAAATATATTCTTTTTAATATAATTTTAAATATAATTTAACACAAAAACCCAAAATGATTTTTTTTTCAAAAAATTTGCGAACATTTATATAAATATTTAAAGGATACAAAAATATAAGAAAATAATATCAGAAATTCAATAGAAAAAATGGCCAATACTAAATCCAAATCAAAGCCCGCCCCCAAAGCAACCCCTGCAAAGTCTGTCAAGACCCCTGCAAAAACTGTTGCTGCCCCTCCCCCCAAAAAGACTGTTTCACGAAAGAAGCATTCACAATTGTTCATTCATGTCAAGACCTTTTTAGAGGAAAACGGACATAGTAAGGCTGTCCAAGCATGGGAAGAACATGAATCAGCTTTGAATAAATTTGTCAAAGCTCAAGAAAGAAAAACAGAGAGCAAAAAGGCTAAAGATCCAAATGCCCCTAAAAAGCCTAAATCTGCATACATGATTTTTTGCCAGGAAAATCGTGATAAGATCAAGGCCAAAAATGAAGGTATTGCCACCACTGAAATCATGAAGAAACTAGGTGATGAATGGAGGGCCATCAAGGATAATGAGAAAAAGGTAAAACCCTATGTTGCTTTGGCTGCAAAGGAAAAGGAAAAGTATAACAAGGAAATGGAGAATTATACCCCACCTCCCGGTTTTGCCAAAAAGAAGGCGCAAAAGCAAAAAAAGGCACCCACCTCTTATATCCTATTTTGCAAGGATATCAGACCTACATTAAAAGAGGAAGGATTTGCACCAAAGGATATATTAAAAGAATCCGGAAGAAAATGGACTGAATTGAAAAAGGATAATGTAGAGGAATTCAAGCGATATCAAAAATTGGCAGAGGAGGCCAAGAAAAAGTTTGAAGAGGAAAATGGTATCACTCCCGCTCCTAAAAAGGCAACTGCCCCAGCTAAAAAGGGAAAAGCTCCAGAGAAAAAGACACAGGTGGTTGTTGAGAGTGAGGAATCAGAGGATGAGGAGGATGAAATTGAGGATTCGGAAGAAATTGAGGACGATGATGAATAAATTTGCAATTATTTATAATGATATAAATAAAGAGATATTCATAGAGATATTTTATAGATAAAGAAAGAATGTTACCCATTATAATTTTTTATATTATCATTATACCGATATTACTGTATATAATATTCAGGTATGATTTCACAAAGAAATTTTATAGGGATATAGAGAGATATTTAGAGGGTAATTCTCAAGATAATTTACCAATAAAAGAAAAAATAGAAAAAAAGATAACCTCTTTTCTAGATTTTTCAGGGACAGTCTATTATATAAATCTTGATAATAGAATAGATAGAAAAAAAGTACTCTTGCAAAATCTAGAAAATTATGGATTTACCAATATAATCAGATTTTCTGCTGTAAAAAATGATATAGGGGCCAAAGGATGTTTTTTGAGTCATTTAAAATTATTGACAATATTGGAAAAAATGTTATTTTCCGGGGATTTATCAGATAATATCATGATAATGGAGGATGATGGGTACATAAAGGTAGATAGTTTGTCCTTTAACAATCAATTGGTCAATTTTGCCAATAAAATACCGGATTGGGATGTGCTAATGTTGATATGTAATAAAAGGGATGATTTCCAAGGAGAACCTGTAATTGATAATATATGGAGAATTTATAGGGCACGTGTATGTACCTGTTATATAGTTAATAAAAACTATATTCCCCGCATAAGGGGATTTCTGGATTTGGTTGATAAATATAGTGAAAAATATGGTTGGAAAAATATATTCATAATTGACCAAATTTTCTGGAAATTGCAAGCGAGAGATAACTGGTATGCAATTTATCCATTTATAGTAGGGGTGAGACCCAATTATAGTGATATAGAAAATAAAAATGTAAATTATGATGCATGTTTCCTATAATAAAAGGAATAAGGAACAGAAATTTTCTCATAAATAAAGATTGAAAAAAAATGGAAAAACTATTATACATTTATATAACCATTGCCATTATATTGTTTGTAATATGTATAATGCTAAAAAAATATGAACCATATAATCATGTGGGGTTTTATAATGAAATTCCCCCTGTACCAAAAATAGCTTTACATACCATATTTGTATTGAAACAAAATATTCCATTTTTAGAGGAATGGATAGAATATCACAAATATATAGGGGTGGATAGATTTTATATATATGATAACTCAAAATCTATAGGGAATAACGGATCTAGTCAAGGGGTTAATAAATACGGGTTAAATTATAATGATTTAATTTCCCTTTCGGATAATGAAATTCAAAAGGAATTGGATACGATTCTAGAAAAATACCCTGAAATTGTATATACAAAATGGGAGCCTAGAAATGATAAAAATCAGGTAATATACGCCCAAACATTAAATATCAATAAACACAATAGAAAATATGGAAAAGACACTGACTGGACAATTTATACTGATACAGACGAATTTTTAGTGTCTAGAGATAAAATGGAAAATGGGGTCCCAATAAAGGGGTTTCTCAAAGATATTTTAAGGGACATTTCAAAGGGAAAATCAAATATCAATAAATTAGTAATTACTCAGAAAAAATTTGGGGATAGGTTTTGTAATATCCCCAAAAACTTTTACGAAATATTTCCCACTATAAAAAATTTGGATACAAAGGACTGGGCACCTAAATGTATAATATACAATAGAAATTTCCAATATAAACACCCATCAGAATTTAGTATTCACGATATCCCCGTAAAGGGCGAAAAAGAAAAGACAATTTATCTAGACCAAAATTTGCTTTGTTTTCATCATTATAACACAAATAAAAAATTGAGGGAATGGATGAAAGGGTTTTATGGCAGGGATGATTTTGAAATTGGAACCGATGATTCACTGAAAAATTTCGGTACTGTATTATCCACAAGAATCAATGAGAATTTTTTCAATAAAAATAGGGGGGAATTAATAAGGGATTTTTGTTGATTATTTTTTGTTGATAAATATATTACAAATCATGCTAATTTTATATTATTATAAAATTAATGGGATATTTTTTACATCTTTTTTTTCATTTTTTACCTCTTTTTTCTTTTTCAAGATGTAGCATGTAAATTTCTGATTCTATTAAACATGCTCCTTTTTCAGCTAGAAATTTCACCGTATTCTCATGTCCATTCAATGTGGCTATTCCAATAGGATAGTTGTCATCTACATTTATTGGGGAACCATGCTTGATAAAAAGCTTGACCATTTTTAGATTACCAATTGAAGAATAGTACTTTATCCCATAACAATTATCGGCCTTTGGATCAGCACCTTTTGATAATAAGAATTCCACTACATCTAAATGGTCATTATAAATGGCATGACGCAAGCAAAAATTATCTTGTTCTTTAAATTTGGCATTGAGATCTATTAAATGTTTGACAATTTTTAAATGCCCCGAAAAAGATGACATTCTAATGGGATAATTATCATCCACATTGATATTTGCTCCACGGGTAAGGGAATCTATCATTTTGTCATGATTACCGGTAAAACAAGCCAGTTTTAATTGATCATCTAAATCTTTTTGATAATGTGCAGCAATTAGTCTATCTACCAATTGCTGTGTTGTGGGATCTAATTGCTTTGAGGTCATTTTATCGTTGATTGTTGTTGATTATTGTTTCTTGGTTATTCTTGATTGTTAATCAATTAACAGATATTTTACAAGAAAAAATATAGAAAAAATCAGTTTTATCAGAAATAAAGGGAAAAAAAAGGAAAAAGGGAAAGAAAAAATGGACAAATTATTTCTAGCATTAATAGTAATTTTAATAGTGATAATAGCTATAATACCTTTATTAAATATAATGGCTAAAATGTCCAGACCAAAAATGAATAACATATATCTGGACAGTACAGGGAAAAAATTATCATGTTCTGTGAATATGGTCAAGTGCATGGGAAACAGTGATTGTGACAATGTATGTATTCAGGACATGGAATACACCTGTCAAAATATAACAAATCCGGATGGGACACAAAATCCCAATAAATATTGCCTACCTGTAAAACCTGAAAGCCCTTGCGATCCAAAAAAGGGGTGCATACAAGTATGGACGGGATGGGGTGATACAAATAGGATGGAGTGGGATAATCTTTGTTTTTATCCAGACTATTTTGGCGGAATCGGATGCGAACATACACCGGGAGTTTGCGATATAAAAGGTGAGAGTTTTATGAAGAATAGAGATTATTCAATAGAACCCCCCAAGTTTGAAGATTGTGAGCTACCTCAAGAATTAGTTAATAGGGGATATACTATAAAACAAAGGCTTGACGGTACCCCTATAATTATCCCACCGGGCCAGGGGAATTATTATAAATATTAGGGACACTCATTAAAAGCCGTTAATTTTATAATCTTATAAAATTTCTGAAAATTATAGAGAATGTCTCCTTTTTCTTTTGAAACTACCCTGAAAATCATGAAAATCGCATACTACACTTTCAGTCCAACTTTCTCTATATACTGATGTAAGGGTTTTAAACCCAAATTTTTGCGATAAACTACATCCACAACTCTCCTGCCATTGGGCCACAACCATATTACACTCATGAAACCCACTCACTTTTTTATAACAATGGGGGCATGCATTATTTGTATCAATTATAGTGTAATTACATACATTATATTCTTTTCCCTCTAAATTCTTGTCAATTATAATGTCCATTTATGGGAATTTTCTTATCCTTTTTTTTAATAATTTATATCCTATATAAATTATTCGATTTTATTTACCTTATTTACCTTTATGCTTATCTATTCAAAAACTTGTAATTTTTGCATTCTTTCCAGTTATCAGGCCCTACATGTTTTTTACATGGATCAAAATATATAAATTCTTGTTGAAATACAGCAAATAAATCCTCAAAACCATATTTCCTAGTATATTTACATCCACATTCCTTGACTTCCACACTTTGCACTTTTTTACAATCATGAAACCCATTTACAGGTTGGTCACAATAAGAGCATTTATGGGTTTCCATTTTATAATGTTTGTTTTGGTTATTTTTGCCCATTTTTAAATTCAATTTTATTTAAAGAGAGATTGGAAAAAAGAAAGACAAAAACCTGAAAGAAGAAATGAAAAATACAAGATACAAAGGCTATGATGACTTATTAAATTCCCTAATAAATTGCATGGATAAAAATACCTTGATCATTGCCTGTCAAAAAGGAGAAATTGACCCAATTAAATTTTTTTATGAGAATGACATTGATATTGGATGGGTAAAAAGTGCTAATCTGTTACAACAGCTATTTACCGAGGCATGTGATAGTGGAAGTTTAGAAATAGTAAAATACCTGCATTCTAAAGGGGCAAATCCAAATATAGAAGAAAGTGGGAATCTCAGAACAGCAGCAATAAGAGGACAATTAGAAGTGGTGAAATACCTATTATCTCAAGGAGCTGATCCAGTCATTTGTCATGCTATAGGTGGTGCCATGAAAGGAAAAGCTTGGAATACCTATAATTATCTGATTGAATATCACAAGGAACATGGTATTGAATTGCCATATTTTCTAAGAGAAAAAGAAGAGAGCGGAAATTTTGAGGATTCAAATGAAAACAACTCGGATTAATTTTTATACCATTATAAAAATTGGCTATTTTTAGCTTTTACTTGGATAATTTAAATGAATTAGTATCGCCATTCTTTTTGTTTATTTAGAGAATATACACATTTTCCCTGATGTCGTATGTAAAGATACTGTTTTTCATTCATTTTCACACGGTGATTAATAGCAAAAGAAATGGCCGAGGAAAGATCATTGAAAGAAGCTACTTGATCCGTGGAAAAATCAACTGTAGTTCCTGATATTCCATGTATGGTTTTTATAGGATAATTTGACTCTACTAGAAATTCCATTGTATTTGGGTTGATATTTATCAATTTCATGGATTATTTTTCAATTTTATTTCCTCAATCTTAATCTTAAATGCCCTATGACATCTTTATAATGCCATACAGTACATTTATATTTTCCCTCTTGAATATATCTATCAGTTTGTGCTGTATGTCTATCGGCCATTTCTTTCCATTTTTCAGCTTCTTGTTTCCATTCTCTCAATATATTTTCATATTCATTGCATTTCTCTGTATTTTCTGTCATGGATTTACCTATCAGATATCCTATTAAAAAACCTAACATTTTCTATTGTTTTTATTATTTTATTAAAAATGAAAATAATCTAGTTAAACAGGAATTATATAAAAATATTCAATAAATATTCAATAAAACATTTAAAATAATATAAAATGAACCCTCAGGAAATTTCACTAAATGAACAACAACAGGAAATTTATAATGAAATGAAAGCCGGAACAAGCATGTTCATCACTGGTCCATCTGGGTCTGGTAAATCTGAATTGGTGAAAAAATTCTATAGAGATGCCACTACATTGAATAAACCTCAACAAAAAGGAAATTCCAAAAATAATAATAACCCCGACAATATTCCAAATATTGCCCTTACCTCGACCACTGGGATTTCGGCTTTTAATATTGGAGGGATTACTCTTCATTCTTTTTTGGGTATAGGGTTAGGAACAGGTACATTTGAAAGCTTATATACAAAATTATCAAAATCCTTTTTTTATAGGTCCAGATGGGTACATACTCAGATATTAATAATTGATGAGATTTCCATGCTTGATCCAGACCTATTTGACAAGATAGAGAAATTGGCTAGAAAAATACGGAGAAATGAATTTCCATTTGGGGGTATGCAAATTATCGCAACAGGCGATTTCTGTCAACTGCCGTGTGTTGGTAGTGACAAATTTTGCTTTGATAGTTTAGAATGGAAAAATGTAATTAAAAAGGTCTTTTACTTGCAAAAAATCATTAGGCAAACTGACCCAATTTTTCAAGAATGTCTAAACGAAATACGAATAGGGAAACCAAGTAAGGAAACAATGCGAATTATCAAATCCTGTATAGGTAAAGAATTAGAGGTAAAAAATGGAATCAAACCAACAGTCATGTATTCCCTAAAAATCAATGTGGATAATATAAACAAGGATGAATTGGAGAAATTGGTAGTGGAAAAAGGGGTTGAAATTTATCAATATGAAATGGAGGTTATAGTGAATAAAAAATACAAGGGAGATATCCTGGTTGATACAGAGAGATTTTTAAAAAATGCAAGGCCTAATAGAATACTAGAATTATGTGTAGGGGCACAAGTGATCTGTATATATAATTTACACCCGGATCTAGGTATAGTAAATGGTAGTAGAGGGGTTGTCGTGAGTTTTGGGGATTCCGCAGGCAATAATGATATCCCAATTGTTCGCTTTCTAAATGGTACGGAAATACCTATAACTTATCAGTCATGGGATGTAATGGATCCAGTGAAAAAAGACACCAAAATTATAACATTTGAGCAGATTCCATTGAAATTGGCTTGGGCAACAACAATACATAGCAGTCAGGGGCTAACTCTTGATTATATTAAATTATCAGTAAATGGGATATTTGAATTTGGGCAATTCTATGTAGGAATTTCAAGGGCAAAAACTCTTGATGGACTATCTATAATGGAGGACTTTGGGAAAAGTACTATAAAGGCTCATCCTGATGCATTGAAATTTTATAGGGAAATATTGGATAAAAGTGATCAATAAAAAGCACGATAAATAAAACTGAAATTTAAAGGAAACTTTATTTATAAAAAATATAAATTAAAAAAGGAAATAACAAGAAAAATGATTAGAAATAATTCCGAGTTGAGAGTCTCAGGACAATCCATTATTGGAAACAATAATAAAATCATTGGAAATGGTAATAGTATTTGTGGTAATAACAATAAAATAAAGGGGAATGGTAATAGTTTTGCGGGAAATAATAACAAATGCAAGGGGAATAACAATAGTGGAAACGGAAATAACAATTCATGCAAGGGTATCGGAAATAATATGGTTGGAATGAATTGTAAGGAAAATGGGAAATATACTGATTCCGATGATTTTCAAAGTGACCATGTTGTCACCAATGTAATTAGTACAAATGGTAATGTAATTAGTAATTGTGATAATATTGATGTTGGTCAGATAATGTCCTCTGTTTTTAGCCCTGGGGTTTATGCTAGTAATCGTGGATCGGTTGCCAAGGGGAAAAATGTAACCACTGTAATGTCCTCTGGAAGATATTCCTGTTCAACCTCTCTAAATGGTATAAAAATAGAGGAAAATGATGATGAGGTAAAAGCCTATACAAAAACCCCCTTGATAATTGTCAAAGATGGTAAGGATCCACAAGGGGTTCCTGTTAATTTATCTTTTAGATTAATGTACGCATCTTGTAATAATGTAGAGACCTGGTCCGATGTAAAATCCAACAAGTATATAAGGCATAAAAAGGACAAGAAAATTGTGGTAATCAATGAGAAAATTTAAAGAGAATTTTACCAGGGAATAAAATCAAAAAATATTGGATGATTTATATAAAACTATATAAATTAAAGGTGGAAACAAAATGGAAACAACCAATGTTAAAAAAATCAAGAAAATTGGCTTTATTTTGAATTCAAACAATATAAATGTTTATAGAATGAACAAGTGGAATTTCCATGCCAATAATAATATAAAAATCTATGATAATTTTGGAGATATAGCATTTCAATGCAAGAGAAAATATATGATTGTATATTATAAAATGGAAAAAGAGGAAAATCCTAGAACAAATTATACATTTGTCAATACCTGTAATACCCTCAAGAGAAAAAGAGAACAGGAAATTTTTGATAATTTAGGCAAGGGGATATATGTCAATATATTATTTCAGATACGTTGCATGAATTATGACATGACAAAATACAAGCAAAAATATATACAAAAATATATAGATACAATGTTTTTATATACAATTTCTCAGGCTGTTAAATATACACGAAATAATATGCGTGAATCCCTTAGAAAATACATTTATAATGGAGCTGATATTTATGCTGAAAATAATTGGGCATTTTCTACATGTGCAAAATATGATAAATTGGGGATAATAGATATGATTAATCAATACAAGGATAATTTGAAAAAAAATAAAAAAATTGTAAAGGATTTCCCATTATTTGAAAGATTGGGAAAATTTGGTAAAGGAAATACATTCAAGACAAGAGTTCAAAAATTAGAAGAATCTTTCAATACTTTTAATGATCCTGAGACAGAAAAAGAAAAAGAGAAACGCCCTATAAAAAAAGCACGATTTGAATTGGGGGAACCTGAGTTGAATAAAAATTCAGAAGAAAAGTTGGAAAACGAGGGGTTCATTGAAATACCCGAGGAAATACCTAAAGAAATACCCAAAATTACCGATTCCGAGACCCGTAAAGATATTTCTGAAAATATCCCTCAAAAAATTCCTATACCCAGAATCATAAAACCAAAAAAGGAATTATGTGGGAAATTTCATTTAAATGAAACATGTATAGGAGTTTCGCCAAAAAATGATAAAACAAATGATGATCATTATAAACGCTGTAATCATTGTATGGTTCAACATTACAATAATGCATTGAAAGATATGGTAAATAGAGCCAAATTTTATGCATCATGTAAATATTATTCAAAACCATTGATAAATGTAATACAGGAAAATCTAAATAATCCCAGGAAAATCTCATATTTTTTGGCTATAAATTATTACCCTCTTGAACAGGTGGATGCAGTCATAGATTATCTGACCAAAACTAATAACACGGAAATATATAAGCTTTTAATGGAAAATGGTCTTGTTAAAAATATTGTGAAATAAATGAATAAAAATGATAATAAAAATAACATGCAAAAATATTTATAGAATTATAAATATTTCATAATATAAAAAATGAATCCCCTCACCCCCGAAAATGAAGAGGATAATGTAGAATATAAACGACATATACTGGATTCATCTGAAAATAATATAATAAAATTAGGATCACAAATTTTACGCAGAATTAATGCGGAAAAAAATATAGATGGATATTCATATGGAGAATGTAAATATTATATAGGGATTGACGATGATGGAACACTGGGTAATTGTACAGAGGAACAGTATAAAATCAGTATAGGGATTTTAGACCAAATATTAAAGCGTATAAATTGTATTAGAATAACCCTTGACGAAAGGAGATATTCTGAAGGGGATTCTGAAGGTCATGTAGGGGAATTTTTACTGCGAGAAAATAACACAAGTAATCCAATGGAAATATTTGTACTAGTTGGGGGAAGCGTAGACAGTGCAAAGTCCTCGACAATTGGCTGTTTGATATCAGGAGAGCCAGATAATGGAAGAGGTAAAAGTAGGTTATTAGTCCTATCTAATAAAGATGAAATTAGGACCGGTAGAACAATGAGTATTTCTCACCAAATAATGGGTTTGGATCCAAAGGGAAATCCGATAAGAAATATCAATTATACATGGGCAGATATAGTAAATAACAGTAAAAAAATCATTAAATTTATAGATTTGGCTGGACACCAAAAATACAGTAAAACAACGCTAAAAGGATATACATTGATGAAAGCCAATGTTTGTTGTATTTTAGTGGGTGCAAATATGGGTGTAAATATTATAACAAAGGAACATATATTTCTATGTGTGAATCTCCGTATCCCCTTTTGTTTTATAGTATCTAAAATTGATCTATGTAAAAATAGGGAAAATGTGATCAAGGAAACCATTGACGAATTAAAGCGATTAATGAATCTTGCATCTATAAGGAAAAGTGTGTATATTATTGAGGATAATCAAGATGTCATTTCCTGTGCTAAAAATATCTATTCATTAAATGTTGTACCATTGTTTAAAATTTCAAATATAACTTTTGAGGGAATGGATAATCTGATATCATTTTTCAATTTAATCCCCTATAAAAAATTTGATGTGGGAAAAACTATAAAAGGACACGAAACAGAAAAAGGAAAAAACAAGAATGACCCCGTTGAATTTTTTATTGATTCCACCTTTAGAAAAAAAGGATTTTCTCTGATATTGGGAGGAATGCTAAATAATGGTCAAGTGTCAATAAATGACAGACTATATCTAGGTCCTGATAAAAATGGGAAATTTTATAATTGTACAGTCAAGGGAATTCACTATAATAAATGTCCAATAGAATCTACATTTAACAATTCCTATTATTGTTTTGCTATAAAAAAGGATAAAAATGATCTCACAGATTTCAAAGGGATTAGGAGAGGAATGGTATTACTATCCGAGAATCCGGTATGTTATAATAAATTTCTCGCCAAGGTACATGTGCATCAAATAAAGAGAAAAACAAATGAAAAATCAACTGAAAAAGATATCTCAAACAGTCATACCACAACAATTAGAGTAAATTATGAACCTACTATCCACCTGATGAATATAAGAGAAAATTGCAAGATCATGGAAATAACCAATAAAATTAGTAAAAGAAATGAAGCCGGTGATTCTCTAAATAATATCCTAACAGCAGGGGATATTGCCCATGTATTATTTCGGTTTAAATTCAAGCCTCATTATATCAAGGTTGGGGAAAAAATACTATTGACAGAGGGGAATATCAAGGCCATTGGAGAAATATTGGAAATATATGAGTGATTTATGTTAATCCTTTTTTTGGGGTCTATTTTATTAAATTTTATAATGATATAAAATTTTTTCTTTGTAAATTCAACCACCACAAGTTTCCAAATGTTCCATATATTTTTTGACCATATATTTTTTACAGGCAGAATTTATAAATTCAATGGCTTTTTCACAAGTTTTAAAACCCATGGTTCTCCAACAAGTATTTGATTGTATCAATACGGGTCCATATATCCTGGGCATTTCCGATATATTTTCAATCTTGGAAAAACTATTTTCTCCCCAAGGATCATTTCTAAATTCAAAGCCAATATATTCAGCTAGTATATTTCTATTTTTTTCTCTATGAAATTTTCCTTTATTCAATAAACGTCTAATTTTCATTTTCCAAGTGTCATAAAATGACGAGATGGATTCAATGGGGAAAATATTGTGTCTATATCCATGTTTGAAATTATGATAATCTGTATAGGTAAATTCCATTCCACATTCAGCTGATATTTGGTTGTTTCCACTCACAGTATATTTATGTGTCACCCAAAAAGTATTATAAAAATCCCAGTCTATACATTTATATCCATCTCTTGTTAAATTTGGCTCTTCTGGAAAACAATCAGTACAAGCACAAACTTTATACGAAAAATCAGGATATAAAATGATTGTGTAAAAAGGTCCAATTTCTTTCCAGCATTCATGATTTATCACTCCACATAATTCATTACTTGATTCTTCTGGGGTTGATTCAGAATCTATTGATTTTTCCATTATTTCAATTCGGATTTTGTATTTAAATGTTTTTTAAATATATAAAATGGACAATTATACAGCTATAATAACTACTGCACTTGCATTCCTTAGAATTTCATATGATTTTGGTATAGGTATAAGTATTGGAAATATTGTGGTGAAAGATGGATCAATGTTATTTATTGGATTTTTATCAGCAACATTAAATAAAAAATTCATCGATTATATATCAAGTGGAGCAAAGGGACCAATGGGTCCTATAATAATGGCTTTTTTTGGATGGGGAATCGGTGTTTCAGGATCAGTAATTTTTCTCTTGATATCAAGAGGATTAATGGATAAAGTTATTTAAGGGAAAAAAGAAAAGAAAAAAAGGGAATGCCCAACTGTCCAAACTGTGATAACTATATTCATACCACTCCTATAAGAGATCATTTCAAACAAGGAGATAATTATATAAGACAAGAAACATGTAGTAAATGTAAAAAACACCATTATATTGATGTCAAGGGAAATATAGCCAGTGAAACCGAATGTCCGGGATGTATGGTTTGGATTGCTAGAGGTGGGCCTTATCCTAAAATTCCATGTCATGCAATCATGATGCACCATAAAATTCCCGGATATTTTAAAGAGATCAAGAAAATCCCCAATGAACCGAAATGTAAAGGTTGTGTTATCAGAAATCCATTAACTAGAGGTGGATTATCATGTCTTGCTATTCCTAATTATCATATAAATCTCCCCAATATTGATTGGAGTAAAATGCCGAGTGGTAGTTCTACTGGTACCGGATATTAATGAAATAATGTAAAATTATTTAAGCAAAAAAATATTATAAAAATTAAAATGCCTAGTTGCCCAGCCTGTAAAACGGTTTTTACCACAGAAACCTCTAATGAGAGAGAACGCAATATAGATTGTCCAAATTGTCAGGAGAGACTTTCCTTGGACCAAAATGGTAAAATTTCAGGATGGACCAGATGTTCTGGATGTCTTATAAAAAATCCCTCTACCGGTGGATATTTTTCTTGCCATTCAATTCCCGGATATCATGCTAAACCAAAAATTGATTGGAGTAAAATGCCCAATGGTGAAAGAATCTATAGTATAGAAGAATTAGGCGGAAGATGCTTGAATAATTGATTAAAATGAAATTTCACAAAAATTTTATATTTAAATATAAAATTAAAAGAAAAAATGGCCAGTGAAAATACTAAACCAAAAGAAATACATGAAACAGAGAAAAATATAGCCATTACTATAAGCTGTCCAAGATGCTATGAAAGATTAGTAATTGAATACCCCTATAGGTCAGTCAATAGAGTATCGAAATTTACTCAGGGATACTATGAAATGAGTGATACGGTTAGGGAATGTCTAAAAAAGGAAGGATATATTGGATATTGATTTTTTAATAAAAATTGCCAATAAAACCAAATTTTATATTTAAATATAAAATTATATAGGAAATTATATCAGAAAAAATGACCTGTCCTGAAAATATCAAGAAACGTGCTAGGATTTTATTTTATAATGGGTTTGGCTTTCAATCTCCGGGTGAAGGTGCCGGGGATAATGTCTTTGTAATTTGCAAGTGTGGAGACAATGTTATTTCAGAGGAAAAATTGGAAATAGTTAAACAAACATCTGGTGTTTCCTCTTTGAAAATCCACGATTGGTTAGGTAGAGATTTTATCACAATTCATTGGAGTGAATACTGTAAAATCCCTCAGGTACTAAATTGCATGTTATTCCAGGGAATTCCCTTTACTACAAACACCAAACTTTCTGTATATTTTAAATCAGGAAAACATTATAGTAAAGAAGTAGAGGAATTAAAAGCTATAAAACAACGAGAAAAAGAATTGTTACAATCCCCTAGTATAATCAACATGATAACAATATTCCCCGATGCCATGTTTAAATCGTGGAATTATAGTACAAAAAAAGGAAAAGATTTTTGTAAATTAATACGAGAAAAAAAAGGAAAGAAACCTCAATGTGAAAAGACGGCCAAGGGCAATTATTTTAACTGGGATATTTTTCAAGATTATGATCCTATAACTTTGGCCGATTTAAAAGACTCTGTAAAAATCCTTGAAATTACAATACCTCCAGAAAAACCAATAGAAAATACCCTCAATAAATTTCGTGAAGAATTATGCATGATTTGTATGGAAAAAGAACCTGAATCAATGGTCCTACCATGTGAGCATTCCGTAGTATGCAGAGATTGTAGCTTAAAATTAAGGGATACAAATAACAAGAATAAATGTATAAAATGTCGAGTAGAAATAACACATATTTTAGAATGAAAACCCAACAGTATTTATATGATTATAAATACTAAATAAAAATCAGTCAATCCCCTCTATAATCAAATTTTCATTTTCAGAGTATGTTGCCCCTTGAGATATCAGATAATCCGCTATGTGAGTATGACCATGTACATTGGCTTGAAATAATGCAAGATTATTTTGGGTGGTTATATCTACACCATTTTCAACCAAATATTTTACAATCTCTAAAAACCCATTTTCACAAGCAATCATTAACGGCCTGTCATTCAGAGCATGAATATTCGCATCATTTTCATGAAGATATTTTATAATATCAAAATTGCCATATCTTGTAGCTAAAATTATGGGTTCATCATAATTAAATGCTGGATCCGCATGTTTTTTCTCTATAAAATATTTTACAATATTTAAATGATTATATTGGCATGCATAATTTATACAATCATCTAAAAGACATTTATATGGATGTTTTTCAACAAAAAACTTTATAACATGTAAATGACCATTTATAGTGGCCCAAATTAAACAGTTTAATACAAGAATATGTTTTTCATTTATATTTTTATCGTTGATTTTCATATATAATTCAAATATATATTCTACAACAGATAAATGCCCATTTTTAGAGGCTGCTTTTATGCATACACAATTTCCTCTCATAAAATCACACCCAATAGATATCATGTATTTTACTATTTCCAAATGCCCATTTGCACATGCACATACTATCGGCCCATTCGATTCTGGGAATAGAGCACCTCTCATAACCAAATATTTTAGCATTTCTAAATTGTCAAATTCACAAGAATACATTACCGCATCATTTGAAGGAGTGATAGGGTCTATTGTTTTGTGATTTATCAGATACCGAATACCATGTAAATCATTAGTTTTCACAATGTCCGATAATTGTGCTTTGTCCCAATATTTTTGTATTCTTTTCTTGTTTAGTATATAGTGAATAATTTCGTTTTCTTGGTTCATCATTTATATCGAGATCAAAAAGAGAAATACTGATCAATAAAAGTATATTTAATTTATTACATATAATGTCTGTTAATTCATTGGGTAAATTTAGCATTTTTTCTTTATTCCGAAAATATTTTTTAAAATCAATTTAATGAGAAATATTGATTAAAAAAATATAACCAATAAAATTATAAGAAACAATATGAAAAACAAGTGTGTTATATGCGAGGAGAAATTCAAGGTAAATTATTCCGATTACGAGGAAAATGCTGATAATGACCTCAATTATTTTTGTCCCAATTGCAGAACCACTGAAATTAAATGTGATAATTGTTCCAAAGAGAGTTATATTGATTATGCCGTAAAAAATGACTGGTGGATAGATCAATTCGATAATTACAAGGATTTATGCAATGAATGTAGAGAGGGTGGAGAAATCCCTTTTAAACATCATTGTGGTTGTGGGGAATATTCCAATGATCCTGATGACTATAATCGAGGGGAATGTGCCAGGTGTAATAAAACGGGGATAATTGGTCAAGGAAAGTGGAATTGTATGGAGGGAATGTGGAATGAGTGTGGTAGATGCAGTGAAAGGTACAATATAGGGAGTGGAGAAATATGCTATGATTGTCATGATAAAATATGTTATAACAAATAATAACAGTGAAATAAAAGAAAAAAAACAATGATGATTTTATATTCGATATAAAATACAATTAATTTATCACTTAATATCCATTCTTTTTCAATTCATTTATCAGGTATTTTTCAACCTGTTCATATTTCACAGTATAGGGAACCTCTATTAATTTAACACCATTATCCCTGCACATTCTTCTTTTTAATTCATCCCTATATTTCTGATTTAAAAATGCTTCCTTGCTAGAGTGAAAAAAGGGAACATACTCGGCATGCTGCTTGCCTTGATACTCAACGCCTAATTTCAGCTCTGGGTTATAACAATCAATTTCTAGATTAAAATTGCCACCTGTGACTGGATTCCGTAAAAAGTCTGGTCTTGCCTTATTAAATGGCTTGCCAAAATAATTTTCTAATACCCTTCTACATAATCCCTCTGATTTACTGACAATAGGTTCTCTCTTTATTTTAATTGGGGAATTCTCATTGGGTTTTGTTCCTAGTGATCTCAATGAATTTGATACTACCCTATCTTTATAATTATTCAGGGTTTCGTAGGTCCCTTTTTTACCTATTCTAAATATGGCCCCAATAATGATTATTATAACAGTGATTCCTATTAATATTTCAAAGCCCTTTCTCTTCCAAAAATTTAGCATTGTTTATTTATAAAAATATAAATAAATTTTTCCGGTTTTTGATCATTGAAAATAGGATAATATGGGTAAAGAAAATTTATTTGTACTGACCTTTTTAAAAATAACATGGAAATTCCCTACCAACCATTTATCTGAAAAATTGTTCAATAACATGCTAAAATTTTCAAATGAATTAATCAGCGTTTTAAAGTGATTTTGATACAATCTTTCCCTCTCTTGACGTCTAGTGATATTCCCTATAACTATTATTGTCATGTTATCTTTTAATTTTTGGGATATTTTTGGTACTGATGAAAATACATGAATTAATATGGTATTCATATATGTACCATAATTTGCTAAACTATCATATTCGTTGGTGCATAAAAAGCCCGAGTGTTGATAGTCGTGTATGATGAACACTAGTCGTGGATGTACTCCTCTCATTCTTCCATATATCATATCTCTGATTTTTTCATATATTTTAGCATTGATATTTTTATTTTTGGTAATTGTAATTTCTTGGAAAGTTATATCATTATCAAAATCATTAATACCGTTTGTTTCCAATAGTAAAAGACTCTTTAATTTATCAATTAATAATGCTTTATTTTTATTTTCAAATACAGTGATTACACCATGAAAATAAAATGAATAATGGGATTGATTATTTTCTGTATATTTTGAGAGTATTTTTAATTCTTGTACCAGGATAGTATTTGTACAATATTTCAGAATTTCATATATATTTTTCCGATATATATTCCCTCTTGTATTGTCAGATATTTTTAGCAAGGAATAAAAATCCAATTTCTTGATGATAATCACTATTAATTCATTAGGGAGATTATTGATCATTTTATTTCCTTAATTTCTAAGATATTTTGTATAAAATCAATTTTAGAAAACTCTGGTATTTGTATGGTTTTTTCTCTAAAATGTTTAATTTCGGATAGTATATATGGGTTCGATATATATTGTATTTTAGGGGTCAGAGATATACCGAAATTCCCCACAATCCATTCCTGGTAAAAGTACCGTGTATCATTATGAAATAAAGAATATATACAAGCATTAAAGTCCAAAGTGTTTTTATAAGTATGTAAAGATTCACAATTATATATTCTTTCCCATACCTGTTTTTCCTCTGATTTTTCATACATTGAATCATATAAAACCGCAATTATAGGCGAATTTTCTTTAAATGAGGGAAATAATGCTAACGTACCGGGAATTAAATACATTAAACGAATATACAGGGTGTTTCCGTTATTTTTGAACCAAATTTTTCCATACTCGAAAATATCAAAATTACAGGAAAATAAATGATCATTTAACAGTAATGTAAGTCCTGGATTTGCATGAGAAAATGTAAATAATAAAAGTTCATCTATTTTCCTGGTTTGTTTTTCAGAAGATGAATCAATTATAGTAAGGTCTTTAATGTATCGTTTCATTGATAAATTCTCTACCCATTCTCTGTTATAGGATTCAATGTATTCTTTTTTGGTATTTAATCCCGTATATCTTAGGTCCCAGTCCCATTCCGGATTTGTATCGTCTTTTTTTATAGCCAATTTTATCCTTGATTTTTGCATTAAAATATCAGTGTTTTCATCATCGTCGATAATCAGTTTATTTAGCATTGCATTTTGTATGTCCTGGATTTTTGTGGAGTGCCCGATAGTCAATGACATTAAAACTATACTCTTGCAATATTTCAGAATTTCATATATATTTTTATTATTAATGTTTTCCCTTGTATTGTCAGATATTCTCAGCAAGGAATAAAAATTCAATTTATCAAGGATAATCGCTACTAATTCATTGGGGAGGTTATTGGTCATTTTCTTTTATATTGCCATGATAAAATTAAATTCATTTTAACAATTGAAAAATAATATAAAACCCCTATTAAAATGTCGGTATCTGTAGCCAAATTCTATCCATCAAAACCTTGTCCAAAAAAACAGGGATATACTAATATATTAATACATACCGGTGAAAAGGGATTAGGTGCAGGTTTATCCCCATATCGCCTGGAAGATGAACAGGGGAGAATACTTGAAAATATATGGCAATTTAGCAAGTGGTATCCATTTGTAGAAGCTCAGTGTATTCCCTATAGTAGATATAAACAAACCCCCATTATATGGGATCATCCGAAGGAAATTCATTGTATAAATAATGAACCCACAGATGAATATTGGAATTGGAGAGAAAAAGGTATGAATAATAAATATGCTGTTAGGTACCCTGTCGGATATAATAATCGACATAACTGTATATGTGCTTTATGGCCTGAATCCCCCAATTCAGACATATACGATAAATTGGACTATCTTTCCGCTAGGAAAAAAATATATGTAAATGAATATATTCGTCTGCATAAAAATGTAGATGATTTCCATATTTTACAAGAAAAATTATCAAATGGAGAAAACCTGCAAATAATAGAGGTAGATGGTCCGGATCCCACATTGGACTATTTTCCCTATAATTTGTTATCTGTAAATGATCCGGGCTTGGTAATAAATAAACAGATAATCAAAGCGTTAATTAACGATACTAGAAAACCCTTTGGTCATGGCTATACTATTGCTGCGCTGTTATTGGATAAAGAAAAATGGTTGAAATAAAGTATAATATTTTATAAAACTATAAAATACTGTTTTCTTTCATTTTACTCTTTTTCCACTATTTTTAACCACTTTTTATATTCTCTGGTAAATTCACCAATTTCCCCCAGCCATATTTCTTTTTCGGTACGACCCTCTAAATTTTGTATCAATTCTTTTATATCACCAATTTCCTTTGCGAGATCCTCCAATTTTTCCCTTGTGAAATGTCTAACAGAAATATCTAACAAAACAGAGCAATTTTTAAATCCAAGTGTTTTCATAACATGAATCACCATATTTTCCTCTTGGTTATTTATTACTAATTCCCCTGTAATTACCATATTTATAAACCTGTATTTTTCATTTACCTTTTCCAGTTTCTCCCTATACCCTGCAAGGATATGTTTTTTTCTATTAATGTAAAGCTCCAATCTTTTTTTACAAAATGTATCAATAATTTCCCAGATATCCCCAAATTTTTTCAATACATTATTTTCTTCAAACAAGACCATATTACTAGTCTTGATATATGAAAATAATTTTAACCTAGAGTATAGATCCTCAATAGGAATTTCTGTTGATACTATAAAATTGGGGATATATGCAGTGGAATTATTATCAAATTTTTGTATTTCCCCCGACTGAGTTAGGTCCTCCAATTGTTCCTTGACCCCATCAATCCATTTTCCCACAGGGATTTCGCTGATTATTTTTTTACCATTTTTTTCATTTATTACTCCCCATGAAATATATTGTTTTTCTGTTTTTTTCTCAATTGTCCCATTAAACCCTCTATACCAAGGGGTAATATCAAAATCCCCATTGTTATCCCCACTGTTGATCCACCCCTTGACACATTTTATCACATCCAATGGGTTATACAATGGTACATCACATGACCACCCAGTCCCTATCCCTGTACCCCCATTTATTAAAATTGTAGGGAGTATAGGGACATAATATTCTGGTTCTATTTTTTCCCCATCCTCGTCTAGATAATTTAATAGGTCATTATCCTCCTCTCTAAATAACAATCGGGTCAGCATGTCCAATTTAGTAAAGATATATCTGGGATTAGCTGCATCTTTATCATTTAACCTACTTCCAAATTGACCATCGCGAAATAGCAAGGGAATATTATTAGTTCCTATAAAACACTGGGCCATTTTCACAATTGTGCTGAATAGGTTTGCTTCTCCGTGATGATAGCTTGTTTTTTCTGCTACGGCACCACCTAATTGTACCACCTTTAGACTACTACCAGTGTATTCCAATTTTTTACAAAAACACGTATATAGGATTTTTCTCTGTGATTCTTTCAACCCATCATATACACTGGGAATACTGCGTTTGCAATCATTGATGGAATATTCTATTAATTTATTGTTTAGATATTCACTAATTTTTAGATTAGAAATCCCTTCGTAATTATCAATAGGATCGACACAACCATTTTCTCTATAATTTAGTATCCACTCCTTTCTCTTTTCAGTATCAGATCCAAAGGTTTTTTCAATGGTTATATCTAATTGAGGGTCAGCCACCATTTTTAGTATTTTTTTCCCAAAGGATTCCTGTACCATTTTTCCCGAACTACTACCCAAACCTTTATAGTATTTGATTTGTCCCTTTTTTTTCTCATTTTCTTTCACAGATTCCATATATTTTTTAAATGAAACCTCTGAATAAAATACCATTGGATCCTTTTTCGTATAAAAAATCCTGAGAATAGGTGTTTGCATTGAAATGATAAAATTCCTCCTAATCAACGAGGGGAATAGGTAATGAAAAAAATTAATAATTAGACTACTAATATGTATCCCATCCACATCAGAATCACACAAGATAATCAATTTCCCATAGGATAATGTACTCATATTTTTTTCAGTAGAATAATCCACACCATATTTTAATCCCAATGTCTGTATGATATTATTTATTACAGCATTTTTCGCTATTACGGCCGGCGATGACCCTCTTACATTTAAAATTTTACCGCGCAAGGGTAATACCCCATAATAATCCCTTCCTTTTTTATCATTCAAACATGGGATACCATAGTGAATTCCCGACACTGCAAAAGGTTTGGCTGAATTCCCTTCACATAATATTAATGAACATTCTTGGCTGTATTTTCCACCTGCTTTATTAGCATTATCTAATCCTGGTATCCTTGTTTTTTTCTGTTTGTTAATGCTCTTTTTCATGTTGGTAATTTCTTTATCTTTTATCAGTTCTGATATCCTTTTGGTATTTTCCCACTTTAATATACTCTTTACTTTTGCTTCGGGAAATTCAGGCTTTCCTTTGGGTTGATTTTTATATGATAATAGTTCATTCTTTTCCTGACTATCAAATTCGGGATTTTCTACCCTTGCGACTATAAATATTGTAAAATAATTTTTCACATCTTTTATCGTTAGATTCCCTCTTGCCGTCAATTTATTCCCCTTTTTTGTATTATATTTATCCACAATGGGCCTTAATATAGCTTCTACCCATACATTTGCATGTACCCCTCCATTGGGTGTGTAAATACCATTTACAAAGGAAAATAACTGAAAAGATTCACTGGGTACTATTAACACTTGAACTGACACATCTTGATGCATGATTGGTCTAACTGATAATTCCGGAAAATATAGGGATGCATATTGAGATAATGTTTTAGCACGAACAAGATCCCCATTAAAATAGACATTTATCCCTGTCAGCATTGATGCATCATGTGCAAGCTTTTTAAACAGTGCTATAGTATTTTTAGTATATCCCTCAACTCCAAATCTAAAAAAATCAGCTATCCATTTTATTAGGGTATATCCTGTTTTTAGTTTGCAATTCTTTATTATGGGTCCATTTGTTTCTGAAATATTATTTCTCCATTCTTGAAAGAATTTCAAACCATTTTTAGGATCAACTGCCTCTATTGAAAATACAGTTGAAAATAGACCAACCACTTTTCCTCCCAATCCATTTCTACCTGCGGTGAATCTATTTTCGGTATCGTCATAATTACTGCTGGTTAATACTTCTGAAAAAAGCATTGTATGAAAATATACCCCTTCACTATTTTTTTCTATGGGAATATACGCACCATCATTATATATTGAAATTTGATCTTTTTCCGGTCCTTCAGTATCCCCAACCTCTATTTTTATCCTTTTACAGGGAATACCCTCTTTTATACTAGTTTCAACATTATCTATAGCATTGGTTAATATCTCTATAAATAACCGTTTTAACCCTGGCGGATATTTTACCGATTTTAATTGGATCAAATCTTGATGAAATATATACTCTTCTGATTTTCTGGCTTTGATTCCGCCAATATACATGTCCGGTCTGTTTAATACATGTTCTATTTGTGTATATTTCCTGTATTTTTCAGTCATTTTTACGATTTTTAGATTTTTTATTTTGGTATATCACTCTAATATCACTCTAATATTTATAAATAAAATTGATTTTAAAAATTACAAGGCAAAAATATAACAAGAAAAAATATCTAAAATGTCCAATACAATGACCATAGAAAAATATACAGAATGGTATATTGAAAATAGTAAGCTACCAGAAGCTCCAATGTATGCAGAAATTGAATGGTTAGCAAAGCTTCATGATTTATGTGATAATTCTGAACCGTGTGATTGTATGTTTTATACAATTCATAAATACAGAATCCCGGATAATGTTTGGTGTGTAGATTGCCTTGGTGAAAAGCCTGAAAAAGGTACCGAATTTTGGATACCTAAAAAAATGCCCTTGAATATTTACAAGGTGGAAAGATTTGATAAACATACATGGGATCAATACAGTGATTTTGTAGTAGTTTGCGAAGATGAAAATACTGCTAGAAAAATACATCCCAACGGAATATCAATTGTCGATACTGAAAAAATGGATTGGACGAATAAGAATCAAATGCATATAAAGGGAGAATGTGGATTCCCCGTGCAAATACCCCATTCTTATACATGGATAAAACCGCGGGATTTTGACAAGTTGATTGTTTCTAAAATTGGAGTTGCAAGCAAGGGGGTGAAAAAAGGGATTATAACTTCTAGTTTTCATGCGGGATAATCTTTATGGAAATCCAACTGAATAATTTTTATATACAATATAAAAATATTGATTTTTTATGGGGTAAAATAATAAGGAAAAAAAATATCATTAAATTAACATTTTGGATACAAATTTACCAGATCCAAAAATCTAGGTAATTGTACATTGAAAAAATCGGTTTCCCATCTATTGTCTATATAATTGAATATAATATAGGCTACTCTAGGATCGATAATTTCTTTGGGGACAATATCATCGAAACTGGCTAGTACATTTTTAGTACTGAAATTCATGGAAATTTCTCTTTGTATTGTCTTTATTTCGAAAAGGGGTATTCCCAGCTTTTTTTCTAATCGAAATAATTGGTCCTTGAATTCCTCGTATTTCACAAGAGTGAAATTAAATTTGTTTATCCAAGTGAAAAGTTCTGATAAAAAGGTATTTATTTTTTCTGGATTTAATTGTAGGATTTCTCTGTAATACATTGCATCTTCCGCATGAGTAATTTTCCCTGTATAATCACAGAATAATTTATAATATTTTCTAGAGATTATATCTGTATTATTTCCTGTATTTTTCGGAACTTGTTTTAAAAGTGCTTGATCATTCCTTGTAATGTCCATTATTGTTTTTTATTAAAAATATTAAAAACACTGCAATTTTTTCAATTTTATAAAGACTATAAAATAATTTTCTTTACTCGATTTTCTTCATGAATGTTGCAATGGAAATTCTACCATTTTTTACCTCTGGTTCTTTGGGAACCCCATGTGTTGCTGTTCCAAAAATTATAGCTGAACCATTGATCATTTTATACTCTTTATTTCCTATTATCAATGTCCTTGTAGCACCAAGAGAAATTATCAACTGTTGAGTATTTGCATGAGAATGATTTGGAGAATAATTTTCCCCATTTTCATAATAATTTAGATATGCGCCTAAAACCATATATTTTTCCTGAAAAAATAGCAAAGTATTTTCAACGCATTCCATTATATCAAAAAATAGAGGATCCTCTATAGATAACATTTTTCCTTTTCTAGTGGGGTGATTTCCATTTCTTTTTGAAGTTATTCCGTTTTCCCAGGAAATATCATTTTTTAGCTTTTCATATAAATTAGTTGCATCATCATCAATTAATGCATTTTTTACAAAGGTGGTTTTTGTCCTGGAAGATTTCATTATTTTTTCTTTTCATATAAAAATGATTTTTTTTTCATTTTTATATGAAAAGAAAAACAGTAAAAATGAGTGATGCAGATACCCAAAAAGATATCCAGGAAAAAAAGACTTGGCATCAAGTGAAAACTATACGTATAAAATGGAACTCGATAAAAATAAAGACAAACAGGGGGAATATTGGCATGTCCGTAGTTTATCCGCATCAAATTTCAATAGGTATGATATGTTATGGTGAATGTATATATCTAAGCCAATTTAATACAAAACCAATTTGTGCCGGAAATGCAGAGAAATATACATGTAGGCATAGCAAGTACTGTAAAAGCAAAGCAAAAGAAACACCTTGTGATGTTTCATTTCAGGGTAATAAAAATCTAGAAAAATTAATAGGGAGAAATATTAAAGTCAAAGGTGTGAATCACTATGAGAAATATTGTGAATTGGTATTTATCACAGAGGATAATGAGGAACATAGTATAGATGTCGGTAGTGTAGATTCAACAGTGTATTATTCCAGAGAAAAATTGTGGTTAAATGTATTTTATCCAGAATTTTGTAGGGGTGGATGGTTTAATTATCTATATGAACATTTTGGGGATGAAAATAATGAATAATCCTTTGAATTTCCAATGTAAAATAATTTATAATTTTATAAATTAATCATTTAAATATAAAATATCATACAAAAATGACCGAAAATAAATTATTGTACGGTATTCTATATACACCATTAAAGGAAATTAATGAATTTTTTTGCTCTCCCGAATATATGTTTTTAGTAAAAAATTTCCATGGCATAACAGTAAATAATTTGGAGGATTTGTCAAGGGAAATTATTAATAGGCCTAAACAATGCCTAGTATATCTAACAGGGTGTATTTATCAGGATTTGAGAGATTATATAATAGATGTAAAGAAAAACAGTAAAGAAAAGGCTGTATTTTGTATTGTTGAAAATTTCTTTAAATTAAATGAAGAATACAGTGATATTTTAGCATATTGCACTAAAGCAACAATAGGGCAGGTGCCTATAAATGTACATAATGTAGGGATATTATTTCCCAGTTTTTTCGAGTCTGGAAATAGTGAAAACCCCCATTTTTTCAAAAATATACAAAAATACCACAATTTTCAAGAGCTTACAGAATCCAATAAAGAAGGGGTAGCCTTAAGAAAGGGAATTTACCTATCAAATATGGATTTAATGAAGCATGATCCTAATAACGATAACCCCATTATTTTCAATCTGCTCCGCTGTTCTAGTAATTTAAAGGGGCCAACTGACCATTTTAACTATTATGACGAAAAAATTTTAAAAGAGACAAATATGGTAATACCATTCTTTTTTTCCCAAGACGTGAAAATGAACCATGTTTTGGCCCAAATTTATTATAACAAGGGATCTGATAAAAATAAAGAAACCAAAGCATCTATAAAAAGGCATTCGGACAAGACAAAGGATATGCCAAAAAATGGCCTTATTGGTTTCGCTACATTTTACAATCTTGATGAACTAGAAAACAACACTGTAAAATGTGTAAAAAAAGAGGGTGATCCACACAATGTATATTATAAAGGAAAAAAAGGAACTAATAAAAAACCAGGTTTATCTGTATTGACTCAATTGGAATTTAGGTTAAAGACCCCCACAAAATACCCCAGTTTAAGCCCTAAATTTCGTATAAATTTATACCCAAATTCCTTATTGTTAATTTCCCTAGAAACAAATAGACTTTACACTCATGAGATAAAACCCCCTGTTTTACCAGCGGAAAAGATACCCACCCGTTTAGGATATGTAATGAGATGCTCAAAGACCAGGGCTGTATTCAGGGATGGAAAAACATATATTCTAGAGTGTTGTGACGAGAAAGAATTAAAGCCCATGACTGATCAAGAAAGAGAAAAGGTCAAGGAATTATATCGTAGAGAAAATACCACTGATGAACATATAACATATCCTCCAATCTATAGTAGCTTTAATGATGGTGATTATATGCGACCGGCATTCGAGGCTCATTTTTAAAAGTTGATTTTCCAATGTAAATATATCAAATTTTATAACGTTATAAAATTCCTACTAAAAATCAAGGTTCAATAATTTTTTTCCATACATGCTCTTTATATAATTCCAGTAAAATATCCAGATTATAATAATCGGCTTTTTCCGATAGAAATTTCATGTATTCCGCATATAATTTTTTTGTATATAATTTCTTGAAAAACTGCCACGGATTTATATTTCCAAAATTTATAGTGGTATTACCATTGAAATCACTATTAATTTCCCTTTCAAAAATTTTTGAAACCCTGTCATTATCCAATCCAGTATGGTTTATATATTCTATCAAATTACATAATATAATACTATCGGTTCTCAAAGCATGTACGATTAATTTATCCGCAATATTATTAAAATCCCTATATTGTATACGGCTTATCCGTTCAAGGATTTCATGGTCATTATTATCTAGGCACCAAAACATTATCCATTCAATAAGAGTTTCACATATATTTCCTATACGTAAAGCACGTCTATCATCACCGGTGATTCCGTTATTTCTGTCAGGAATTAAAGCATGTACATAGTCATATTCTATAATTACCTCTTGTTGTTTTCTATTTTCTATACCATCTTCAATGCGTGTCTGATATTTTTTATATAAATTGCAAAATTCGGAAAGCATAGTTAGTCTTGACCATTTATCCCATTTTATTATAATGTTCATTGTCGAAGCCATTCTTTTCAATTTCATATAATAAGCCAAATTTAATAGATAATTTTTAGCCTGCAGTTTTTCCTCTTGTTCAAAGAGCCATAATATTCCGGGATTATCACAGCCCTTGGTCATTGTATTTATTACACATGAGGTTTCCATATTAAAAATGGCTATTTTTGAATATAAAACTATATCTGATACATGTCCATTAATTTTACAGATATTCTGTAATGTGAAAATATTTATTTTTTGAGTGATGATAGCCAATATTTCATTGGGGAGTTTCATTTGTGTTTTTATTATATTTTATTATTTTTTTATTATATTTTTATCATGAAATATAATAAATTAATTTTAAAAAGAGAATATATAAGTAAAATACAGTAAAGAATAATAAAAAATGGACCATTGTACCTATTGTGATAAAAATGTAAAATTCGATCTTTTTCCCATAAAAATTTTTGGACAAAAAGACCAGCAATATTGTAGTTTTTCATGTCTATGTGAAAGCAAAGATGCCTCATGTAATTCATGCAGAAAAACCATTGACTTTTCCAGTAAAAAAGATAGGATACGTATCAAGTATGATAATCAAATAAAAAATTATTGTAGTTTTCACTGTGTAGAAAAATATTCTAATATATTCTATGAAAAAGATAGTTTATATAATTTATATAAAAGAGAACATGAAAATGCGGATCCAAAGTGCAAATGTGGTAGTACTCTTATTCATGGAGTTCGAAAAAGCGACAATGGAGATGAATATTGTTGCAAAACTTGTTGGTATAAATGATGAATTAATGTCAAGAAAACCTGATCTTATTTTATAAGCTTATAAAATATATTTGTTTTCTGATAACATTATTCAAACTTTTTATTCATCATTACCTGCATAATGGCTTTACGGAAATTAAAGTCAAAGTCCTCATCCGATATATACTCTTTGAATTCCCCATACATTTCCTCTCTAATCACAGGGACTTTTTTCATGAAAAATTTTCTAAATACATTTCTAATTTCCTTGCTTTCATCATCCCCAGAATCGGGATCTAATGTGAATCCCATTACAATTTTCCCTTTTTTCTCCTCATTCTTTACTTTATTTACCAGTGCATGGAAACGTCCGGAAAAATTTGCAATAATTTGATCTGCCCAACTAACCCTCATATTAAATTCTCCAAATCCGCTTAAAATATTTAATAGCCTGAAAGCTGCCCCCGAACTACACCACCCTGACATATCTATCAATTCCTCTAATAATCGCTTAATCATTTCCTCCCTGAAATCACTAGAATTTATATATAACCATACCTTGATTAATATATTTTCCAAAGTGTAATTCATTTTGCTATATAAAGCCCTGTCAATGAATATTCTATTCAATGAATTTTTAATCTTTTTTCTATCATCTTTTTCCTTGTAAAATTCAACACTTTTTGCTAATTTTCTGATTTCTGTATAAACTTCTTTGAATTTGGGGATTTTCTCCACCTTGATATTTGATAAAAATTCTAGGATTTCCAGGGCACTTTCCGATATCTCCTCTGTATGAATATTTTGAGCATTATTATATACAGTCTTGACAAAGTCCTTGTTATCCTTGAATCCTAGAGTCAATATTTTTTCTTGTGCCTTTTCTTTACATTCCTCATCTCCATATTTCAATAAAATATCGGCAATATCGGCCAATTTCTGATCCCCTAAATCCTGGTTTAATAAATCAAGTAAAAATTGCTGTGTATGTAAAAATGTCTCTGGATCGATAAAAGCTTTGGTAAGGATATTTTGAGCACATAAAATCTTGTTATTAATCCCTATATTTTCATTATCTAAAAATATAACGGCCAAGGACACTATTAATTTATCTACAAAAATGCAATAATCTACAAATTCTACTGGTTCTCCAAGTAAATTTCCTTCTGAATCGGCACATTCATCGAGAATAAAAGGTTTTTCCTCTTTTACGCATCTCTCTTTATATGTTATCCATTTTCCCAAATATCTTTTCCAATAGGGATTATCCCATGTTTTTATCGAACCATTAATTCGGCTTTCCAATGATAAAAAAGACTTGTATTTAAAATCATCGGATTTATCCCTATTTCCAACATTGGAAAGATCTTGGGATATAAAATTATGGAAATATTCCTCTGCTTTTTCAAAGGTTTCTAAATTTTTACAATAATGGAAAATGACGTTTAATTTACATGGAGTCGCCAATTGAAAAAATTCTATATTATTTAGGGATTTTATCGCTGTAAAATATCTCTCTACATTTAATTGATGAATATCCTCCATTTCATCAACAGGTTCTTTGCCCAATATTTTCTCTGATACATGTATCAATACGTCATTTATCTGATATTTCTCAATGAGTGATATATTTGTATCTATAATAATATGCAATAGAGTTTTTTCTATACCACTGCTAGCCGAAAAAGAATACATGTTTTTAAAGCGATTAATCACCTCTATCAGTTCCTCTGGGTATTTTTCAGCCAATACAGATATACATTTATTCCTGGCTTTGATACTCTCTGAAAAATCATTGATAATTTTTAATAGGTCATCTTGGGAAAATTCCTCGTATTTTCTCTTGTTATTAGAGTTAATAGATTCCGGAGAATCCAATATATCTAGCAATGAGGTAGAAAAAATACTATCAATATCAGTGTCTGTAATCATTTTTTATTGTTTATAAATTCCCTAAATATCTTTTCAAAATTTTGAATGAAATTAATATTTTAAAGAATGAGTGGAAAAACAAGGAAAAAAAAACAATGAATAGATTGCCGTATGAATTGGTGGAAATAATCGCTACAATGATTCCCGCCAATGTTATATTTGATTTATCAGATTTTCCATTAATGTTTTTTACAGTTAGAAATAACAATAAATTTGAGAGATTCCTATTAAAATATCTTGGAAAAGGGAAATCCCCAGAAACAATAGTATCCGAGAGTGATTATTTTTTCCCTATTCATATTTCTAATGTAGCCATGGTTTGGTTAATCAATAATTTATTGGATTTTACAAGGGGAAAAATGACAATGAAAAATTTTGATGATACTACCAAATTTTTCCTATTATTTGAACATGCATATATCTCTGGACTAAAACAGTCATATATTAGATAAAATCGAAAATTTCGGGAATTAATGTATATTTTTCATACCATTATAGTAAATATTTAAAAATATACAGAAATACCCAAAAATTTTGAAATGGAAAATTCAGAGGATTTAGAAGATCTTGACAATGAAAAAACTTTTTGTATGGGAATTGCTTTAAGAATTGCTAAACGTACTGCTCAAAAATTTTTAAATGAAACTATATTGCAAGTTAATGGGAAAAAATTCAGGATTGGGGAAATTGAAATTTACCTATATAATTCTGATCATCAAGACATGTATGTTCATAAAGATCCATTGCAAATGAACAAGTGGAATTGGTACTTTCATAAAAAGGGAAAATCGTTTAAAGAAGGAACATTCAAGGGGTTGGATATTACAATGGGAGAAATAGGAGATGAAGAAACAGGAGATACTGGCTGTTATTTTGGCGTATTGATTAGATCACTGTATAATGTGCAAGAAAAGCAATTTATAGAAGGACCGTGCAACTCTGTGATGGAGATACTGAGAGAATATAACTGTGAAAAAGTAAAGGATTTTATCAAAGTAGATGAGGTATTAAATTGCTTTGAAAATCATAGAAATTTAATACTCAAAAAAGTAAAAATGCGACAGCGAGAAATATATACTGGCCCAAGAATAGGTCTAAGTGATAAATATCCGGAATTTAGAGATTTGCCCTATAGATTTACATGTTTCAAAGAATTTATCAAAAAGAAAAAAGGAACACTGTTACAGCTTTCAAAACAATAAATTCCGCTAATTTTATATCATATATAAAATTGTTCCAAAACATTGGTAGATTACTTTGGGTGTTTTTACAGATCATTTTACACTTATTTTACAGATATCTTTTCCAATAATCTTTCAATATCTCCTGTACTTTTCCCTTTGAATCCAAACAAAATCTGACAGCATAAAAATTCTACACATGCCACAGCATAATTTACATCCTTTATTCTATCCTCCAATTCATTGGTTGATAATGGGAAAAGATATTCACATATAGGACCTCCTAATAATTCATTTGGATGATCATCGGACATTTTTTGTCCATTTTCCTTGATCACTTTTAAATATTCTCCACTAGTCATTTCCCCTAGAAAATTATCGAACTCTTCTCTTGTATTTATTCCCTTTATATTAATGGTATTGTAGATATATCTGAGTAAATGACAATAAATTTTACATATATTATTCCTTGAAATATCAGTTGTATTCTCTAATCTTAGCAAGTCAATGCAATGATCTAAAATGGTGAAAAATACAGCATCAATGACGATTTCTTTTTTATGGTGTTTTTCTCTATTAAATTTATTATTAAATTCAGAGGTTGTGGTTGTGGAAACCCCGGTTGGGAATGGAGTTGTCCTTGGAATCATTTGATAACTCATTCCAGGTGATGGATTTCCAGGGGATAATGTAGCCAATGGATTTCCAGGATAAACTAGTGGTTCTCCGGGGATACCACCTAACATTCTAGAGACAAGCTGTAAATCAGATGAATCTTCATGAATATCTCCAACCATTTGTGATCCATTTAAATCTATTTCCTGGGTTTCCCGGACATCCAATATATTTTTTGTTGATTGCTCACCTTCCATTTATTTTTTATGAAATTTATAATCTTTAAATATAAATTTTTTTGTTATATTCAGTTAATTACCCCTTTTTTCTCTCCTTTTTTCCAATTTGTAAAAGGTTATTTTCCTCAAACCATTTTTGTATAGCATCACATGTGATTTTTTTATTTTGTCCCGACCAATACAATGCCCTTGATAAATCTTCTCTAGTCATATCTCCATTTATTACCGGTATTTTATCCAATTTTTTCAACAATTGTTCCCTAGTCATGTTTTTAGCAAATTCAACAGGATAATCCAATTTTATAATAATGGCCAATTCTACCAGATCATTTCTAGACCATGAAGGGTTGCATTTTTTACCTGAAAATATTTTGCGTTTATCTGTGGTATCAACTTCTTTACGCAAATCTCTAATGAAAAATTCGTTCTTTATCGTATCATAGATTCCATAGTACCCAAATGGGTTCTTTTCCATTTCTCCTTGTTTTTCCTTTATTTTTTCATTGTATTTTTTCATCATTTCTTCTGAACAGTCTTCCCATTTGGAAATCCCTTTTTCAGTGGGAGATAAACATCGTAGTATTTTTTCCCCATATAAAAATGAGGAAATAATTGTTTTATTCCCTAAATCCTCAACAATGAACGGAGAAAAATATTTTGCAATTTCAAGAGTAAATTCATTGCTCTTTCCAATTGAATTTGCCAATATACTTGCCTCTATAATATACTCTATAACCTGTGGGGGCAATTTATTAATTGTTTTTTCAATAATGTCCGGAGATGAATACATGCTCCCAATCACATTTTCTATATAATCCACCTCTTTTTTCTTGACAATTTCGTTAAATGATAAACCTGTTGTAATAAATGGATTTTTAGTGTAATAATCAGAAAATAAATTGTCTTGTTGGGAAGATATTACTCCCGTTAAAAAATATTTTCCATGGTCCTCTTTGAGAAATGATGAAAATCCGTATTTATCATTTATTATCACCGGGGTATTGATAATTTCATCTATACTTGATAGGAAAATATAGTCTCTGGGGTATTCAGAAAGATTGCTAATAAAAATTCTTTTAAATTTATCAGTGATATCACTGATTATTTTTCCCCTATCGATGTCGGAATAATATAAATTATATGTAGAATCATCAATATCCTCTTTTTTGGGATTTTCATTGGTGATTCCGTCGCATTTATAATCACATGATTGATATTCACATTCTCTGGAATTATCTACTAATTTATCTGAATAATTTGCTGCTTTTGTAAGCTGACAATCTATCGCACTTTCCTTCATTAATCTTTCAATGGATTTTGTGGTGATATCTTTACTTGCTGATAATCTATACATTTTATAGTCAATTGATTCGATGGCGGGATTATCCAATTCATCAGAATTGGAGGAAACCCCAATAGGGTCAGCCACAAATTGATATATATTTTTCACCGGAGAAATACCATGTTTTATCAATTCTTCATCAGCCCCTGTTCTTATACCTCTATAAATGGCTTGAGATGTTTCTGCATAATTGAAAAAGGGGGTCAGTACAAAGATATCCAAAACATTAGAAAATGATAACCCTTCACCTATTACCTTGCTACCTATTATTGTTTTGATATAATCTCCCTTGTAATTATCGGGTCTATTATATCTCTCTACAATGTTTCTAAAACCTCTTTCAGATGTGGTAAGATTGGTGAGTATCCCATATCTTAATCCCTCTGACCTTTCCTGTCCATTTGCTCTTGAAAATCCAAATCTTTCTAGCACAAGGGATAATAGTATTGCTCCACCACCTTTGACAATACTACAATATACAAAGCTGTTTCTATCTGGGACTAGTAACAACTTTATAAGGGTATAATATTTTATACTGTATTTTTTTAGGTTTTTTAGCATTTGTTCCCGAGTACCGGATAGTATAGTTTTAAGTTCAGTTGACAGCCTAAATTTATTTTCGGACGTGGTAATGGTTTTGAACCCCTCTTTTCCATATAGGCCCCCGGGATATACAAATAGGGATGCTTGTCTTGCTCCACTATACACTCCTTTTTTTCCCTCTTTATCCGAAAGAAATGCTCGTTCATAATATTCACTTTGAAATTTACTCATTTGTTCTCTATAAATTGTAAATGTTTGAACATTAAAAATAGAGTGATTCCCCATGTATTTTTTATTCACATCTTGTATATTGGATAAATAGGAAACTCGGCCTTTGAAAAATCTTTTGAGCTGGGTCTTTCCGGTCTCTGATACTACCAAATTTCCATTTTCATTTCTTTCCATGTATTCCCTATTAAAATTTTCACCAATAGGAAGGAGAGAATTCTCGGGTAAAATTAGATTCATTACCATGGCTATTTCGTCGGCCGTATCTCTTATGGGGGTTCCTGAAAGGAGAAGAATCTTGGTATTCTTGATCAAGTGAAGAAATCTAAAAATCTGTTCATATGTGGCTTGTACATCCTCTTTGATATCCTCGGCTTTTTTAATATTATGAACCTCATCAATAATGATTATTTTATTAGAAAATATATCGGTTATTTTTTTATCTGATAATTCCGATATATTCTTGGCAAATGTGAAAAATGTATAAAAAGAGTAATATTCCCTAATTTTTTTCTTGATCCTTCTCACCTTTTCATTTTCAGTCAAATATTGATAATCTTCTGGAACATATTTTTCCTGTTTGCTACATTTAAAAACAAGCTCATTTATCAGGTTATTAATTAATCCCTTTCCTCTAGCCAATGTTATGACTCCTGTATATAACGGGGTTTCTCCCATTGATATCCGTTTTTCATCCTGTTCTCTAATCATTTCAGTTGTACCAAAAGCACTGCATGTTTTTCCTGATCCCATACTATGAAATACCAACGATGAATTATAGGGGGTATAACTAGAGAGAAATCTGGCAATTATTTTCTGCCGTTTAAATAGTTCCCCCCTTTCCTTTGGTATTTCCTCTGTTTTTTCTAGTTTGAGTTCATTAAATTCTTTTTTTTCATATAATCCCTGATAAAAACCCTGAGGGTATTCCTCATATGGTTTCCTATTTATATAGGGATATTTGGGGAGGAAATTATACAATTGTAATTTTCCCTGTTCTGACATTTTTAATGTTTTTTATGGAATGTCCTTTATTTCTATATTTTTTGAGAAAATGAATACTTTTAATTATATAATGATATATAATTTATTGTTCCCTGTATATTGATGACCTTGTAATTCTCCATTTACATTTTCTCTTTGTCAATTCCCTTGCAATTTCTGTTATATTTTTGGCATCATCTATTCCGCTATGATGACGCCCAAAATGCTCTATTTTTAGTTGGTTTAGCATCGATAACATTCCCCCCGGCTTTTTTCCTATAGTCGCATGAAATATGGTTTTTATATTGCACCATTCTCTCATGATTTTTGGTACAGGGATATTCAGGCATTTACAATGTTTTACCAAAGCGGTTTTGAAATCCCAATCTCCACATGTAATGAACATGCTCTTTATTTTATTGCCGTTAGTAACATCAAAAACCCACTTTTCAAGGGATTTTAATGCAAGATCAAATTGCTCCCCTGAATCTACCATTTCTTGTGTGATACCCGTTAATTCCGTACAAAATGGTGAAATTGGTATGAAAGTCTGACAATATGTGTGAAATTGGCCTATGATCTGGTCTGTATCCGTATCATAAGCTACCACCGGAATCTCTATAATTTCCTGTGGATATGGTATTTTATCTTTTAGGCAATTTGCCTCAAAATCTAGTACTAATAATATCATTTTATATATTTATAAAATTCTTTAATTGGTTTCTATTATTTTATCATGCTCTTTTATATTGATCTGTTTTTCAGGGGAATTTAATCCAATTAATGATAAAGCCCAGTTAATGGTAGCTGATTTATGGATTCCGGGTGCTCCAAATACATATGCATGAAATTCCGCATTGAAAACTTTGAATATTTTATTGGAGAAAAAGTCGTCTTTATTTGCTTGAAATCTGATTAGCATGATAAATCCTGTCCATTTCATACACATTACACAGTCAATAGAATTCCCATTTATTGTATATTTTACAGGGGATTCTATTTTTTCTCCCTTGCTTGTATATAAAATCATCATTAATAAATCAGGATCATCACTAAACACATTATTCAGCACATCCATATAATAAAAATTTAATGGGTCTGAAATGTCAAAACGATAGGTATTTTCCGGATCCCCTTTTAAATCTAATATTTCCTTTATTTTTTCATGATGGGATTCCATTTTTATTTTTGGTATATTTCTCTAAATATTTTCAATTTTAATGAACTATGAATTTTAGAAGATAAATGGCTGTAGAAAATGTCCAATATTTTTCTGGTTAAAATACAGATAATGACTTTCTTTATAGATTTTATAAAGAAAAATATTAATTTATACAAATTATATATTATTTATCAAGTCCAAAATATCCGTTATATTTTTTATATCAATTGGCTTGGAAATAAAATATTTTACTCCATTTCTCTTGCATTTTTTCCTTTCATCTTCTAGTACCGATGCCGACACCACAATTATATCTATATCATATTTTACCCGTCTAATATATTCTATTACCCCATACCCATTTATTTCAGGCATTTTCAGGTCGAGAAATAGGATGTCGTACCTATTGTAACCGGAATCAGAATCTCCCCCCTTTAATTTTTCAATTGCCTCCCTTCCATCCCTTGCAATGGAGATATTATTGTATCCTAGGCTCCTTAATACAGTTTCCAATAAAGTCCAATTATATTCAACATCTTCTGCTATCAAAATTTTCTTTTCAAAAACTGTATCAGTATCCTTTCTCTCGACCAATTCAAGAGAATCAGTTGATATGGTTTTCCCCGGAATTCCCTGTGTTTCTGAATCTTCATCACTGGAAAAAATTTCATTTGCTAGAATTAACTCACTTTTTATATTTTGACGCTCAAAAACTTTTAATACCAAATTAAATAATAAAGTCTTGTTTATTGGCTTGTCTATTTTATATTCAAAATCGGTATTACTAAATAGCTCTTTTGCCGAGGAAATTGCAATAAGAGGAAAAAATGGGAATTCATTCTTGATTTGCCTGGCCAACTGTATTCCATTGGTAATTGGCATACAAATATCAATTAGACCCAATGTGAATGGGTACCTCTTTTTAACTATCAAATTAAAGGCCTCTGACGCTGATCCGCATACAATTGGGATCATTTTCCAATCAAATAGGTATTCGGAAATTATCAGTCGATTATCAGAATTATCATCTACCAATAACACGTGTTTCCCTTCAAATTTATCCAAATTTGTCTTGACAATTTCTTCCTGTATATTCATAGGTTTGTACGTAATTGTAAAGAAAAAATTGCTACCTTTTCCAAGATCGCTGGAAACCCATACATTTCCCTTGAATAATGAAACCAGCATTTTTACTATTGCTAATCCTAATCCCGTACCATTTTGTATTTTATCGCTTTTCAATTGGATAAATGCATCAAATAATTTTGACTGATCTTTTTGTGATATTCCTATACCATTATCCGATACCATGAATAAAAGGGTATTTTCGTTTTTGGGTTCAACACTGATTGTAATGGTACCACCTTCCCCTGTAAATTTAACAGCATTACTAGCTAAATTCATTAGTATCTGAATTAGCTTGTTTTTATCACAATATATAAACTCTGGACATGTCCTTGAAATTTCAATTGAAAGATTTTGTTTTTTATATTGAATATTGTTTCGTAGGACATCCTGTATATTATCAAAAATTTCCCTTATATGAAAACTCTCATCAATACAGGATACTTTTCCCGAATTTAGCTTGGAATAATCTAATACATCATTTACTATCTGTAATAGTTGAAAACAACAGGTATTTATAGAATTCATATAATTTTCCTGTAAAGTTGTCATTTTTGTACGGGCCAATAATTGATTATACCCTATAATGCCATTTAATGGGGTACGTATTTGATGATTCATGTGGGCGAGAATATTTTGTTCGATATTTTGAGGTGAAATTTTCCTTTTTTGGTTGTCATTTTTTAATTTCTTTTCAATCAATGAAACAAGGCCTGATAATTTAGCTAAATCCTCATCATTAAAATCCTTGTATTTATTTACAAAAACTATAAATCCTATAATTTCAACATCTTTTTTCAGGGGAATACATAGAATATTTTTTATCTTTACAGATGAATAAATATTGGACTTTTCAACATCAGTGATAATATTCCTCAATAATGTACTAGAATATTCATTTAGGTTTTTTATATAGAAAAAATTGTCTGATAATGATTGTTTATAAACCTGTATAAAATTATTTGGGGTTTCTTGGTCCCTTTTATATATTGTAATGATTTTACATTTAATCAGCTGAAAACCTATATCAACCAATGGTTTAAAACCCATTTATTTACATTTTGAAATTTGTGTTAAAAATATTGAAAATAACATGATTATAATGGAAATAATAGAAATAATGGAAAATACCTGTAGGACATTAACCATCCAAAATAATTGTAAAATATTGGTTAAATATTATTTATTTGATATTTTTCCGTTTGTCAAGAGAAATCCATTTAAAATTTTACCACCAGAAATGATAGAATACATTTCTATATTTTTAGACGATATTTCCCTATTAAATTTTTGCATGACAAACAAGAGAATAAAAGCCATTAACGAGAATTTATTACAGAGAAAAAAAGAGTTGAAATCAAGAGAATTCACAATGACGATATATTGCTATAAATTATCGATATTGTTCCGAACATCATGTTATAGGTTGTTTCTGTAGAAATATGCATTTATTTGGCGGATTTGCATTATAAATATTTTAAGGGATAAATATTTGGAAATAAATGGAAGATAATATACAAAAAAAAGAGGAAAATATATCCGAAAATCTGCCAATAAAACAGGAGAAAAATTTAAAAGAAAATATAGAGGAAAATATAAAATTCAAAGTAATTGTGAAAAGTACGGCCGGATGTAAATGGTGTGGCACACAACTATTTCCGAAATTTTAATGGGGAAAATAACAGGAAATAATATAAAATATTTTATATTATTCTGTATTAAAAAATATATAAAATAAAGAAAAATGAAATACTATGAATCATGCTATCTATGTCATGAAAATGTATTGGTTGATAATGCATCACAAAAAAATAGGAAATTTCACTGTAAAATATGTAAATTAAAAATAAAGCATTTTGGTCCATTATATCACTGTGATTTAAATAGGAGCGGTGAATGTACTCAAAGTAAGCCATGTTTGCATAGGGTTCATGATCCTATATTTATAGACGGAAAATATATGTTTGATAATGATATTAAAAATATAAAAGGTCAAGGGAAAATTGGTGAAAGAGATCCAGGTCGCGATAGATATTATACATGTTTCTCTATAATTCCGCTAATTTATTTAGGAAAAGATTAATTTATTAAAGCCCCATTATAATCCCATCAACCTACTCATTTCATAATTCATTTGAGCCTTGTTGTATCCTGAATAACCTAAATAACCTATTTCCGGATGAAATTCAGCATGTGGTTTCTCCATTGAGTTTTCCTCCTTTACGTCTTGAATAGTATCCTGTTTATTTATATTTACTACACTATCATATTTACCGGGAAATAATATACCCTCATTTTGTACCTTGCTCATATAGTCATTATATACCCATGAATTTATCACGGGAGAACTCTGATAAATTTCATCAAATGTCTTTGTTAGCCAGTTTAGGTATATCTTTGCATCAATTCTGTTTTTTCTACTCAGCATTAATTGTACCCTCACACTATTTTCTAGTTGGGAATATTTTTTACTTGAAAATACATGTAAATTACTCTTTTCATTAAATTTACTAAATTTCACTATTGAAATCTTTACACCTGCTATATATGTGATCAAGGCAATTACAATGGAAATGTAAATGGAAATTGTTGTGTTTGAATCAGCGCCATTTAGATAGACATTTATAGCGGAAAGTGTCCCTGCCAAAGGGCATATAATCATACTAGCATACATGCACACACTATTTATCCTTGAATAGTACCTAGAGTTGATGTAATGCATAAATTTATATCCTTGGCAATTTTCCGCTATATTTTTTGCTATTTCCTCTGATGAATTATCCCAAGAGGAAATATTAGTGTCAAAGGGGATTTTCAATGTTTGAGAGTTTTCCGGTTGGAAACCCTTTTCAATATCATCTGAATCCATTTTTCTTGATTTTTATTTATATTATTCCTATAAATAAATTATTGTTGATTATCTTGCAAAAAAAAGAAAAGAGAAATATTAAAATGTCATATGCAAAAGGTGTTTTAGGAACATATACAGGGCAAAATTTATTTGAGGTGACTCCGGAAAAAAGTATGTGTTTATGGCCAAATACCCCCGATGCAAAAAATGCTAATTTGGGATGCTACTGTTGTAGGCCAGGAACAGTCGGTCGTCCAGTATCTTTTCAATATACTCCTGATGCGGAAAGATGGAAATGCTGCTCAAAATTCAGGGGTTGCGTGGGGAAACCAAAAATCGGAGAAAAAGGAAAATATGGTAGAGGAATTTGCTGATTAATAAATTTTATATTCAATATAAAATTTTTCAATTCTTTACGTTATGGCTGATCTAATTTTTCAAATAGAAAATTACTGATATTTTTATCGCTACATGCTATATGTACCCTTTTTCCCTTTAGATATCCTAAATTATTTGCCACATACCATATTAATTCATGGTCGGGATCCAAGCATGCTATATGACTATCAAATATTGCTATATATTTATTATTTAGTATTCTTGAAAATCCAATTAACCTCACACCACTATGCCTGTAATCTATTAAAAAATCCAGTATATTTGCAAAGGGGGTTTCTGTACTATCAGAATATAGGACAATTGGCTTTTCTTCTCCACATTCTTTCACATTATCCTTTTTCTCCACGGAATTGGCACCCAATTTTTCGCATAAAGAATTATTGATGGGTTTATTAGAGATTTTTAGATAATCCATATTTAATTTTACCCCGGTATTCACCTTGTTCAAGATCAATTTGGCAACCTGCTCATTGGCCTCTTTTTTTGTGTTGAAATGACATGGATTTATAGCATATTTTTCATTATTAAAAATAGCATAAACGGAGGTTATTATTTGTCCTGTGTATTCATGATAATATTCAGGTAATTTGTAATTATATTTTTGACAGTGTTCATTGAGTATTTGTCTGGTATTCATTTCCTCTTTTTCAATATTTAAATTTTTTTAAATAATTTCAGTTTTATTTTTTATTCCAATATTTCCAATCTCTTTTTTATGAAATTTTTCAAGTCAAGATTTTCGCATTCTACATGTATCTTTTTCCCCTTTAATTTTTTATAGTTTTCAGCAACATACCATAATAGGTCATATTCAGGATTAGAAGAGATTGAATGAGTGTTTAAAATATTTATATATTTTTCAGAGTCTTTTCCTGTGCTATCATTTCTTGAAAATCCTATAAATTCTGTATCACGTCCATATTCTAATATATAACGGAAAATATTCGTAAAAGGAGTATCGTGAGATGTATCCAAATATAACACTGTTATTTTCTCTTTTTTTACAATCTGTCTTGATCCAAATAATTCCTTGGCAACCTCTATAGTGTCTAGAATATATTTTGCTACTGTATTATTAGCTTTACTCAAAGAAGGAAAAGAAGGATTATTTGGAGGTTCATATTTCATTCCTCTAAATATTGCATAACAACCAGTATAATTTCCCTGACAACCATAGTTGTAATATTCCGGTCTATCGTAATTATGCTCTTTACAATATATTTCGAGGTGTTGTATATAGTCGATTTTATCACTCATTTTCTCTATTTTTTAGTATTTAAATTCTTTTAAATAATTTTAGTTTTATTTCTTCATAACTAGCATCCCCAATAAAATTACTATTACAATTACAAATATAATCAATACAAAATTTATGTCTTTTCTCACCGGGATTGCATGAGTTTTTTCCAATGTATATTTATCTCGTATAATTTCCCCTGTTATAGCTCTAGATGGTAAATCCCGCTGTAAATTATTCTCCAAGTAATTTACATAGACTCCCTGTGGATCTTCTATATAAAAATATGTAGGTACTCTATCTGCGGAATATCCATAGTACATTATCGGAGTTTTTAAATTATGGGTAAATAGGGTGATTATACTATAAATATCAAATAATAATTTTTCTACTATATTATCCTTTGGATCCACCTTTCCCCCTGTCTGTATAACTTGAATAATTTCCCTTACGATATCTCCCATATCCAACTTTTTCAATGCACTGATATCTTCTATCACCTTTAATATCTGATCATTGGTTATTAAAATCCCCATATTTTTCAATAGATTTGTAAAATCTAGAATAGCCTTTTTTTCATTACCAGCCATTGCATCCGAAATGGTGGTTAATAAGGCATCAATTATTCTATTTAAAATGATATAATAATTGATAATTTTTTCACTATCAGTTTCCCACTTTAATTGTTTTACATTATTGGGATTATCTACTGACAGACCTATAGCTGTATAATCGGGGGTGGTAATATATTCAATGGGTACCCGTAATGATGATTGGAGATATTTAAAAATATCAAAGCCATAATCATCACATATTGTCCCTTTTAATATTGGATCAAATACATTTTCGACTTGACAGCCTAGATCCGGGGTAATATTACATTTGAAAACAGAAAATAGGACATACATGGTATTTCTCGGTATATATTCATATTTTATCCATTCCAGTAAATTTCTCAGCATTTTTCCCGTTATAGTACATATAAATGTACTTTTATACCAATAATTTCTATCAATTATAGGAAGAATATTATACACGGCCTTGTTTTTCCATTCCAGACCTGTAGGGTCTCCTGATTCATTTCTAACCACATTTGGTATGAAAATTTTAGCATCAAATGATTCAGCAGTAAGTTCCGTTGCAAACTCTACATTTATACCATTGGATTTCATTACTGAAAATCCCACACCACTGTGATATCCATTTGGCTGAAATAATTTGGATTCACGGTAAGACGAATCCCTTGCTAATTTTTGTGGCAATAATCCTAACGGGGCCTCTAGATAATATACTTGAATTAAATCACCATTTTTTACTATATCTGGAACATGGAATTCCATTAATTTGATTGGCTGTATTTTTTTGGCCATTTTTTATTTTTGTGGTTGAAAGAATTCTTTTTTTGTTATTCTTTTATTTATTGAAAATAAATGGCAACAAAAAGTGGTATATTCAATATATCCAAAATTAATAAAAGTAGGGAACTCAGAGAAAATTATTGCCCATGTGCCAGTACAGGGGTATATCCGGGGGCAAGTAATGGAGAATATGACGTTTTTGATTATAATTTGGTACAGGAAAATTATTCGGGGGAATCCCAAGTAAATAATTCCGGTAATTATATAACATTAGGAAATACTGGTTCAAGATATAGTGCTGCAGTGGAGGCAAGAGGAAGCCCAATGGGATTACCATTAAATTATGATCATAATGATTTACCCTGTAATTCTGAACAAGCCAATAGAGATAGCAGGATACCATACGGAGAGGACAATTCTCAATTCATAGGATTGGGGAATACTGGGAATCCAAATGAGAGTTTCCAATATATGGCCAGGCCTAATAAATTTAATAGTATTACCCCATTACCTCATAATACTAATAGATGGAGCAGTTCATACCTGAATTATTTGGTCCAAGTACCCCCTACAGTCAGAGCCGCGATTCAGGATCCTAATAACAAGACATCATATGTTATACCTGGATACATGTTTGATAGGAGATAAAAAAGAAAAATTATTTGTATTATTTATAGGAATTATAAATATAAAAAATGAGAAAATTTCCCTTGGAATTAATAGATTTAATTTGTACCAAAATTAAATGGAAAATATTAAGTCAAATTTGTAAATTGAAAAACCTTGAGAAAACCACACTATATAGATTGAATAGTGCAAGGTTAAAATCCTATTGGAAATGGGTCCAATTATCTTTCCTCGTTTATAGGAATGATTTACATGGAGTAAAATATAATATAAAATACCATTACAAAGTCGATTACAAAGCCGGCTCAAAAAACAATGTCAAATTAACAATGGATAGATGGCTTTGGGGATCGGTTAAAACCGCATGTGAATCCGGACGATTAGAAATATTGCAATATTTCATTGAAAAAGGCCTACAATCATTTTACAAAAACGGAGATAACCCCTGTGATTATGGGTTGGTAGTGGCAAAGGAAAGTAATCAATTACACATTGTAAAATATCTGATATCAATCAAGGTAAATTCTCCAGAATTAATTGACCATTGTTATAATATCATTGTTCAAGAGGATAATTGGATAAATCTAAGAGGATATGCACAATTGATCGAGGACAAGAAAAAATAAACAAGAATAAACAAAAATAAATATTTAAGAGAAAATTTGTAAATGAAAAATGGGGGATATTGACAATACTGATGATTCCAAAGAATGGACAATTGTAGAGAAAAAGAAGAGAATCCCCAAAGAAAAAAATATCATTAATGATCAAGTTCCCAAGTTTCCGTATGAAATTCTACCCTTGTATATTGGGGAAATTTTAACAATGAAATCCGCTGTAAGAGGGGTTGATGATGATTTTGTGGAAAACCCCAATATACATGATCACTCAAAAATAGGTATAAAAGAATATACGCGTCCATTACATTTTCATGCACAGTGTCAATGTGATGCATGTTGTGTATGGGTTTCAAGTGCGAGGAAATGGATAAAGAAGAACCCATTAATGATTTTCCAGGATGATTTTCACAGGGATAATATTAGTATATCTCAAGATCGTGAAAATCCCAATAAAATAAAATATTACATTGTGAATGAGAACAAGGACCTTGACAATCTTTCCGATGAGGAAGAAGAGGAAATAACAATTGACACTGAAGAAATTCTCAAGCATGAAAATTGGCGTAGTCAATGCAAAAATAATATAGAAAGGAAAATATTATCTTTAATACTGAAAACCAAAAATCCCAATTTTATGAAAAAATATGATACAAATTGGTTCAAACTATTGATAAAGGATAGACTCCCCTTTACGGACAATACGGTGTTAGTACGTGGAGTGAAAGAGATTCATGTCGATGGATATTTAATATTTGAAGAACATTATGGATTGGAGGAACCGGAAACAAGTGAAGAAATGGAAAAACAAGCTAAATTTACTCTAAAACCATACAAGGGAAATTTTACTTATTCCCATGTAAGAACTATAAAGAAAAGGCTAATGTCAATCACTTTTGATACAAAAAGGGAAGATCCAGAAACCTCTGTAATATCCCTTGAAAAAAATATAAAAGCATTTGGTTTTTATAGTGGAAACGGAACCGAGGTTGAGGTGAAATTTATTGATGGGATTTTAACTATTATAATTTCTGAATTGCATCGATGAAAAATGAGACTTTATATAGATATAAAGCTAATTAAAGCCATGAGAAAATAAAAGAAAATAAAAAAATGCAAGATTTATCATTGGAAAAAGATTGGGAAATAGTACCTAATAAAAAGGCTCGTAATAATGACAATAAAAAATATAGAAAAAAACCATCTTTTTATATTAAACTGCATGATAAAAATGTCAGGGATATTCCAGAAGAAATTATATCCTTGTATATAGGGGAAATATTAACAATGGAAAGTGATGTGCAAGGGGTATGTAATGATTTATTGGGTAATTCTATGAATTCCCACACTGTTGATTATTCCGGTAATAATTACGGTAATAGGCTTACAAAAATAGAGGATTATGATTCACCTAGGAATGGCCATTATGAGGATGTATGTATGTGCAAAGAATGTTTTATATGGCTTGAAAAACATGCAAAATATATAAAGAAAAACCCATTTATCAGATATATGCATGAATTTGCAAAAAATAATATCAATGTATGGACCAGTGATGATCTCCATATTATTTACTATAAAGATGATGCTCCATCAGGAAATTTTCAAGAGAAAAAGATTATCGACCTAAATGGAATATCCCATGAAAAATGGATATTTCAAGCCAAAAATGAAACAGAGAAATATTTAATATCTCTCCTATTGAGAGAATATGACCCTTTTTATATCAGAAAATATTATAGTAATTGGTTCAAGCTATTGATAAAGGATAGATTGCCATTTAGACATTCTACTGTGATCCTATATAATGTGCAGAATATAATTATCAGAGCCAAATCCTATATTTCAATAAAATTGGGTATTGAAAAAGAATTGGAACACAATTTTGAGCTAAAACCATACAAAGGGAATTTTACCTTTTTACATATCAGATTTATAAGACAACGGTTATTATCATTGAAATTCCTCAAGAAAAAGGGGAGAAAATCCGAAAAAAATAGAAACAAACCCTTTCACCTTTCAAAAAATAGCTTTACATCTGATACCCATATTGACACTGAATTTATTAATGGGATTTTAACCATTAAAATATGCGAACAATAAAATTGTTTAAAAATTTAAAAATTAACAGAAATAAAGCCATTACTGATAATTCTTGATAAATTATATAAACCGACCAAATTTAATGGACCATTCAGAGGGGGGAAAAAATACCAGAATCATACAAGGCAAAAGGGATGCAAGTTTTATAGCTTTTTTAAACAATGTTTTTAAAAAGGGGGGAATAAAGGAAAAATATACACAAATTTTATTTTCCCCTAGGTCCCTTGAAATGTTCAATGTTGCCCTCACCTTTGGCGATGCAAATCCACAGGAAAATCATCAATTTTATGAGTTTATAGGGGATATTACATTTAACAAGACCCTGGTATGGTGGTTTTCAAGAAAATATCCCAAGCTCAATAATCCTTTGGGAGTAGAAATTGGAGCCCGAGTAAAGATCACATATGGATCAAGACATTCTCTATTTACTATTGGTCAAAAAATGGGTATATGGGAGTTTATAACAATGCAGGAATCTGATAGAAATAATGTAAAGAGAATTACAGAAGATTCCGTAGAGGCATTAATAGGAGTTATAGAAACTATACTTGATGAGGAATTTCTAATAGGAGTTGGGTACAATATAGTATATTATATTCTCTCTGGGTATCTTGATGAATATATCACCAAGCTTGATTTTGAAACATTATATGATGCAAAGACAAGGATAGTACATTGGAGAAATGAATTGCTGCATAGAAATCCCAATATGAAAATGTACTATAAAAATACAAGGGTAAATGACAGAGGAGAATCTGTGGGTCCAAAAGAGGATGGAAAATCCATTTCAGAACTCTATTTTGATGGCTTGATATTACCCAATGGACAAATACTAAATGATACACTATTTGGTAAAGCGTCTGCTTTCACCACAAAAGACGCGGAAATGATAGCATCTGAAATGGCTTATAAAAAGCTTAAAAATTTGGGCATTCCACAAACAAGAAAATATCCCGCATTTGACGAGGCTAAAAAATATTATCCAGAGGCATTTTAATTCTCCCAGTGAAACCCAAGGGAAATTATCTTTATAATAATATAAAGATTAGAAACTGTTTTTCTTGGAAACAATAGATGAAATTCAGGGAAATTCAATTATTACTCCTCCATTTGAATTTACAAGACAAACATTGGGAATATACCGATGCCGGTTCATCCGCTGAACGATCCTGTACGCTATGTGATATTGTTTTATCGCTACCACATTTCTTACATTTTACAACTCCCGATACATCTTCATCAAATGGTTTTTCCAAGTAATCATTATATTGTTCCTGTTTTTGCTTTAATACCGAATAACATTCATGGTTATAGTTTAATGTGTCATTTTTCAGAGAGGATAATATATCAGAAATTTTTACCCCTGTTTTTCTTAGAAAACATACATTATATAGATCCGTTTCAGATTTTATATATTTAGAGAGTATTCTGATATTTTTTTCACTAGAAATATATTCTGATAAAATTTCTTTGATTCTTGGTTGATCCATATTATTTTTTATATATCTGTATTTAAATATTTGATTTTAATTGAAATTAAAAGATATAAATGCAAACAGTAGAAAAATATTATAGTGATTTCCACGATTACTTATGTAACACTAGAATAGAAAAAATGAGCTTTAAAAAACTGGATAAATTCGTTAATATCTTGTATTATGATTGGCCCGTATCAATGTCCGATTTATATGCATTTGTGGAATATAGGTCATCTCAAGCTAAGAAAATTGATATCTCTGAGAATTCCAATGACATTCAAAAAGATCCAAAATATTTACCTTGCCTATCCCCGGAAAAAGTATTTAATATATACGGGCTTTCAAACTATTTTAGAATAGGGAGTAGAGGTTGGTGTGGCCATAGATATACCATTTATAGTGTAAATGAAAATAATAGGGTAATTGAGGAAAAAATAGAATATATAAATCAATTGATCACTGTAATGGAAAAATTTAGGCAAATTCATAACAATGGGGATATAAATAGAGAAATCATGGATGTAGATATACTGGATTTGTATAGGCTATTTAACAAGGTATTTTTAAACATGAAAAATTTTAGGTCAATTATACCAAGGGAAAAATTTGGTCGTCTTTACGACAGATTCAATGTAGAAAAAACAGTATATGAAAAGGAATATTTAAATATCATAACAATGAGACCTGAAAAAGTAATAAAAAAATATAACCTTGATAAACTCTTTAAAATCAAACGAGGAGAGTATCCGGTTTTCGATTGGATATTTATATTGAGAAATCAAGGGGAATAATGATTCAATTTATAAGCTTATAAATTGTTGGGAAATCGTGAAATCAAACTATTGTTATTTTATCAAGGGTAAAATTCTCGTTGCCGCATGGATATTCCAACTGATCCAATAAATTGGTAACCATGGCTGTTTTCCCTATTCCACTGATACTCCTGTTTTCTCTATTCTCTCTATTTGGATTTACAGAATTACTCCTTTTTTGATAAAGATATAAATTTTTAGCCAGATCAATGGTCTCTTCATTTGTTCTTTGAATTTCCCTGTTTTCTTGAATGGAATTATATTTCCTTTTATAACAGTCTAAATTGCAATAATATTTGGTATTACCGCGTTCTTGAATAGAAATTTCAAATGAACAAAATCTCTCACATGTATTACATTTTGTAATGTACTTTTTTTCAAAACATGCTCTTCCACAAAAAAATTCAGGCAATGTATTTAATAATCCTTTTGTCTTGTTATATTTGACCATTTCATCCTTTTGAATAAATCCGTGACAATTTTCACATGCAATTTCCATTTTATTTATTTTGTTTTTATTCTAAAAAAAGCAGAAAATATTCAATTTTATTCATTTAATTTCAACTGCTATTTCCTCTTTTAACTTGGTTTTCACATATATTATTTTTTCCCCTGAAAATGGATTTATTGTCCATTCATAATTTTTCCCTGTATAATGTGTTAAAATTTGTATTATATACCCCTTGAATTCTATCTGCTTTTTTTCAAATGAATATTCCCTTATTAAATGATCATATTTTTCATTGATTAATTTTGCGAGAAAATCACAGAATTTATTAGGATAACAATCATTCAGCATTTCCGAATATAAATCCTCATCAGATTTCCCCACTTCTTTTTCCACCATTGTTCCAATGACATTTTTCAATTGTTCATAATCAGATATTTTAATCTCTACAATTTTTGAATACCCCGATAAGCTATTTACCAACCTAGAAAGGTATCCCGTTGCACAATATTTTTCTGCATCATACAATTCCTCTATCAATCTAGAGTAGGCCTCTTCCTTGTATTGAATGAAATGGATAATTTCATATTCTACCGCTATCAGTACCATTTGTAAAGTGATTCCAGCTCCAAAAGAGGCTACATCATTTCTTATTCTATTTAAAGCGGCATTTATTACGGGTTCTTTATCTATTGGTATATGTCTCTTTATTCTAGTGTAAAATTTGCTTATACTGTAATCATATCCCTGAGGTACTTGTTCTACTAATTTTTTAGCGTTTTCAATTACACTCCTATTTATACTGGAATCATGTACATTTTGACTATCATTATAAACAGAGCTAAATTTCTTGTTTGTATTTGTACCCTGACCCCTTGTTCTATTGAAAATGGCTGTATATCTATTACAGTTGGCCGGAGACAATCTACTCTGCAATCTGCCTACGACATCCATATATGAAAAACGAACTCTTTCAGAATAAATAATATTTTCCGATATATCAAGCATGAAATTTGCTACTTGATATACCTCTTGAGGGAAATAATTGGAATTACAGCGAATAAACATTTCTAATATCCCCAGCTGATAATTCAATATAAAATCTTCTGATCCTAAATCTACGTTTAATCCTTCCATTCTAGGTATATTGTTCATTTCTCTATAAAAAACCTTTATTATTTCACCAACATACATTATATCGGGACAATCTCTAAAGAATTCCATCATTTCTGGTAGGTATCCTTTTTCCTCTATTTTTGGTTGCATGATTTTCCTTACTTGATTTTTTATAATTTCCTGAATAAATCTATAGTCTGATGTAAAGGCCGTATTGTGAATAGTCAGGGCTTGTGAAAATGTGAAATTTTCGGGAGAATTTATCAGATCCCGGCATTTTCGTATAATTTCTCTACTCATTTTTAAAAGGAAATATATACTAAAATTGATATTTAATTGATATTTAATTGTTATTTTGAAATAAAGAGAAAATGACAGAAATTATAGGTCAGTCTGATTCAATGAAAAACCCACAGGAGCTACCACAATGGAACAAGAATATAGGAGAAACAGAATTATATATAGTGAGATATGTGTATAGTACAAGTAAATTTGCAACAATTATTTTTACAGTGAATTTTTACATGTTGGGGAAGCCAATTTCCGATATTCTGAACGAGCTTAGAAATGAATGTATCAGTAATGGATGTATATATATGTCAAAATTACCTGTAAAATCCGGATTTTCGGGATCTAGACAATATATTCAATTACAAGGGGACCAAAGGGAAAAATCCACAAGATATTTTATATTGAAATTGGGGATAGCTCCGGAGGATATAAAATATGATTTTTGAATTTTTTGATAATTTAGAAATATTAAAGAAAGATACCATTTATAAAAAATTATAAATGGCCCAGAAAAATGAATTACAAAAAGAATGGGAAAAAATATCAAAAAAAATATACTGTATAAATTTAAGAGAAAACTACACAAGAAAAGAGGCATGTAAAAAAATATTTCAAGAGTGGGGTATCCCGGTAAAATTTTTCCCTGCAATAAAAAATAGCAATGGCAATTTAGGTTGTTTATTGAGTCATAAAACTCTATATGAAAAAGGATTGAAAAAATGCATAAAAAACATGATTATATTTGAGGATGATATAATCCCCACAAGTTCTCTTACAATTAAAAATTTAAAGAAAATCAATACTTTTTCCTGTATATATCCGTATGATATATTTTTCCTGGGGGTTGTACCGGATATAAGGACAAAAACCACAACACAGATATGGGATGATATTTATGCTGTAAATGGTATATGTACCCATGCATATGTAATCAGTAGAAATGGAATGAAAAAATTAAAGGATATCCAATATTCCCCTGAAAAACCTCTAGATTATATTATAAGGGACATGCATGGGTTAAAGTGTTGCATGTTTTATCCGTCTCTTTTTCATCAGGAAACAGGGTATCATTTTCCTAGATATATGATATCGGGATTCATGAGATGGGTAGAATGGTATTCTGTATATATAAATATACCATTGAAAATTATGGGAATTTTTCTTGGTATTATCATTGTTATAGTTTTTATGATAAAAATAATGAAAACCCCCGGAAAAATCCCAGAATAAACCGCATATAAAAATTCTCATATAAAGCATTTTAAAACCATATATAAAAAATAAATGGAAACAGTATTTTATAAACAGCCTCCATATATTCAAAAATGTGGTCAAGGAGAAAATATTTTCTTTGGTGAAATTGATCTCGAAATGACAACTTGGATACCGCAATGTACAAGTCTAAATTGTAAAAATGTAGCGGATAGAACGGTAAATTGTCAAGGATTGATCACTAATGCATGTGCCGTATGTGCAAAAAGCGGTAAAAGGGATTTGATAGGTGTTTATTGCAGATTTTGTTATAAATATAGAATTGCTGATATTCCATGGTCCTCTATACCCTTTGCATACATTTGTCGTGATTGTGATAGTGTATGGAGAATACAGGAAAAAGAAAGTAAATAGAATAAAATCAATTATTTTCGCATTTTTTGGGGGATTTTGTTTTGAAATGATAATACTGGGAATTAATCTAAATTATGAGGATGATTTACTCACTATAATGTCCCTTACATATATCAGTGGATTTGCGTGTGGAATGATTGCCATGTATGTGGCCATTAAATAAAAGGGAAATAGAGGATTAAATGGAAAATATTTTATACTAGTATAAAATATGCAATCACCCGGGGTTTCACCTATACAATTCCTTGTAAATTTTTATCAACACATTTCCATGACAAGGTTCAGGATGACACCAGCATCCCAATTCTTTTCCCTTTAATTCATGGATAGAGTCATACAACTCGGAAGTTTTCCGTATATATTCCTCATATTTCTCTATACATCCTACACCTTTATACGGATTTTTCCACTTGGATTCATGGGCACCGGGAACGTAGAAATTCATGTTCCTACCAATATATAAATGATCCGGATTTTTTGCCCATTTTTTGAAATCTACAAATCCCCTAACATTTAAATGTTTTTTCCTTATATTTACTAGAGTAGGTATGTCGCTCATTTTACTGTATATTTTTAATTGAAAAATAAAATAGTCAATTTTATTTGAATTTTTTAACGAATTACGGGTATTTCCTCATTTCTCTGATTTTTTCCCTTTTTCTATTCTTTTTTTCCAATTTATTCTTTTTCCCCCTTGTTTTGATTATTCTATTTCTGGTCATTTTTAGTTTATGGTTTTTCTTTTCAGTTTTTTTTGTTTTTTTAGGTGGCGGTTTTATATAATAATCAAGGGCCCCAAAGGTCATTAAATTTGTGAGGGAAAACCCCATTAATTGACACATGCTACATGCCATATTTTTAGAATGTTTGTTTATTTCTTTCTTTTTTCCGGCTTTTTAAATATTTTAAAGTATATTCATCTCTGGTCTTGCTTTACTCGCCAATACCCTCCAAAAATGAAAACTCCTAAAATTATCTCCAAGGAAATATACTAGGAAAATAACAACCATAATCAATATACTGGTTTCCACATTTAAATTAATTTTGGCTGTATGTAAAAGAAAATAAATGATTATAATTGATGCTACAGCCAGGATATAATTACTTCTCCATGAGATATTGTTTTCATAGCAAAATGTTGAATAAAAGATATATGCTTTTTCCTTTTCATTTGGATCAGTCATTTCATATACATTTTTTTGTCGCTCAATTCGTTTATAATCCTTGTATTCCCAATAGAATGCTAAAATCAAGAGTATAATCAGTATAACCACTATAAAAATGGTAATTTTATTCATTTTCTAGTATTTATTTTATTGATTAATTTAGTAATAATTTTTCATAAATAAATACAGTTTAATATCTGAATTTCTAAAATTTCTAAAATATCTGAATATCACTTAAACAGAAATGGCCGAAGTAGCAGAAATAGCAGATTCTATTGGAGATGCAGCCAGATTGGGAAGAATAGGAGAGGATTTACTTGCAGCAGAAGGTGCAGCAAGAAGTATAGCAATAGGTAATATGGAAGCGGGTCTATCTGATCTGTCATTTACCCTATCGAAAAATTTTCCTATTCAATTTGGGGAAATTATAGAATCAACCATTGGTGATGCTAAAATTATAGAAAATGATATATCCGTAGCAGGAAAACGTATTCCATTGGAAGATTTCAATGGATATACAAAAACATTAGCACGTGATGGAGATTTTATGAGTTTTTACAAGAAAATATTACCTGATGAACAATTTACAAGAATTGCCAATGAATCATCCTTTGTAAAAATATTAGATGAGAACAAGAAATTATTTGATAGTGAAAAACCCGCTATAAATCAAATAATGGGTAAAGCAGATAGAATTGTGGTTTCAGATGCGGAAGCAGCGGTAAATGAGCGATTAACATCATCAATGCCCGATAGTGTAGAAAATGAAGTTGGTTCAGCCATTGATAATAATGAAGATTTCACACCGGAAGATGCAGAAAACGAAGCATCAAAATTGACTGATGCACAAAAAGATGAAATTGTTAAAGCCGTTGATGGGAGTAAATATCTAAAGGAAATTAAAGAGAGATTATTAACAAAAGGGGGAAATATGGGAAAATGGGTAGTATCAAATCTTGGAAAAGTAGTTGTGGGATTAACAGCAGCAGGATTGGCCATTTTCATTTATTACCAGGTGAGAAAGCACCAAAATGAATTAAATGGTTGCTGGGCAGTGGATAAAAATGGAAACAAGAAAAAAGTATTGAAATATACCTGCAATCAAGGGGATAAAAATAATACCAAACAACCCGCATCTGTTGCATGCAAATGTACCATTGCACAGGAAAGATGTACAAATAATGGGACCGGCAGCTGTGCAGAATGTTGTGCCACTAGTGAGTGTCAAGATCCCAATATTTCCCTTGCATGTAATAGTGCTAATTTTTCCCAATCAGGTGCCGATCTTGTAGGGGAAGTGCCTGCAGCCATTGCAGAGGCGGGGGAGGGTATAACTAGAAACATATTGAAAATAATAGGAATGATCATATTAATTATCGTTGCAATTTTTGTACTATTTTTTGCATTCAAGGTATTGACAAATTTCATGGAAACCCATAGTGGAAAAAGAGGTAAGAGGGGTGGAAATAGTGAAAAAAATAGAGGATCGGGTAAATTAAACCAATACGGAAAAAACAGTGATTTTTTAGCATCTGACAACGGTGGATTTGGAGAGTAAAAAAAAACAAAAAATAAAACTGAATTTCATTTAAAAAAATTTAAATGGAAAAAAGAATATAACAAATTTAATATTTTAATATATTTCAATATAAATTACCAACATGAAGATTTTATCATTCAATATCCTGACCAATTCATATGCCAAGATTGGACAAAAAGGATATTCCCCAGAGCATTATAACGAGGAAAATTTTAATCCAGAAAAAAGGGTAGAAAATATCATGTCATTAGTGGAAAAATATATTCAACAAGACTATATAATTTGTTTGCAAGAGGTTGATCTATTTTTTGCGAATAAACTCCAGGTGTTTTTTGAAAGTATGGAATATAGATTTTACTATCAACCGTATGGTCACAAGGGAAATGGGTACATGGGGGTTGCAACAGCTGTTTCTGAGAAATACAAGGTTGAGGAAATTTATAGAGATAATCCCATTGACATGGTGAATTGGCCAAAAACCCCTCAATTAACGTGGGTTGGAAAATGGGGGGAATACTTATTATCCAACTTATGGAAAAAATTGGGATATCCCGGCAGCGTTGATTACTCTCTATATCGTGAGTTTATCTCCAGGAAAAATTTTCTCTTGACTGTTCGAGTAAAGAATACTCACAAGAAAGAGGAAGACGCCATTTTAGTAGGAAACATCCACATGCCATGTGTTTATAGGGAACAATCATTCATGGAGGCATATTTAGTATTGGTAATGGAACATTTAAATAAATACTCTAATCTCAATAAAATTGAAGAAACCCCAATGAAATATATTTTAGCTGGGGATTTTAATATCCAGCCCAATTCATTGCCATACAGTTATATGACTAGGGGGTTAATGACCGTTGATACACAAAGTTGGATATCATCCAACTTCCCCAAGGATGCCGAATCAGTATGGAAAAATAGAAAATATATGGGACTGGGAATGACAAGTGCTTTAAGGTTGGTAAATGGACAAGAGCCAGAATTCACTTGTAAAAGCCATTGTAATGGAAATGATTTTACGGGTACAATTGACTATATATTTATGAGCAATGGTTTGAAATGCAAACAGGCAAATATTATAAAGGAATATACTAGTGATGATTATTTACCCAATAATTTCAATCCTTCTGACCATTTACCAATTTATGCGAGGATAAGTCTTGAAAATATTGAAAAATAGGGAAAAAAAAGAAAAAAATAACAATTTAAATCAATGACTATTTATAAGAAATATATCAAGAAATATAAATAGTGAAAAATGGTTGGTTTTTATCTTTTTTCTTTTATCAGTTTTTCTATCATGAGTACAGGAATTTTAATTGGATTAGGAACTATAGGATATTTTTCATGTACATTGCTTAGTAATTCTATTGGGTATTTCCATTTTAAAGAATGAAATTTCCGTAAAAATATAAAAAGAGAATGGAAGAAGCCAGAAAAGAAATTATTCGAGGGAGAAAAGAGTTGGTAATTCCCCTTGATGAAGAGAATGAAAGTTTAGCTAGATTTCGTAACAAACCCATAGAAGGTTATGTCCCCCCATCTAGTGTGAAACCTGCCACAAAAAAAGGTGCTTATAGCAGTTATAGCACAAAAAATGATAGTCCCTATACAGAATCAAAAAAGGTAGGAGGATATGGCAATTTCAATGAAAAATCCGGATATGCCGTACAAAAATGCTTTAAATGTACATTACCCCTTAGTGATTGTAAATGTGCTATAAATTCCAGTAAAAAGTAGGGGGAAAAAGAAAAAATAAATTTTTATATTGAATATAAAAAATAGAGAAAAATAGAGAAAATAACAGGAATCATGTATAACTAGGTCTTGTTCTCTTATTTTGAGTAGGATCGATATTCGTATATCCTTGAAAAAATTTCTCCTGTATTTTTAGGTAGTCATTATAATCATACGATGAATAATCATAGACTAGAGCTAATAAAGGCTGATCGATACTATCTCTCCTAAAACATATGGTGTATCCCATTCCCATACTTTGAGCATGACATATTTTCCCTTGAATCTTAGAGGAATAGGCTTTCATTTCTGAAAAATGTTTCCTTGTCATTTCACTCATACTATCAGTATCATTTTCTTTGACGTAATGATAGGGCATTTTTATAAATTTTGGTTCTTTTTTTACAGAATTTATATTTTTCCTATTTGTCTCATTTTTAAATATATTAAAGAAATATGGTTAATGAAAAATATCAAGAAATGAACAAAATCAATGAATTTATTGACCTGAAAAATTTACCTGTAAAAACAGGCGATGAAATTTCATTAAAAAAGTGCAGGGTAATATTTGATGAGCAAGGCTTGGAACATATGAAGGGTATAAATTCCCTGAAAATCAAAGCCGGTAAAATATATGCCACACAAAAAGCCCTTGCAATGTTATATAATCCCAATATAAAATTACCTAAATATAAAATCAGTAACAATTTTATACAGGTAATTGAACAAAAATCTAGGCTTTAATATTCTAACTTTAAAAAACACTTCATTTATAATAGTATAAATGAAATAGGCAAGGGAGGATTTGAACCTCTTGTCTTTACCGCGAATCAAGACAATGCAACCTATACATTCCCCGCCCAATTATACTAATATCTTTTTAAATAGTTTTATATTTTTCATTCCTACACATGTTATATGCAAAAGCATAAAACCAATCTCTAGTATCTTGATCAGGTATGATTTTCTCTATATTTTCAACTTTCATGTCTTTTTGGATATCACTATAATCACTATAATCTCTATAATCAAAATGATATTTCATTATGATGGTATCATTCGCTGATTTTTCTCTAAAAATATTATTGTTTAAATCATACACACCATTTTTAAAGGAAAATACTTGGGACATTTATTCCACCTATATTTTCTATCTTTTTTCAGTTTTATATTGAAATATTTTATTAGCATATTTTATCCTTATTTTATCACTCCATCCATAATTTTTTATCTACTACTAGATATCTGACAATTTTATATCTAGGTTGAATCACAGTTTCTACCCTATGATCATTACAATTTAACTGATTTAATACTTGTTCATATAAACGATAATCATTAGTGTATTTTATCTCATGGAATAGGTCCTGATTTTTCCCACTACCCATTGCATGAGTAAATAATTTTCCCAAGAGCAAATATATATCCTGTATGATCGCATCCCTATTCACCTGTGTCTTGGGTATGTTTTTTTCAGTAATTTTCTTACAAATTTTCTTTTCTTTGATCATGTGGAAAAAGTGTTCATTCTTCATTTATTATTTGGTATAATTTGTTATTTTTAAATGTGATACAAATATTTCCAGTGATAAATTAATAAATACTGGTATAATTCCAGTCCAATTTTTGAAAAGTTTCTTGGCATGAATTTTCCTGTTCAATTACCCTATCAATAGATCTTATTATAAAAAAGTCCTCTATACTGCAAGGATGATCATATTTCATTAATAATTGATAGAATAAAAATTGCTTTTTTACCAGACTCTTTTTTCCACCAAGGGAACCAGGTATTTTACCTTTTTCTTGGAAAAATGTATTTACATATATTACAAAATCCTGTATAATTTTCTCTTCTAAATGTGATATATTATTTCTGGGTTGTCCCGTGAGTTTCCAATGGATATGAAATACATGTTTTTTAAAAGAAGAATATTCTGAGTTATCAAGGAAAACAATGATATTATATCTTGATACATTTATAAAGCGTTCTTTTTTGGGTATTTTAATATCTCCGGATTTTTGCAAGTCTAATGAGACTGGAGGTATTAATCCACTTTTTATACATTCATTTTCCAGATATTTCAATAGACCATCGGGGATGGTACAATTTTCCTTTCCCTGATATCTGTATATAATATCCCTGAAACCGTTCTTTCTATCATATAAATAATTGCATGATATACTTACCCTATCAACTTCGCTATGGCAATCATCTAACCATGATATCTCTTGAATATAGCCACATGATATACATGCCATATCGTTCTCAAAAATATTGAATTTTTTCCCTTGACAATTTTTACAAGTGTCAATTTCCCTATTTTTTTTCTTTTCATTCTTTTCATTTTTTTCACCCTTTTCGTGTTTTTCGCCCTCTATATTAAAATTTAGAAATGTTATATATTTTTTTGCTTTGGTTATAAATTTATTTATAATTTCTGTTTGTTTCTCTATATTTACATTTGATTTTCCTAGAAAACTAACTTTTTGAGGGATTTTTAATATATTCACATATTCCTCTAATATTTTTTCAGTATCTATTATATATAAATTAAGATCGTATCTGAGATTCTCCATATTTTCCATGATAATGGTTTTTTCCCTATTTAATTTTTCATTTATTGATACATTTAAAACATTGGATTTTTCTAGAGATTTTTCTATCATATTTAATTTATTTTCAAGATTGGGTAATTCCTCTTTTTTTTTCTCAAACTCCTGCCTTATTTTTTTATCAATATCCAGTATATCAATTCCAGCCATTTTTACAGTATATTAATATTTTCATGTACATGTCCGTTATTTATTAGTATTACCATTTTATTTACCTTTTTTAAATACGTATTTATTTTGTATGAATAAAGGATTATTACAATAATATACATATAAACATGGCCAAAAATTTCGGAGAGGAAATATACGAAGGAACTGCCACTTTTGGTAGGATACAGGCAATATTTAGTGCAATCATAGGGACGATAATTGGAATGATAATTATCATTGTTTCAATCGTTATAATTTCTCATCAATCCCATTTGAGCAAGGTGATGGGGACTGCCCTTTCGGATTCAGTATGTGTGGATAACACTGTATGCTCCGGCCCAAATCCAAACCAACAATGTACCACTACAAAATCGTGTAGAATGAATATAGAATACATGGTAAATGGTAAAACATATAGAGGAATCACCAGTACAGGAGCAATTCAGTATAAAGCAGGCGATTCTGTAGAATTATGGTATGATACTAAAAATCCTGGAAATTTAGAGTCGGGGCCAATTCCGATATGGATTATTCTAATACTAGTATTTGTGGGAATATTGGTTATTGCAGGGGGATGGATGTGGGTCTATATTACTAGGAAATCCAAGGTAGCAGCTGCTGCGGGTGGTGCAGCAGCAGGAATCAGTATGATTGGTAATGCAATAAGAGGATAATAGGATAAATAAAATCGAAAAAAATCTAGTGTTTTATACCATTATAAAATATAATGAATCCCCTATTACAATTGGAAATTATTTTATATTCATATTTCCCCAAGGCCCAAGTACCTTTTATCATTGATGCTAAAAAGGCTTTTCCTGGCCAGATGAATTTGAGTAGGAATAGGTATTTAAATAATGGGGATTTTAATGAACAAGAGAATAAAGACTATGGTCTAGCCATTTTTACCAATGCTGTATCTGAAAATAGTATATTATCGGCACAGAAAAATTTGTGCCAAGAAATAGAAAAAATGTGGCCGAATGTTTTAGATGCAGTGGATGTTGATCCGGATCAACCAAAAAAGGCCCTTGATAATATCAATCAATATAGAAATGCGGGTAATGGATTTGGAAACGTTTCATTTGGCTATTTTTTCAAACAGGCCCCCGAAAAATATAAAATAATCAACATTATACCTGGTGATACCAGAGAAACTCCAGGAATTGCATTTGATATAAATAGCATATATTCGGGGGTAAATATTCAATTACTCTTGCATCCCGATAATAGACATACAACAGCCCTTTTATTAGGATTGGGTAATATTAATGGTCAGGTTTCTCCTGATAGTGTAAAATATGCTACAAATCCAAAACCCAAGCCAAAGAGTATGACAAAACAAGCCCATACACTCCCCCATATGGATATTTATAGTGATGAATTGAATAGAATTCAGGCTATAATAAATGCTGATTCAGGTAATACCAAATTATTTCATGTGCCAGGATCTAATGATCCCAGGGTAAAAGAGTTGATTTGTAAAATTATTGGTAAAAACTCCAATTGTTTTGGCTTTGTATCAATAATCACGGAAAATAAAGAATTAGAGGGGGTTTTAACAAGATACGCTATTGCAGCACCGTATGGGGCCTTGACTGCCTGGAAAAGCGGAGTAATTCATTTCGAAGGGATTATTGACGAACACTGCTTAAATTATTTAGGTGGCAATTCTAGTTATTACACTTGCAAGAAAATTGGTGCAAATTTTAACCAACAAAGATTGCGATTTATCGTAGGGACTCACTATTCTACATTGAGTACGAGGATGATAGCAAAATCAGCTTTATTAGCAAAATGTGGCCTATTGCCTGCAGTTTATCCCTGCACTCAAAATATAGGGACAGAAATAGATAAAAACATAGTCTGTAAAAAGACCACTCAATATAAATTCCTCAGAAAGGTCTCTGATTATGAGAGAGCAATAATGGATTCTGCAGAGGAAAAAATTTGGGGGGATTTAGGAGAAAATATCAAGAGAATTATACCAAATAAACTAGAGAGACATTTAATGGGGATTACACAGGATTTGGATAAATTGGGATTTAGCAAAAATGATTTGAAATGTTTGGAGGGGATATAACTTGCCAAATAAAATTGAAAAAACGCTCAAAAATAATGGTATTTTATATTCTTATAAAATATATTAAAAAAACATATTGAAATGGGAAAAATGAATGTTCCAAAAGATATGAATAATACACCCAAAAATGAGGAAAAAATTAATGAAATATGCAAGGAAATTTTATCAGACGAAAAGAATTCTATAAAAAATATCGTTAAATGGCTTAGCACAACCCATAATATTTTTGTGCCCGAATTTTTAGGTGTGGAAGATCATGCCAAAACAAGATTTCTAAAATATAGGGAAAATGATAAAATTGGCCTGGAATATACAACCTATTGTTCCATTGACAAACTAATCATAAATATTGAAAGTAATATTTCCCCATCAAATATAGAGCAAATATTTATAAATCCTGTGATCATTGATGCAAAATTCAACATAGTATGTACATCTGCGAACAAGGCTTTTTCAACGAGTGGCGGATTTGAAAATGTATTTAATGTTAAAACTATTGAAAATATGGAGAATATTGAGAATATTGAGAATAAATAAAAAATAGCCAAAAATAATCAGAAAATAACCAAGGAAAATACACCAAAATAAAATTGAAAAAAACTCAAAAAAATAACTATTTTATAAGAATATAAAATATATTGAAATTAAATGGAAAAAATTGATGTTATTGATAAACTTTGTCACATTATATTACAAGGTCATAAAAATCCTGTAAAAAATTTGATAAAATATGTTACCCAAAAAAATGATATTTGCATACCGGAATTTCTGGATATAGGAGAAAATGTAAAAACAAGGTTTCTAAGGAGACCGGATGAAAATGGTGAAACCGATACAGAGGTAATCACCTATTGTTCATTGGAAAGATTATCAGTGATTATTGAATACAAAATCCCCGCGATAGAAATGACAAAGTATTCAGAGAAAACCCCCGGAGATTATACAGTGAAATCACTAGCATCATTCAAGATAATACATTCCGGTAAAACTCAATCCTTTTGCTATAATGGTTCAATGGAGCTCGTACTGATATTACATGATGAAAAAAAAGAGGATAATATCAATTGTTGCATGTCTAATAAAATTGAATAAATAATTGTATTTTATAAGAATATAAAATACGCTAAAAAATATATTAAAATATGAATAGATATACCGATTATTCCGCTTTAAATAGTGTAATCACATTAGTACCTTTGGCCATTTTTGTTTTTTGTACAATTCCTATTTGGATCGGACCATATTTTATATATAGATTAATTAAAAAAAGCTTAAAAGGAATTAATCGAGGAATAAAGAGTATTCGCAAGAGTGTCGGTAATGGGGACAAAAAAAGAGAACAACGGGAATAATCCGGAAATATTCACAACAAAATGTTTTACTGTACAAGGTAGAGATAAAATAGAAAAAGTGTGTCATATCTTGGAAAACCAAGGTTTTTTTATAATGAAAAATTTTGTAAAATGGTTTAGCACAAAACATGGACTTTGTGTTCCCGAATTCCTGGATATAGAGGATTATACAAGAACGATATATAAAAAAATAAATAATGATCTTGATTGTATAACATTTTGTTCTGTTGATAAATTGGCTATTATTCTAGAATATAAAATAATGGAAAATGATACTGCAAAAGACATGAGAAATAATATAATACACACAGTTGCCAAATACAATATCGTATTTGCTTCGGAAAAACCATGTTTTTCTAGTGTTGGTACCTTTGGATTTGATATTTTATTTGGAGAAAAGGCTGTAAAAGAAAGTGCAAAATGTACAGAATAAACATTATAAAAATAGTCTATTTTATATGATTATAAAATATGGTTTTTATATTAATTTATCAACTTGATAGGTTCTTTTCTAAATGTGATATTTATTCTAGGATTTTCAGCATCACATGGTGGTACAGAATGCATATATAAATCTTGCATTCCCGGATACATGCAAACTATGCTACCCTGTCCCATTAAAATATTATAAACTTGATCATGCAAATCCTCTGTTGAATTAATGACTTTGCTAGCACCATTTCTAATCTGTAAAACTCGTAGGTCTTTTTCCGTGTAATTTCCCGGGTATAATGATACAGAGGCTATATAGTGGTTTCCATGGTTAGAATCCCTGTGCCAAGGTATATAATCTTCTCCACTAGCATATACATTGATGAATGCTGCATTAAAATATTTTGGATGTAATTTCAAAGCCATTTCTACTATATCTTGTAATTCTAGTAAAAATTGGGGGAATTTACTACCGGAAACAATAGTGTTGAAATATTTATATTTATTTTCAGGTGGATCACTTAGATATTGAAATATTGGCTGATTTTCACGGTCACAAAGAGTATTTCCCTTTATTTCCTCCGAAATCATGTATTCATTTGTCTCGTCATATAACTCCCATGATTTATTGGGATCTAGTACTTTACTATGATATGACCACATTTATCTGTTTTATATACCCCTTTAATTATTTATATTGTATATAAATAATTTTTCATTACATTTTTTCTACTGAAATGATATTTTTTTCAGTACAAAAAGATTCCATTTCCTGCAATGTATCTATCACATCATTTGGTATATCCGTATTATTACAAATTTCCCTTCTAAATTCTTCTATAAATATATAGCTATATACTTTTAGCCTTCTTACTGTAAAATAATCAAATATTTTATCATTGGCATTTTCTACATTAATTTTAATCCAAAATTGAGGTCCCGGAATAGAAAAAATATTACTGATTGCCTTGCTAAAAAATTTAGCCTTTTCACACTTGTTATTTGTCATGTATAAATTGATTTTTTTAAGCAAGAATATGGGTTCAGTCAAACCAATGTATAACTCGGCGGAAATTAATGTATCTGTGGGAAATGTTTCCACCTTGAATTCATGGAACATGTCAATTGTTTTTCCAATATGGTAAAATCCCCTTTTACTAGAGATGGTCTCTCCTTTGAAAAACGAATCATGGGTCTGTAATATCAATGGGTATTTTATGGCCTTTGTTCCAAATTGTCTATTTTCTATTTCCAGAATAGGGAGAGACGTAAATGTTTCGGTGGCTGTTTTCCCAAACATGCCCTTGGTAAATGTTATAGGGACAGGATATAGGATTTTTTCGAGAATCTGTAATTCCATTTCCTTCATTCTAGATAATGTAGGCATTTTTAATATGATCTCCTTGGTTTCATCTATTGTCATTATAGACTCTTCACCAGACTCAATTTTATCATGATCTACAGGTATATTTTCAATGGGTTTTGTATCGGTACAAGTTTGTACATTTTTCTCTATTGCGGTATTGACACCGAAATAGTCGTAGCAAACATTATTATTAACTAATTCCGGTATTTCCGGATCTTTTTCATATACTCCCATCATATAGTTTTCCTCTAGATTTTTTCCAGTGAAATCCTGTTCGGAATTATTCTCAATTTTTCCTTGACCAAGCTCAATTACTGAGACACCGTTCCCCATTATATTTATGTGATACTTTCAATATTTTCCCTAATAAATAAATTCTTTTATAATTCTTTTATTCATTTTTATAGCTTTAAATTATTTATTGAAAATATACAAAAATCAATAAAAATCAATAAAAATCAATAAAATATATAAATAAAGAAATTGCAAAAAATACGAGAATGTCCTGTGAAAATAAATTTTGGGTAGAGAACCCACCCGATCTAGTATGTTCCTATAATATTATACCAATGAAAAATATGGATCTAGAGGAACAAATGAACAGTCTTACTAGATTGGCTATACTTTTATTTGTTCCAACAGTGGCCATTACAAATATTAGATTCGCAGCCATTCTCTTGGTAGTAATAATTATATGCATTATATTTTTTTACTTTATCAAAAGAAAAAACAGTATAAAGAAAGGGGATATAATTGAAAAATTTGGAATGCAGGAACTAAATTGTAAAAAAAGAGAAAATTTACCGATTGGTCTGTCAGCCCTTGCAAATGCAGGTGTGGTAATGAAACCAACAATGAATCAACAAATCAAGAACCAAATCATATATAACGAACTATCAACTGTGAGTCCTACAAATCCCTCTTGTAATACAGGGGTATATTGCGGACAAACAGAGCAAAATTTACAGCAATATAATAAGAAACAAGACAGGGGGATTTCCATACAGTATAATTTAAATAAAAAAAGGGAAATACCTCCTACCCAAAATCAACAGAGTAATTATTTCGGAGGGAATTCCGATAGATTCTCAAGTAAATATAATTTGCCCACGGGTCAAGGTCCTGATTTTTTTTCATATAATCATGCATTGGCGGGTAATGCCAATCCAAGAACATTGATTCCCCCTGTCATTACTCCTAAAGCATATGACTCAAAATATTGGAGAGGGGATGAACTGATTAATTTTAATCAAATCAATGCCCGCAGTGCTGCTGATACATTTGCGTCAGGGTATGATGTTTCAAATTGTTGTAATGCATATTGTACTGGTTGTAATGATTGTTCAGGGCTAAGAGAACCATTTGATGAGGGAGAAACCAGAAACAATGATAAACAATGGGAAAAAGAGGATGATTTAAATAGGATGAGTAATAGACCAATGAATCCTTTTGGTGATATTAACAGGAAAATGCCCGATAGGGGACTAGGAACTTTGACCCCCGATATGACTAGAGGTCCGAGTTGGAGTGATCTTTCGGGTCAGATACAGAATGATATTTCAAGTATTCCCAATGGAGAAATGATCGATTCGAGTGATATTGATAATGCCCTAAACGAATATGATGACAAGGGAGATGATTCTGTCAGAAATGATAGAGAGGATTATAAAGGAAACTATAGAGAAAATTTCATGTTCCCATCGGGTAGTGATACAAGGTATTCTAATAAGTCAAGATCCACTTTCACCCCTCCATGCCCAGGATATTCACCGGGATTAAATACACCCAACTATTCAATCCCATATAAAGAGGGTATTGAAAGAACCGGTAATCCAACAATGCTTGGTCCTATTAAAAGTGGGTCGGTAAATGTCATGTGTGGGTATAATCCTGACAATGTCAGTGTTTATTTACCTACAAATGCTCTCGCGGGACCATGTCAAAAAGATGAGGTAATGGCCGAATATAATAAAAATCTCTACACACAGACTATACAACCCGGTATTTATTCTCGATCAGAAATTAACCAACCCATTAATGCTAATATAGGAATATCTTTCCAACAACAATTTGAACCTGCAACATGTAGGAATAATGGAGAGAGTTTGGAATATACCCTTCATGATCCATCAATTCCTTTTGAAACAATGGAAGGATATAATGACTGTATGCCGATAGCTCCCGGAGGGGAAAGTAAAGGACAAGTAATTACAAATTATGATATATATGACCCAAGATTTACGGGGGCAGGTAGTTCCTATAGATCATATATAGATGAAATGACCGGACAGCCACGCTATACATACGATGATACCAATGCAATTCGTATGCCAAATTATATTACGAGGAATCAACTTGATTTTTCACCCAATTTCCCTCATTACGGACCCATGGCCGAAAAACAGGAAGGTTTAGGTGCTGTAAAAAAGAGAGCAAATGACCTCTTTTTAAAAAGTGCTTTGCAGCAGAGAAATTCGCTGACAGAAAGGTACATGGAAAAACAAAATACGATTTTGGCTCAACGTAGGAGTCATCCTATCAATACAATGTCTTTCCATAGAGCCAGGTAATAAAAGGGGGTTCTTGATAGTTTTATCGAGAATTGCTAGATACATTTTGTGAGAAATAGTTTTCATATAGATTGCTGGGTGTATCTATTAAAATTAATAATCCTTTAAATATTTATATTTTTTATAAATATTCACTATAAATACCAATTCGATGGGATTTTACTATATTGCTACCTGTCAGCATATTGACGAACTACATTACGTAAATAACCATGTACATATCATTGGCTTATTTTACACTAGAAAAGATGCGGAAAATCATGCTATACAGGACATTTTTAATATAATGGGGGAAATATTGGAAGATAATAGAAATAGGTTTGGTGAATATAAACACGGATACCTCTACGAAAAATTAGAGGAGACAAGAGCAAAGAAAATTATCTTTAGAAATATCGACTTTGATTTATTAGATTTATACAGACAAATCAATAGTCTCAATCCAAAACGGTACCATAAATGGCAAGTACAGAGTGCCGAAATAACACCAGTATAGTTCTATATTTTTCACTGTTTTCTTTACTTTTTATAATACTATAAAAATTTTGGTCATGAAACATATCCATGTAAATATTCTATCAATGCATCTGCTTTCCTATCTCCATTATATGTCTCCATATATTTACCTGCTTGAAATAATACCACTGTTGGAACACCTTTAAATTCGGGTATAAATTGACCTATCCTTTTCCCCAACTCTTTATCATCGTCAATTTTTATAGTAGCAAAATTTACCTTTTTTCCCAATGCAGAAACCACCTTGTCAAATTCAGGCTTGAATTGTTTGCAATATCCACAAAAATCAGCCTGTAATAAAATCACTACCATTTTATCTGAATTTATCAAGAGTTTTCCATCCTGTGAAAAATCGGAATTTTCTAGGTAAAATATTTTGGTCATTTTTCTTTCTTTTATTTATCTTTTAAAATTGAATTATCAGGGAAATATTTCATTTTTTCAGAAATATAAAAAATAAAATGGAAAAGCAAAAGAAAAATATACCAATGATTATAATATCAAAAAAGAGATTTTTTGACATCTATTATGGAGAAAATTTCACATATAAACAGGCACGTGATTATATTCGGAACACTACTATACTTGACAATGATGAAGAAATTCAAACACTTTTAGGGGAATTATTGGAAAATGAAAACAAGGACTAAAATATCCTATAGTTTCCCAATAAATTTTATAAAATTATAAAATTTCATGGAAATAAAGAGACGCGAAAAAGAAATGCCTAGAAATGGTTATAAAACAAATATAGAGAGAAAAACATTGGAAAATAATAGGTTTCGTAAAATACTATATACTACTCCACAAATGCAACTAGTTGTGATGAGTCTAAAAAAATCAGAGGAAATTGGCCTTGAAAAACATGTTGGAATAACACAATTTATAAGGGTAGAAAAAGGAAAAGCAGTTGCAATAGTGAATGGAAAGCGAAAATATCTAAATTCCGGAGATATTGTGATAATCCCATCAAATACCTATCATAATATCATTGCGTTGGCCAATGTAAAATTATATACTATATATTCTCCACCTGCACATTAGAATAAAATTGAAAAATAAAGGATTTTTATAAATTTATCAATAATCCGGAAATGGAAGCAATAAATGTGAATAAACTCATGCCAATGATTGAATCAGTATTAAACCTGAAAAATGAGAATGATCAATTGGTATATTATATGCTAGAGGAACCAAGCGTAAAAGAAACCCTTTCCAAACTTATTGTGAGGACCGATAAAATGTGGTATGGATATCTTGATGATTCCGACTTTAATTTGACCAGAAAATCCCATTGGATAGAGTTAAAAACTATACTGGATGTATATGCTTTTGTAGAACATGCTATCCCCAAGCTGAAAAAAGATGACTTTCTTTCTATAAATTTATTGGATAATTCATACTGTTTAACAAATGATAATGAAAAGAATAGAAAAAGAGTATTATTGGTCTATAGTATTATACCTAATATGGCCCCGTACAATTATGAGATTTTTGCAAAATTCGATTCTAATAGAAATTTAATTGGATTTTTAAACGGAACATATGATATTAGCATTAAAGAGTTTCGTAATGCAAAAAAAGAGGACATGATACTTTCCCCCTTGCATATCGAATATTTTCCATTTTTACCCGATAAAGAAAACATGATAGAAATTACCAATCTGATAGAGTTCGATTTTCCCGATCCAGAAATCAGATCAAATTATATATCATTATTTTTCAATCTTTTACGGGGAATTGAAAGGGATACAGCATATGTTTTTCCTTTAGGTAAATTTGGATTAACAATGATAGAGACATATTTGTTATTTTTTACACATTTATTTCAGTATGAAATAGAATACATTGGTAATTGGAACCATCCAGATGAATTAATCCCTATAACCGATACTGGCAAGCCAAAAAAATTTATATGTACAGTTGATCTGAATAATATGGGGTTATGGTCCTTTGCAATTCATCATCCATTTACCCATATAAAATATTTTACAAGAAATCCTCCTAAAAATATCATTAAATTTGACTATCTTGCATCAGTAAAAAGAAATACGGAAAAAGGGGGTACGGAAAAAGGAATAGACTATGATAATTTAAAAGAATCATTTGTGAGTTATATTTTGGCTCATGTTGTTTGTTGATCGATAAAAATAAAATTGAATAAAAAAACATCTATCCGAAATATTTATATTCTTATAAAAGAAAGTAATAGAAAGTAATAGAAAGTAATAAAAGGAATGGAAGATCAACAAATAATTCTAGTTGAATCAATACAAGATATAGCCCAGGAAATAACCCAAAAAATGACAATAGTTGATAATCTGGTGCGAGATATCGACAATCTCTGCTCGGATTCGGATCTTGACAGGGACATTGAAAGATTCAATCCGGACAGAGATTCCCAAGAGATTTCCTGGGCATGCAAGAAACTTTATAACGAGTTATTTGATCAAGTAAATAGACGCTATAACATGAACATTGATCCTAATGATGAAAATATAGCGGAAATAATAAAAGACAATGATATCAGGGAAAATCTCCCAAAAATAGTAATACATTGCAATAGAAAAATTTATTGTTTTGACGAACATTATTGGGCTAGAAAATCTACACCATTATCCGTATATGAAATATTGTCCAAAAAAATGGAGAAATTGGAATATACAGGGGAAATAACGGAACTGTGTAAGGGTTCATACAATAAGGAGTTTGAAAATTATGTGGTATTTTTATGCTATATTTTGATACCTGCAATTTGTGAAGATAATTCCAATGCTTTTAAGCAATTTGATTCAAATAGGAATTTATTGGGATTTCTAAACGGAGTATATGATACCAATTCCCATACGTTCAGAAATGGGAAACCAGAGGACATGATTCTTTCTCCATTTGACATTGAATATTTACCTAATGTCAATACAGGAGAAATACAAAAACTAATTGATAAGGATTTCCCTGAAAAGGATAGAGAAAAATATATGAGATTATTTTTTACCATGCTCCACGGTATCCCCAAATCCACAGTATATATTTTCCCCTGGAATGATAGTAGATATAATGATACTACAATGGTAGAAAAATATATTGATTTATTTGAAAAAATATTTGGATACCGGGTAGAGTATATTTCAGCATTTAATGACTATTCATCTAGTCTATATACAAAGGAAAAGGGAAAATATAAGCGTTTTAAATGCACTTCTGGAGATTTCAGAGGATATTTCACATTTTGTATATCTCATCCCGAAAACGGTATTGAATGGCTAGAAAGTAGAAAAGATATACTTGATATAACTGAATTTGAATATAAAAGAGGAAATGATGTCTTGTCTTGCAATGAGGACATTAAATTTAGAATCCCCTTTGCAAGTTTTATCCTAAAATATTCAAGAGAAAGAAATTGGAAAATTTAAATAAACAACATTATCCTTAAAAATAAACAATATCCTTTATAAAAATATAAAGGATTCTCAATTTTTATTTTTTCCCCCTTTTATATAGAAAATACCATGCAACCAATACTATTAAAATAGCCAATATTACCCCCATTAAAATTTTCATACTAGGATTTCCCCCGTTATCCCCGTTATCTCCCTTTTTATTGGGTCCATTCCCATTATCTCCCCTCTTGACCCGTATCAATTTTTTCCAGGTACTAATATTAGTATCAGATGGATATATTTTCTTTATCCATGATATATCTGTATCTGAAAGTATTGGGTTTTCAGATGTTCCCACCCCTGATACCGTCATTTTCACGTCATGTTCTCCTGATGAACAGGGAGGCCTTGCCCTACTATCAATTGCCCCTTGTTGGGTAATACATAATGTACCAGGGAAAAAATACAACATGATCGATTTACTATCAAAATCACTACCATTTATTGTATTCAAGCTATATTTTTGAATGATATTAGAATACGTAGTTCCCTTATCCCAATTTTGTGTTTGCCTTGCCCACTCGTATAATACCGGTTCATTCCATTCTATAGTTTGTCCCCTTGGATTTTGATGTTCGTGTATCATTCCTAATACATGACCAAATTCATGTAAAATTGTGGGTATATCCATCCATCCATAATTTAAAGTTACAGCATTGGGATCTGCCCTTAATGCATCTGTCCCCACCAATGACCAGGAACCCACATTTGGTACAAAGGAAATTCTGATATTTCCCATGTTCTCTACAAATCGAATTTTAAAGGGGAGAATAGGTTGGTATCTTTCAATGTATAATTTCTTGACAACCTCGGCATAATCGGTTCTTCCATGCAATTCCTTTGTCAAGGGATCCTGTTTTTCTAATGATCCAAATGCAGGAATAGGGGTCCATGATAGAGTCTGACCATTGGGATAATGCTTATTATCAACAGTGTATTTACTGGGATCACAAAATTGTACTGTAATTTCCTTTATATCATTAGACCATATTTTATCCTTTTGAAAAGCGGCTAATAATCTATCATAATGACCCTGGTTTGTAGCTTGCCTGACCATTTGTCCATGTACATGTTCCTCATTATCCAATGGTTTTTGGACACACATACGGACCTGAGATAGGCCCTGTAAATTTGGGGAACTCATCTTTTACCTTTATTTCTTAAAAAAAATTATTTATAATTGGTATAAATAATGGTATTATATTATCATCCCGATACAAATATTCTAGGAAATATATGAGCATCAACTGATGTTAAACAATTTACGTATTTTACATAAATGTTTCCTTTGACGACAACATTGTTCTGATAATCAGCAGAATATTCCAGATTCATTGTATAAACGCAATTTGGAAAGATTATAACAGGGAATATCAATGCATCATCTTTTTTGCTACATTTTTCTACTAAATTTTTCATGACCTTATCATAACAAAAATGCAAGGGTAAATCATTAATTTTAAAATTAATGATTTTAGGCCAAGGTTTCATGAATATTATTTCGGTAATTATATTAGGTCCCGAAATCCAATCAAATTCACATTGTGAATATTGTAAATATAATACATTATCAAATTTTCTTGTAATATCAGTTATACTATATATAGGATATAAATTGTATTCTTTTTTTTGTGTCCTATAATTTTCATATAAAATATATGCATTATTTACCGTATGAATTTTGGATATTTTTAATGAAAAAGGGTTGGTAATTTTTATGATACTATTTTTAGGAAAATTTTCTGGAAGATATTCTAATGGAATTTTAACATCTATAATTATCACTATTCTTTCTGTAGAAATTTTATATGGGAATAATGGGAGTTTTATAGTGTTCATATTATTTTCTATAAACAATGATAGTAAATAATCACCGGGCCAAAAATGTAAGATATAACCATCATCACTGATGACATACACTTTGTCAATATACCGTATATAATTTTTTACTTGGGAAAATGTATGGAAATATTCTCCGGTGATCCATACATTTTCAGGCCAACCATTGATCGTAAATTTATATGAAACATTCCCCTTGATTTCACTATCTACTTTTTCAGGTACTAGTAAGAGATAGGATTCACTGTAAAAAAAATTTTCACTATATTCAATTATCCCCTTTTTTTCTATTACAGAATCACATATTTTTATCATCCAATCAGGATTGTGTCCTTTTTCCAATTCTTTAACTATCCAAAAAGATAGTTCTAAATAACCATTTATCGTGGCTACATAAAATGTATGAAAAATATCATTAAACACAGAGAAAGAATCGATATTGGTAATTAACTGTATCATTTCCAATTGTTTATTGACACAAATTTTCTCTATCAAATCGTACTTTGCTTGTTTAGAAATATTGTTATTAACATTTTCAATATTCTCTCTCGATTTTATCATATATTTAACTCCCTGAATATCATCATATTCTATCAGTTTATAAAGACCAGAATTAGTTCGAAATTTTTCCATGTACTTTTTGTTAAAATCAAACAGGGAATTTGCATATCCGGTTATTTCAACCAATCTTTTCCTATCTAATTTGTCATATATCAAATCTATCAATTCCAAGGGTAAATTACTGATTCCATTTAGAGTATTGGTTTCAATTGGATTTTCCTCATGTATTGTTTCATTGAAAAAAAGGGGAAAATATTCTAAAAATTGCATAGTTATTTTTTCTTGTTTTTCCCATTTAAATATTGTTGATTTTATTCTACATTATAATTACAGTAATCATGGGGGATTTTCTGTGATGGATCATAATATCCCTTTTCCTCTGCCTTGCTCAACAGTTTATCAAATATCCCTTGAAATTCCTCATTGTGCCCTATAGATTTACACAGTACATGACTAATCTCATGAAGTAGCACATATACCAATATATTTAAATTATAGTATTTTCCGTCCTGATCCTCTAGACAAAGATATACAGTTTTTTTATTGATTGTATAGGATTTTCCCCCCTTGTATATTTTTATCTTGTTATTTATCCCTGGTACCAGGTCATTTAATATTCCTCTCAGTTTTTCTATCATTGGATCCTTTTGGGTATAATAATCTCTCACCTGAAAATATGATATAGTAATTATCAGAAATAAAACCACTACAATTACTATTATCACTGTAATGCTTGGGGTATTCATTTTTTCCTTTATTTAGGAAAATATTATAAAGAAAAAAAAAGTGAAAAAATGGGAAACCTATTTGAAATTTTACCATTGGAATTGATAGACATGATTTGCGAAAAAATTAATATTGAAATATTAATGGAAATTATTAAATACATGGATGAATTGCCACTTTTAGAGGTTGATAAACCTCTGATTTGGGACTCAATTTACAGAGATATATTTCATAATCTAAATGATAAAAGATTATCCTGTATTAAACGGAAATCAAAAGTAATAAAAATAGTCACAAGATACCCAGGATTGATATCAACACGCTATTGTTTTGGGTGATTTTTTAATATTCAAAAATGAGGAATCTATTTGAAATTTTACCTCTAGAATTAATTGTTATAATTTCCAACAATATAGATATAAAAATTTTAATGGAAATATGTGGCTTGACCGATGACTATATATGTTTTGCTGAAAAACCACCTAAAAATCCATTGGTAATTTTGAACGAGAAAAGAATAAGAGAATACTGGAGAGGGAAAAATAGATATATTTTTATGAATTTGACTTGTGATAGTTTCGGTAAAGAGGACAATGAGGGACAGTGTAGGGTTCTGAACAATATTCTCAAGGATTTGAATTACAATGAGCTTCCACCGGTTTTTTTTCGATCATTGTATCACAGTGTATATCACCCTATAGATACAATGATTAAGAACCTATGGGGTCGTAGAGAAATGCATCGTAAAAACAAAGAGGGTGAATATTATTGTTACACTACGGAATTCAAATGTAGATTATGTGAATATATTTTCAATATAAATACACATGCAGAAAATGCAGATAGAACTCATATACGAAAACCATATGGATGGAGAATGAACGATGCTGGATATTGTTTATCTAAAATAGAAGCGGAAATACACGACAAGAAAATACAGCATTTTGATAGCTGTCATAATGAGATACCAAATAATTGGGAAAATTATTGGATAGATACATTATCAGAAAAAAAGGGGGATACTGCAGAAAAAATAAACAATAAAATTGGTGTAAATTTTCTCAGGTGCAAAAAATGCAACTGGAATCTGAAATACCATTATTCAGAATCACATGACGTATATCATTGGAAAAAAATAGGGGAAAAGGCTCGTTGGGACGATTTTGATAATGAAACGAGAATTTGCAAAGGATGTAAATGGAATAAAAATTATGAATATAATCTATTATACAATTTATATGATTCGACCATTATAAATCAATTGGAATTAATTAAGAAAACTCATAGGAGGGTATGCGGAATACAAATTAATCCATCACTTATTTAAGCGGAAAAACTATAAAAAATAAAATATCCGGTAAATGCCTAATCTATTGGAAATTTTACCGTATGAATTGATCAAGATAATATGCGATATTATTGATCCAAAAACCCTGGTCGATATATGTATAAGAAACGGAGAACGTGGAGAGCCCAAAAAAATCTCCAATTTATACCATTTAAATTATGATAGAATAACCACATATTGGTGGCTTGAAACAACTATTGATCTCATTAAAAATAACGACTTTTATGGAGTAAGGTACCATATGACATTGGAGCTTGATTTAACTGTAAATGATAATTGGTATCTAAAACTGGCCTGTCAATTAGGTAGTATGGTAATGATAAAATATTTGAGCAAGAATATTGACATTACTACCAATGATAATATAGCCGTGATAATAGCTAGCGAAAATGGGCATTTACCCATTATAAAATATCTAGTAAATCATGGAGCAAATGTAAAGGCTCAAGACAATGAGGCTATAGTCAGGGCTTGCAGTGAAGGACATTTGGACGTTGTAGAGTATTTGACACTATCAGGTGCAGATATCACTGTTGGTGACAATTTACCAATGAGAGTGGCTCAAACTTTTGGGCATACCCATGTTGTGAATTATCTTGCATCAAAAGGCACCCCACAGTCCAATGATCCATTCAATGGGTTTCGTTGGTGATTCAGTGAAAACCCCATAAAACTGAAATTCTAAGAATTTCATTAGATATTTCACCGTACGGTATAACAATGAAAAACTATATTAAAACTCCAGTCACATTAAAAGAGGAATATGGGAACATTATCATGGGGCAACATGGGACCCACATCGTTAATGGGTTTGATTTTCCCTCCAATCTCAAAGATCAAAACAATACTGTATTTGGGAGGGCTTATATAAAGAGAAATTTAAAAAACCTCGTTGGTATTTCTGACAATGAATTTATATATGCATTGATTGAATATATTCTCAGTGAATTTTCTCATGGGGGGAATGCTAATACAGTACTCAAAATTAAAGCACATAGACCATATGAAAAATACAGTCATAAATTTTATATTGAAAATGGGAAATTAATGTACATTAAAAAACTGCACCAATTTTATGGTGAGGAAAAAGTCATTTACTCTATACCCAGAGTAATAAAAATAGAAACTGCACACAAAACAATGACAGAAAAAATCACTAGAAACTATGAAATGAACTATACCTGTTATTTTTATACGAAAATCCTGTTTGTGATATAACTTGAAAACCCCTAAAATTTTATAACCATATAAAATTGAAAATTTTAATGAAAAATATTATAAAAATATAGAGGAAATACCTAAAATGTCCCATCCCCGTGCTCTATTAATCATACTAAAAAGAATGGATGATTTTAGAGAGGCTATATCTGAATATATAGAAAGGTATTCAGATGACGAATCTTTTATATGTAAATGTAATGAGGAGAATTGGTGTAAAATTCATGGATTCCAAGCAAACATTGTAGCATTAATGGAACATGTTGATGTGGTCAGGGAATTTGCAGAGGATAATGGATTGGGTTGAGTTCTTGTTTTTATTTAAAAAAATAAATTTTCATTAAAATAAAATGAATATCGAAATAGTTGTTTTTGTTGCAATTGCAGCTCTTGCTGCTCTTTTCTAATTTTTTAATAGTAAATAAACAATTCTTTATAAAATTATAAAGAATTTCCCAATCAAAGAATCATTGATCAAAACCTCTTTCTCTTTTTACTGGATAATAATAGATTTTTTACCTGTAATTGTGTTTCCTTGTAATTTGCCTTGCGTTGTAAAGCAATTACCTGCTCTTCCAATTCTCCTACAATTCCTACAGAATCACCATATCTTATTTCCTTGTATGATTCAACAGTGAAATAATATATTCCCAATACAGCCTTGATTAGTTCTAAAAATTCATAAAATTTGTTTATACAGGTTTTGAAAATTGTATTGAAACCAGATACAATTTCGGAGAGATAATTTGATATATAATTACTACATACCAAACCATAATTATTAATAGATTGGATAATTTGTGCGAGATCACCAGAATATTTTTTGAATAATCTCTTGCTCGTTTCAAACAGAGTTTCTGCAGGGATACAATCAGGGGATAGACAAATCCCTGTGAAAAATTCTTTATTTGAAACACCATAATAGGGGATTCCTCTTGTCTTTTTTACAGCGGTTGCAAAGCTCTTGAGATATGAATAAATTTCACTAAATTTGCTATTGGTAAATTTCCAAGAAAATGCAAGACCCTCCTGGACAGTATTCGATACTGTAGAATGAATATCCCTAACTTTCCCCTTTATACTTTCCACCCCCAAAGTAGCAGCATTTATCGATAGATTATAAAAGTACTCGAGTATTCCTTTTAATCCTCCTCCCAAAATTTCCACAAATATTCTAGAAATTTCGGCTGTTCCTTCTGAAGATATTATTCCCCACCAATTTTCTAATGCAGTGGAAAGTGTGGAAACGGAATTTACACTCTTTAGCTCTGTATATAATGTCCCTACGATTCGGCTTGCCCCTTTACCGACATATGTCGCCAATTTTACAGCTATACCCGTGGTAGTAGTGGAAAGATAGCAAGCCAAGTTGATGAAATATTCAATGATATTCTTTATTTTTACTGATAAAAATACAGGACCAAGATATGCCACTGCATTTCCCAATATAATTCCAAATGATTTATATATTTTGTCCGATAGAACACCAAACGTTGATGTTGTCAATATTTTTTGAGCAAGCCATTTTACTAGACCGCCCAATACCAATGGGTCTTTTGCTGTTAGACATGCTGCATTTCCCAATACAACCAATACATCTATAAAATCATATTTCATTGACACTAGGTTTTTCAATTCAGTCATTCCTAAATTTGATGTGAAAACCAATATAAAATATATAGTATAATAATTTCTGTTTAAAAAGCTTACTGTTTCAGCCAATTTTTTAGTAAAGGAATTTTGCCACAAACCATATATAGAATGAGATATTCCATGCGAATATATGGCTCTTTTAATATCTCTTACTTTGACCTTTATTTTTTGCCAAAATGATTCGCTCTCTATTCTGGCTTTATATGAGGCAAAAGAATCAGGACAGAAATCTGCATTTAAATATGGAAAAATTTCCGATTGTTTGAGTTCGGGATTAATCTCTAATAGTTCCTGTATAACATTACATATTGAATTTCTCAAATTCAATGCAGTGGTATCCAAGTTTTTAAAGTTGAAATTTGGATCGGTAAAAGATAGACGATATCCCTTGGCAAAGTCCTGTATATATTTTAGGAATACCTCTACATTTACCATTAAATTGGCAATATCATTTACATTGCTAGATGATGGACCTTGTGGTGCATAGTTTTCAAGTACATTATTAATCTCTGATAATAGGAGGTGAGAAACTGAATCTATTTTTCCCAAATATTCTAATATGCTCAGTATATATTTTATCTGTTCAGGTCTATTTTCCAGAATTTTTGTATAAGAATCTACAACCTGTTTAAAATCCAATTGAAACTCCTCTTCTGATGCTGTCATTAATTTTTGACCCCCTTGAATGAGTTCTAAACGGGAATTGGCAATCTTTATGGAAATTGCCTCACTATATTCTTCCGGTGCTAGAACCGTTGAAATATTTTTTGTATCACAGTATTTATTAAATTCACTTTCTGTAAGGGTGATTATTCTTTCTCCCATTTTATATGTTTTTCTATATCTTTTACCGTTTTTTCTTTTTTATTTATAATGTTTATAAATAGTTTTGTTGAAATAATTTATTCTGTGAAATAATCAGAAAAATCTAGAATATATGCGCAACCATTTTCTCCATCAATCCCTTTTCTATATTCTCCCCCATCAATCTTCATAATTAACCAGCACTGTAAAATATCATTATATACAAATGAAATTTCAGTAGTTTCACATTCCATATAAGTCTCTTCAAAATCGGCCTTTATTTTAATTTTTATGTCCCCGTTTTTATTGGATTTTATAATACATCCAAATATAGTTATGAATTTTGATATATTATAGCAATCATAATGTTCATTGCGCAAAAGAGCATCATAATAATGGCGAATATCTGGAGATAAACCTATATCCAATTTTTCATCTATATTTTTTTCATCTATATTTTCACACATATCATGTATATTTATCTCTATAATTTTTAGTTTATGCATTACCTGCATTGTTTTTAGCGGAGAATATTTTGGATCATGATAATCAGGAATAGTATAATGAACACAGCAACTAAATTCATCCTCTTTTTCTGCTGAAATTTTTTGGGATAAGTCGCGTATGATTTCTAGGGATTTTTCTAGATCAATTGAATATTTGAATTTTCCTGCTGTAAAATAATCAGAAAAATCCAGGATGGTAATACATTCAACATCACTATAAATTCCGTACTTGTCTCCACATCCATAATTTTTAATGATCCAACATTTAATGGTTTCATCATATATAAAATTTGACTTGCATACATCACCTTCTAGACATGTATCAACAGGTTGAAATTTTAACCAAATCCTTGGCTCACCATTTTTACTATTGGTAGCACATTTATATAGGGTTATTTGTTTGGATTTATGACAGTATTTTTTCTCTATTTTTTTGCGAGTTTTTTCATCCTTGACAAGTATGTCATAATAATCAGATATTTTATTACTCTTTTTAGGGTATCCAATTTCATCCAAAAAAATTTCGGTCATTGCCAATTTGTGGGTAAAGGGAAAAGACTTCCAAATAGCATCATCTGTATGATTATTACAATATTTGGCTTTTGGATTTATTTTTTTTTCAAGCTCCATTTTTTCGGCCAATTCTCTAACGATTTTTAGGGATGTTTCTTTATCTACTGAAAATGTAAAAGGAAAATCCATTGTTATATTTTAACTATTTTATTCAAACCTTAAATAAAAATGAAACTAATATATTCTCTATTAGTTTCATTTATAATCACCATATTAATTTTTTTGGTAATTATATTGGTAAATATCAGATATCAAAAGGGGAGAAATAGGATGAATAGTATCCTATTTATTTCTATTTTTCTCATTGTATTTTTTAGCATGTGTATTATTCCCATAATGTATAGGAAATTTGATATATCGTCAAAATATGATAGAGATACCATACATTTTCTCTACAACAAATATTGGACTGTAAATTAGAAAATTTTATCATGATTTTATAATACTATAAAATTCAGGAAAATTACTAGAATCACCTCTTAACTTTATAAGAGCACCAATAATAGTCATGATCTCTATCCGTTATATGGTCTATGGCCTGCCCATATTTGTTATATTCTAATGGATCTCTGCATACCTCACATGTTTTCTTATCATATCCGGGGATAATTTCCGCTATTTCATTAAACATTTTTTGTAGGTCTTTTTCCATTATTTCTAACTGTTCATCTGTCAAAGGGATTCTGCTCTGTAATGTGGTATAATCTCTCCTACATGTATCTAGGCTATATTCCTCTGATTTGATACAGGAATCTATATCACATTTGTTTATGGCCAGATTATTTTGAAATTTACAGGATTTCTGTTTTTTCTTTTCCTTTTTGTTTTTTTCTTTTCCTTCCTTGGGTTTAATGTATAAAAATTCCAGTGTATCATTGCTACATTTTTTGATAGCATTATCCACACTATTTCTTATATTTTTTAGGTCATTTATCCTTGATTGATATTTAGCGATTATAGGGAGAATTTCCTCCCTTTTTTCGTATCGTTCTTTATGGGCTTTTTCCTCTCTAATTTTCTTTTCCAATTCAAATAGTTTTTCCTTTATTTCTCTCAATTTTTTACCCTTGATATTTTGTTCCTTGGAATGTTCAGATTTATACGCTTCCAATTTTTGTCTATATTCCTGCTCTATAATTTCCAAGTCTTTTTTGAGGTTGGACATTTATTTACCTTTTTCCCCCTTAAATATATTTAATTTTCCATTTCCATACACCATTACGATCTTTGATATAAATTCTATGTAAATGAGACTTTAACCATTCCCGATAAAATGACCTTAATTCCGGTATAACCTTGATCAATTTAAGTACCGAGGATTTGTCTAAATAATCCATGATTTGTTTTAAAATTTCAAATGGCAAAGTTGATAGCATTAATTTAACACAATTTTATATAAATGTATAAAATTTAAATTAATTTTTACTTGCATTTTCTAAGGAACATTCCATATACACCTAAATCTATCAAAACCCCAATAATAAATGCGTAAAGGGCAGTTTTGCTTAAATTTGCTTTTTTAACCTGCTTACCGGTATTGTCATATAATACATCCACGACAAAGCATGGTTTATTGAAATATAATATAATAAAAACCAATACGGGGAAAATAATGTAAATATACCACATTTTAAACTCGAATATATCATTCTTTTTTGAGCTAGGGGAATAATCATCACCAAAGCTGAAATTATCGACTCCTGCTTTATTGCACAATTTCTTGTATATATCATCCATGTCCTGATTGGCCATTTTTTATTTAGATTTCCGTGTATTTATTTTATTTAAAATGAATTATTGAAAATATTGAAAAATTTTATATTGTTATAAAATTGTTATAAAATCAAGTTCCGGGAATTTTTATTAAAACTTATTAAAAACTCATTGAATAATCACCTCATGATATATTTTCTCTAGAAATGGATCATTTTCCCTGCTCACCAGATCCCACAATGTATTCCTGAAATTGGTATGGTTTTTGGGTTGCACCTCCCCTTTTCTCTCAATTCTTTCAATATACTTTACCTTTACCCCCTTTTCAATTAATTCCCTATATTCCCTTGTTAATTTAAATGATCTAAATTTCTCATAACTTCCCCCTATGGTGAGCCTGCATAATCCATTCAATAAATCCTCTTGTGAAATTTTATTTATTTTCTTTTTAATATCCCGTCTTATATTTTTCACATCTGAATATATATTCTCTCTTTTGGGGAGATTCAAGTCAATTTCCTCAATTTCAACCCTACCAGAGTTATTCTCAATTATGGTGGGATCTTTATTAACAGTAATCATGGCAATGGTATTCCTATCATTATCGGATAAAGGTAAAGCACACCCAGTATAATAAATATTTTCGGCCAATCTATCTCTCCCATGAATATGACCTGAAATTACCATTGGTAAATTTTCTGAATATAAATCCCCATCTCTTGATTCAATTGCTCCCATTTTACAATTTCTAAATTCCTGATGGGCAAATATACAATCGGAGGTTTCCCAATCATTTACTGTATTTAGTGCATCTATAAATTTCCCTGGGGGAACATATGGGCAAAAAACCATGTTATCATATTTTATCACGGTGTCGCATACAGTTATATTATCCCATTTTTTAAATACATTCATCCAATGATTTTCATTTAGAAAATTTTGATTGCTACTATTATGACATACGGTATTATCAGCCAATAAAAATTTATTGTTTCCATCCACTGTAAATCCTACATAGTTTGCATACCCAATTTCCTGAACAATTATAGGGGAAACATGTATGACATTTCTGTTTCCAATGACTGTATCAGGGTCAAATCTAATACCATATAGTTTGGATTTTATACTATCTGGTAAAAGAACAAATCTACTTACCGGTATCTCTATTACGAATTTTTTATTGGGAAAAATAGATTCTCTCACATGAATAGGTACATGCACCATTTTTTCCACATTCATTTTAAATTGATCGTTAGAATATTCCAACCATTCAACATAGCATTCCCCTTTGTAAAAATATATCAACATGTGTTTGACTAGGACAAGTAAGTGATTTTCTGATACCGTATAACTGGTATCAAAAATTGGTTGATTTACTTTATACATTTTTCCTATTCCTTTATACGTATTTAATACGGTTCTTTTTCCATGGATTCCCCGGTTTCCGTTAGTGAAAAGGGTTCCGGAATCTCCTTGTAAAATATCCCCTATTTTTATCTGCCATGCCGGTTTTACCTGGCCAGAAAATAATAGTACCAAAGTATGGGGATCGACACACATATCATGGTTCCCCACCAATACATATAGAGGTCTGTATTCCCTTAGCATGTCAAAAAAATTACATGCCTTGTTGAATGGAATTGTATGCAATTTTTCATGAGTATCTAGTACATCCCCTAAAACTATAATTAAATCTGGTAATTCATTTTTCTCCTTTAGATTTTCAAGATATCCTCTTAGTTTTTCAATGAAAATATTTACCAGAGGAATATTGCTTACTTTGAAATGTACATCTCCAATGGTCAGTATTCTTTTTTTGGGGGTTTCAATGATTTGGGGTTCCATATTTACCTATTACGATTTCAATTTTTAGTGTTTTTCATTGTTTTTTAATATATTAATCAATTTTATTTTCCGCTTTATTTTCCATTTTTATATATTACGATTCCTATTAAAATTATATAAATGGCAATAATTATACGGGATATAATCAATATTTTATCATTATTACCCTTTTTAGAATAAAATGTATCCAAATTCTCAATATTTCCCATTGGATTCCCCCCGGAAGAATATCCCACCAATACATTATCACAGTTGAAACTATAAATTTTATCAGATTTCTTATCATTTAAATAATCATGATTTTTACTGACGCATTTATATCTCCAACCCGGAGATAATTTATCCAATATTTCCTCGTAATTTTCAAATATATTAATCTTGTACTTTTTTTCTGAATTATATGAGCCAATTTGTGTTGATATTATATTTCCTAATGATTTTACGGATTTTTTCCCAATTAAAAATTTGGGGTTGGAATATCCATTTTTATATCTATTTTTATATCCATTTTTATACCCATCTTTAGATGGGTTGTCCGGTACCTGAAAGTATATTATTTGGAAAAATGGCCATTTTTCCTTGTTTATATATATCCTATCATTAAAATAGTAATCTCCAAACAAATTTCCCAATTTTTCCCTGTCGGATAATTCCACTGCAATTTCTAATGAATTATCAAAGGGTATTAATTTCTTTTGACGAGCATAGCCAATCATTATACTGTTAATTACAGAGTATTTTATATGGTGTTCATTAAACATGTAATTTAAATGCTGTAAAAATTCAAGTACCTCCTCTTCTTTTTCTGGATATCTTTTCCATATATTATCAAAGGGATTTTCTATTGCAGATTCTTCTTTATTGGAAATATTACTACCAAAATCATAACAATGTATAATTATACTGGGAATGGTCATATATTTATCCAGGTCTTTTTTTTCTACTAAATATTTATCTATCGGATCAGAGTATTTATGATTATCGGAAATGACTTTTTTAGCCCCTTTCAATGATACCATTAATCCATAGGTCCCCATTGGACAATTATTACTTTTAACCATTTCATCAGAAATTTTATAGAGAAATTTATTGATTCTATTTTTTTCAATAAATGGATAGTTGTAATCAGGTATAATATTACAAGTATTTCTAGGCCATTTTGCTCTTGAATTTCCTATCCAACAAAAATCATATTGAATATCTCCTATTATTTTATCAAGAGAATTATACCAATCCGTAATAATAGAATCATCCTCGAGAATTATAGCATTTTTTAAACCCCTATCTACTATTAAATTATATACACGTAAATGGGATAAATAACAACCCAATTGGGGGCCGGATAATTTTGTATCATATTCATGCAATACATTTTTTCCATAGACTGCCGATACTCGTTCATAATCCTTTATTCCCCTATTTTCCAATTGGGTTTTCATTGATACAAATCTATCATAATCCTTGTCCAAATTTATAATGAAAATTTTCATTTTCCCTTTATTATTATATAATCACCATAAAATTGATATAAAAAAAAGCGGAAATGAAAATAATATATTGATAATTAAAGAAAAGTATATAAAGAAAAACGTAAATATATATTCAGAATTTTATTTTCACAATAATCTATATTAAAAATGAGAAGAGCGACAGATTCCCCATTGAGACCTAGATCTCAAGGAAATGATATGGTGATATATCATTTCCCCTGTTCGGATGGAATATGTTCGGCATGGTGTTTTTGGAGAAAAAATAGAGCAGTAAAATTAATTCCGGCTAAACATGGGGATCCTCCGCCAAATGTCAAAGGAAAAAAAGTCGTGATAGTAGATTTTTCCTATAAAAAAGACGTTATATTAAAAATGCTTTGTACAGCCAAACATATAACAATTCTTGATCACCATGAATCTGCGGAAAAGGAATTATGTGATCTTAAACACCCCAATTTAACAGTGATTTTTGATATGAAAAAGAGTGGGGCGCAATTGGCTTGGGATTATCTACATCCTCAATGTGAAAATGGGACAGTAAATAGGTCATGGATAGTAGAAATGATTGCCGATAGGGATTTGTGGAAATGGGAATATTCTTGGAGTAAAGCAGTGGGAAAGGCCACCCATATAATGGGCTATCATGATTCAGTCGAAAAAATTGAGGAATTGCATGTAAATTATGGGGCAAAAATTGGAAATTTTGTTGAAAATGGATTCAAAAGCAGCTCTACAAGTGAATCTGAAAATAAGTTTGGCGATAAATTCAGCGATATCGAGACCTGCGAAAAAGAATTGAAAAAATTAGAGAAAATTGGAAGTAATAAATTTAATACTAGCATCAAATATTTTATGGGTATAGGAAATGTATTAATTGATCAAGAAAAAAAGACATTGGAAATGTACAATAAAAATTTTTCCAGGGCCAAATTTTCTGCCTCCTCTGGAACCCCAGAATACATTGTAGGAATGAGCAATTGTCCTAGACATTTACGTTCAGATGCAGGAAATCTCATTAGTAATATGGAAGGTATAGATATAGCGGTATTGTGGGAATATAATTTCCCTAAAAATGAATGGTGGATATCAATGAGATTGAGTGATAAATCAACGTTAAATCTATCTGAAATTTGTAGCAAACTACCCAATGGGGGAGGTCATGCGAAAGCAGCCGGCTTCACTATATACGGAGATTTGGGCGAAGACCTATACACGTATTTCACCCCAATGAATAAAACTGAATCTTTGTCCATATAATAAATGGAATCACCTGATTCTGAAAATTATATTGAAAATCCTGTGGATTATATTGACTTTTTCATAACCGAAACAAACCGGACAAACAAAATAATGGAATTCACCCTCAGAAATTCTGACAGAGTCGCCATCACTGATTATTCCGAGCGATCATTTGCAGTGTATGGCGACACAAAAAGTATAAAAAATAAGTTAATGGAATTAGGGGGGAAATATAATAGAAATTTAAGAGATGGTTGTGGTTGGATTTTCTCTAAAAAAACAAGGGAAAACGTGCAAAAATTTTTAGAGCAGGAAAATCAAATTGCTCTAGACAAGACCATTGGAAAAACAGCAATAAATCAATCGGACTCTGAAGGGGATACACTATATGTCAAAAAGACTCCGGAGAGTAGAGTAAATGATGGAAAAACAACAGATAATAAAAAGGTCTATATCATTTACTCTGATGCATTGGATAAGATAATGGGATTTTATACCAATCTATCCCTTGCGAAAGTAGATGCTAAAAAATTACATGAACCAGAGGAATCAGGTATTTACCTATTGGAGGTCGATACAAATTGTATCAAGGAACTGGACATTGGAAAATTAAAGGAGATTAGCTATCTTTGAAAATTTATAAATACCTGCGAATAAAATAAACAATAAAATTTTATAACACTATAAAATGCATTTAATTTTCCCAATTTGTACCCATAAAATTGAATATATATCTAACTAGTGAAAAAACTCAACCCAGTATGGCTAAATATGAAAATGAGAGGTTTATACGTCCGGAATGTAAAAAAGGCGGACCATGTGATTACGGGATCGCATTTGACCATTGCAAAAAATGTCAAAAAGAACGTGTATGCGATCTCTGCTCTGAACACAGGCCGATCACCGAATGTTATTGTGGAAGGCGTTGTTGTTGTCATTGTTCAGAGGATTGTGATTGGGGGTGCAATAAATACGATAGGGGAAGAAGCTTTTGTAAGAAATGTTATGTCGAACATTCAAACGATTGTATCAGATGCAATGATCGCGAATGGAGAAGAAAAAGGATAAAGATGATGGAAGATTCAAAAATAAATATAGTGAATAAGGAATCCAACATCCCTAAATAACTAAATAACTCTGCTGTAAATTATTAATAAAATTCTTTATAAATTTTATAAAGAATATCCCAAAATCATTGGTATTTCAGACCATGGATAATTATATTTGGATCATACAGATCCATTCAAATTACTCATTAGGAAATTTGTACTGGACAGTTTCTCCTGGGCACATTTACCAAAAAATACAGAAAGTAAAATATAGGGAAATGTAAAGAAAATTGCAAGAGATAAATGTGCTACCCTTTCTGATGTGCCCGATTTAGTACATTTCAAAGCCAGAGCAATGGCATAATATATTAATAGGACCTCTATAATGAAAAATATAAGGGCAACAATGAATATAAATAAATCTACTGATGATGATATACCGGCAGTAGTAGATTCCCATACTCCATATTTCTCATTAAAATATTCAGCGGAATCCCCTTTTTTAGATTTTTGATATCTGTCAAAGGAATTTTTCAGCAAGGTACCTGATACTAACATTTTATTTTATTCTTTATTATTGATATTTTTATTGATGAAAATTATTAAACTATTATTGGAAAATTCACCCCACCCCATGAGAATTTTTATAGTTTGTAAAAATCATAAAAAAGTAAAAAATTAAATGCCTTGAAACTTTTTGTGTTTTTAAATTTTTTGGTCCTCTGAAAAAACTCATGGGGTGTGGGAGATTGTATTATTTTCCTCGAATTTCAATATAAAAAATATATTGAAAATTTATATGTAAAATCCTATTCCTTTATTGTTTCTTATTTATCATGTATTTCGTGGAAAAAGATTCCAATAACTATATTTATCTAAATACTCTTTTTGATCCACCAAATATCTATATTCAAGGGGCCCAGTTGGATTCTCTAAATTGTCCCTTCTCCAATGAAAAAGTGATGAACCGGCTGAATATTCAGCCCCAAATCCATTTACCTCTATAAAGTAAAATTCCCCTGATTTTAATAGGGCAATATCCATGGTAAAACCGGGATGATGATTTACCCATTTTTCAAGCAATTTAATAGTCTTATTACAAAATTCTATTAATTCGGGTACCCTATCCACAAATTTTTCATATTTATTTTTATACGAAAAATTGTTTCCCTCAACATATTTTACCTCGTACCAATGCTGTTGGCTTATACCAGTGATTTTACTATTATACACAAATACACGAAATTCAAGGTCAATTTCCACCCAAGGTAAAAAGTATAGGGTAATGGGATTTATCGTACCCTGGGCATTTTCAATAATAGGCGAGTGTTCTACATTACAGGTTATCAATGATTCCAATACCTGTAAAATGCTGGTATATGGTCCTGTTTTATGTATCCCTGTTTTTAGGCTTACATTTTCAGCTCTGACAAAGTATTTTATACTATTTTCATCTTTTTCCCCCAACCTAAATTTCATTTGTTTTTTCAATATTTCCGCGATAATTTCCAATTCTTCTAAAAACCCCTTTGATACCTTTTTAGTATGTTTTCCTATAGAATAGGCTTGCTTTATAATATCCAATCCCCAGTTATTATCAATGGTGATTTTTTGGTAATCCCTGTGAAAAATATCAATCCAATTTTTTGTATAGGTACTCTCCAATCTTTCATAGTAATCGGATGGCCTATTACCATCTGGGTATAAATTGCATACATTATATTCCTGCTCATTTAGCATTGATTTTTGTATTGGTACTGCTTTGAACATTTTTTTTTATATTATTTCTATTTGTTTTTACTATTTCATATCAACTTTTTAAATGAAAATTATTCTGATTTATTAGGAAAGAGATTCAAGATATTCCACTACAGATTTTTTCCCATAAATTCTTGCTCCACTTAACGCTTGGCCATTTTGAGTATCAGCTCCTTGTTGAACAAGGTATTTTACTACTTTTATCCAACCCTCTGAACTTGCCATCACTATTGCCTCATCATTTTCCGCATGAATATCTGCACCTATAGATACTAGATATTTTACCGTCTGTAAATGCCCTTTTGCACTTGCACACTTTAATGCTAAATTTTTTCGAGCCTTAATATCAGCCCCTAATGATACTAGATATTTCACGACATTTAATCTTCCATTTTCACTTGCCCATATTACGGGGCTATTTTTTAAAGCCGTGATATCAGCACCCTTAAATATTAAATATTTTACCAATTCTATTTTTCCTTTTTTACATGCATATATTAATGCTAAATCACTCCTAACCGTTATATCAAATCCTAAACCCTTTGGCCAATCTTCTGCTAGAAATTTCATTTTTTTCAAATCCCCTAGAACAGCCGTTTTCAATATAATACTTTCTACGGCTTTTCTTGTTGTTTCCCAATAAATATTCCCTCTGACAATTAGATATTTTGACCCATATAAATCATAATTTTCTATCAATGTTAAAAGTCCTATTCCTCTCCAATATTTCTCTATTCTATTTCTATTGAGATTATAAAGGATCTCTGAAAAGGGAGTTGTAAAGGAAATTCTCTCTATTCCTCCCTCTATGCTTATTTGGCCAAATCCCATAAATTCCCCGGATAGGGTTATTAGATACATTTTCCCAATATTTTTATCTTTGGTATTTTCAGGATCAACACATAATTTCTTTAATAAATCCAAGTTTATTTTTTCGCATATTAAATCAATTAATTCCAGGGGTAAATTTATGATCATTATCTCTCTTTTCATTATTTCTCTAATGTTAAATTGGTATTTTATAAGTTTATAAAATATTGGAATTCTATTTGGGATATTCAACACCATTTTTACCTAAAATAATCAGGGTTTATTTTAACAAATTCCGCGAAATTCCCCACCATTAATTTATCTACATTTCCAGTGGCTTTTGCATTATTATAAATTCTGGCTAAAATATCAAGACATGCCCTTGGATTTTCCAACATTTTAATCCACAATGGATCATTATCCAATGTAGAATAGTCCATTACTTGGCATACAGGATCCTGATAAATCATGCTATCATCAGGATTCACCGGATAGCATATTTTAGGAGACATTGGATTCACCGGATCAAATAACTCACATTTATCAATTGTTCCAGGGTAATAACAGAAACGCTTGAATGCCGCATTTCTTATCAATTGTTCTCCAGCCATCAATGGGGGATAAGGATTATATACTGCAGATCTAGCATTTACTATATTAGGATATTGTTGGTTAGTATTTTTGCTTGCAACCTCACAAAATCCATCCCAATTTGTGGCACAATAATCAGCCAAAAGTCTCTGACAATTATTAGCCGATTGACCTGTAAAGGTATCTCCTAACACTCCCCCATTAAATTTATTATCAATAGTATTATTCAGACAAATTGCCAATGGATTTCTGGGGGCAATATTTCCAAAATTTATAATCTTTTTGTACGACATTTTATTTGTGATAAAAATGAATTTATTTAAACCGGATAATAATAAAAAAATATCAGAATATTCAGTCTAAAAGGTATAAAAAAAGGAATAAAAAATCAAGAAATGGACCCATTAAATATCAGTTTGTCATCGCTATCAGAACCCGAATCTTATAAACCAATTCAAGTGGTGAAAAGAAGCGGAAGAACGGAAAATGTTTCCTTTGATAAAATTACAAGGAGAATAGCCTTTCTTTTGAAAGGTGATGATTACGGGGGTGGTCATGAAATGGATTTATCGGACAAAATAGATCCCGCAATCATTACCCAGAAAATCGCTAGTAGAATTGTGGATGGAATTAGTACTACTGAAATTGACATAATGAGTGCAAACATTTGTATTAGCATGTCAATTAACAATTATTACTATGGAATTTTGGCTGGGAGAATAGTTATTGATAATCACAAGAAAAACACCGAAAGTTGTATTCTCCGTCTCACCAAAATGTTGTATAATAATATTGATACCACGGGAAAACATAATCCATTGATATCTGATGAGTATTACGGATTCATCAAGGAAAATTATGAAGAACTAAATAAAATGTTAGATTTTTCTAGAGATTTCAATCTAAATTTTTTTGGCTTTAAAACATTGGAAAAAGCCTATCTCCATAAAATAAGAGAGGCAAGAGGGAGAGATGTGATCATTGAAAGACCCCAACATTTATGGTTGCGTGTAGCTATACAAATACATATGAAAAAGAGAGACCCCTCCACAGAGGGTATTTCTGAAAGAATGACAAAAATAAAAGAAACATATGATTTTCTGTCCAATGGGTATTTTACTCATGCAACTCCTACACTGTACCATTCAGGAGGAAAATATCCTCAGTTAGCCTCTTGTTTCCTAATGGGATTGGATGACTCCATGGAGGAAATCACTGATTGTGTTAGAAAATGCGCTCAAATTTCCAAATGGGCAGGAGGTATTGGTCTAAATCTCCCACTGAGATCTGATGGGACAATAATCAGATCCACAAATGGGAAAAGCAGTGGTATTGTTCCTTGGCTCATTATGATGAATAGTGTAGCAAAATATGTCAATCAATCGGGAAAAAGATATGGTAGTTTTGCAGTATATATAGAAATGCATCATCCTGATATTATTGACTTTATACAGGCTAGAAGAGAAAGAGGCCCTGAAGGAAGGAGGGCAAAGGACTTATTTTATGGTCTTTGGATTTCTGATTATTTCATGGAATGTGTAGAACATGATAGAGATTGGTATCTCCTAGACCCAAATGAATGTCCGGGTCTAGATAATGTATACGGGGAAGAATATGTGACATTATATAATGGATATGTATCCCAGAAAAAATTTGCTAAAAAACTCAAAGCAATGGATATATGGAAAGAAATGTTTATTTCCCAAGTTGAAACAGGGATGCCATACATGTGTTATAAAGATGCGGTAAATAGAAAGAGTAATCAAAAAAATATTGGGGTGATAAAAAATAGTAATCTATGCGTTTCCGGCGATACAATGATTTTGACTGATAAGGGGTATTTCCCCATAGCGGAATTGGAGGGGGAAAATGTACGAGTTTGGAACGGTAAAAATTTCTCTGATACAGTAGTATTGAAAACGGGGGAAAATATTGAAATGTGTAAAGTTTCTTTTAATAATGGTATGAATTTGGTATGTACCGATTATCATAGGTTTTATGTGAGAGACCCCATAAAAGCAGGAGGACCAAATTCTGAAATCATTAAAAAGGCCAATGAATTGAGCAAGGGGGATACCCTAATTGATTATTCCCTGCCAATTATTGAAAATACACTATCAATTACTCATCCATATGTTCGAGGTGTATTTATGACATCTCATGGTTATTTCCTGATTGATTGTAAAAATGACACTAGTTATGCGTCTAGATATCCTAAAGAAAACTCATCAGAAAATGGGGAATCCTCTGGGATTAGAAAGATCAAGGTGGAATATTGTAAAAATTCCCTTGCAGAAAAATTAGAGGAACTTGGCCTTCAATCAAATAAAAAAATCAATATAAAAATATATACCTTGTCCAACGATATTGACAATACAATTCCCGTTAATGCAAAATTATGTGATAAACTACAATGGGTATCAGGATTTTTGGATGGGTCTGATGTGTATGAACATTCCGGGATGATTTTCATTGATTCTGGTAATTGTATTTTTCATAAACAAATTATCCTATTACTCTCTACATTGGGGATAAGGGCATTTATCCGAAAAAATTATATATCATTTAGTATGGTAGATTATATCATCTTGAAAAAGATGGGAATGGTACATTCCGGATCAATGTTGAATCATCCCAGAGTTCCCAAGACAATTGACATGTCAGAAAATATCAAGGTAGTCTCTATTCAAAAGGGATATCTCACAGGTGATACATTTTGCTTTAACGAACCAGAGGAACACAAGGGTATTTTCAATGGAATACTAACGGGAAATTGTACGGAAATAATGGAGTACTCGGATACACGTGAAGTCGCTGTATGTAATTTAGCGTCGATTGCCCTTAATAAATTTATCATACATCAAGACCTTGAACAACTGAGAAAATCAGATATAGTGGTTTATACCATTCCCAACTGTGAATATTGTCTATTGGCCAAATGCTTATTGGATCAATATGATATAGGCTACAATACATTACAAATAGAAACAGAGGATTCCAGAAAGAAATTTAAAGAAGAAAATGATACTAAAACTTGGCCTCAAATTTCCGTAAATGGAAATTTGATAGGGGGTTATTCTAATTTAAAGGAGATAATCCTCCCAACTGTTGATTATGATTTATTGGTCCAAGTATCAGGAATGATTACAGAAAATTTAAACAATATAATTGACATTAATTATTATCCTATTCCAGAAGCCAAATTATCGAATTTAAGACATCGTCCAATTGGTATCGGTGTTCAGGGTCTTGCTGACCTGTTTGCTATCCTTGAAATTCCATATGAAAGAGAACCTGGAAAAGTATCTGATGAAGCAAGGGAAATTAATAGTAAAATTTTTGAGAGTATTTATTATGGAGCATTGAGGAAAAGTGTTGAATTAGCCAAAAGAGATGGACCATATGAAACATTTAATGGAAGTCCTGCAAGCAAGGGGATTTTGCAGTTTGACATGTGGAAAGAAGAGAGAGAATCAAAAGGTCAAACTTTTGATATCATTCCAATGTGGGATTTTGACACATTGAAAGAGGATATCGTCAAATATGGCTTGAGAAACAGTCTATTAGTGGCTCCAATGCCTACAGCCTCAACCTCTCAAATTTTGGGAAATATGGAATGTTTTGAGCCATTTACATCAAATATCTTTAAACGTACTACAATTGCAGGAGATTTCCCCGTGGTCAATCAACATCTTGTAAAAAAGCTACATTTTATGGGGCTATATAATAATGCGGTGATAACCAAGATAATCAAGGATGAGGGATCAATACAAAATATAACTGAAATCCCAAGGGAAATTAGACACATATATAAAACTGTATGGGAAATATCACAAAAAGTGTTAATAGATTTAGCAGCTGATAGATCAGTATGGATAGATCAAAGTGCAAGTCTCAATTTATACGTAAAAAATCCGATATTATCAGTTGTATCATCAATGCATTTTTATGCATGGAAAAAAGGATTAAAGACTGGTCTATATTATTTGCGTTCAAAAAGTGCTGCAAATGCACAACAATTTTCCATTGAACCGGAAAAGGGTAAAATCGAGGAAAAAGGTTGCGATTCATGTTCGGCTTAGAAATTTCAATTTATCAGTTATATTTATAATATTATAAATATTATTTAATCATGTGAAAAAAAGAAGAGAAATAATAATCACTCAAACGGATCATCCACAATTATAACGTCATTCAAAGCCATTATAGAATCAACTATATCTCCATTATTTTTCAATAATGCATGATAACAATCCTTGAAATTTTTCCCTGTCTGTAGCATTACCAATTTCACATCAATAATATCAATTACAGGATTCCCAGATAAATACCTATTATACAGCGACCGTATATTTACTTCTAATCCTGTCAGTATAGATTCGATTTCCAGAAAATTTTGGGTAGAATCCCTCACCGGTAATATATTTTTTGCAATCTCCTTTGCATCATTATCTAAAAAATTATATTTGTCGGCCAATTTTTGTACATGGAAAATGGTATCGAATAGCAAGTGTATATTTTCCAATTGATTTTCAGATAATTGCATTTTTTATCTTTCCCCTTGGGTTTTCTCTTTTGTATCTTTATTTAAACCGTTAAAATTGATATTAAAGATAAAAATTAGGAAACAAATAGAAAATAATGGATATTTTTGGTATAATTCTAATCGGTATAATCAGTATAAATTGCCTGTTAAATTTCTTTTTACAATTTTTTGTGACCACTGCCGCAATTAGAGAATGGAAAAAATGTGATAGAATTGAAAGAACTGTATATATCATGGCAATTTATCTATTATATTTTTACGGTATATTTTCCATGTTATTTGCCCTAAAATACATGGAAATGTGTGATTATATAGAATTGGTTGCTAAAATATATAAAAAATATAAAATCAAAAAATTTTATATCAATATATAAAATCTGAGAAAAATGCTCAAAATTGAACTAGAAAATCGTGTAAAAAATAAAATTTATATAGGGAATTTAATTGATAATTTCATACCGGAAGACTATGATAAATTAATAGTAAATTTAAATATACAGGAATGTCTGGAACAATTGATTATTCATGCTGTGAAAACACCTAATGAAAATTTCCTGTATGGAATGGATCGTTTTGATTACTATAAATTTTACTTTATAATATTTAAAAATCTAGGATATCTCACCGCCTATCAAATATCTGAAAATTCCATAGTTTTTTTCCCCATTAATTGGAATAAAATTTAAGCGAAAAGATATAGATATTTGATATCCAAAAAATAATAAAAACAATTTTAAAAAAACATTTTATTTATAAATAAAATGTCCGCAATAAATACAACCCATATTCAACCAGAACCCTTGCTAGAATCTGTTGGCAATTCCCGCTTTACAATTTTTCCAATTAAATATCGTGACATGTGGAACATGTATGAAACTCAACGCAAATGTTTTTGGGCGCATACATCTATAAAATATGACGAGGATTTGCCTGATTGGGAAAAATTAGGCAAGGATGAGAAATTTTTCGTAGAACATATTCTTGCATTTTTTGCAGGTGCGGACGGTATAGTTTTAGAAAATTTAGTATCCAATTTTTGTCAAGAAATACAAATACCGGAAGCAAGGTTTGTTTATGCTTTCCAAGCAATGATGGAAAATGAACATTCTGCTACATATAGCATGTTGATAGATACATTGGTAAAGGACTCTGATAGAAAAACAATGCTATTTAACGCTATAGATACTATACCATGTGTCAAGGAAAAAGCCGATTGGGCAATGAAATGGATGAATAAAGAGAAATCTTTTGCATCCAGATTAATAGCATTTGCCATTGTTGAAGGGGTATTTTTTAGTGGTAGTTTTTGTGCCATTTTTTGGCTTAGAAATCGAGGATTATTAATCCATGGTCTTGGACAGAGCAATGAATACATTTCAAGGGATGAGGGGTTGCACACGGATTTTGCAGTATTATTATATCTAAAATATATAGTGAATAAATTGAGCCAAAATGAGGTATTTAGCATGTTTAGAGAAGCAGTAGAAATTGAAAGTAAATTTATCACTGCAAGTATCCCTTGTAAAATGATTGGAATGAATAGCCAATTAATGATCCAGTATATTCAATATGTGGCCAATAGATTGCTCCTACAATTGGGATATGATAAACTTTATAACAGCACAAATCCCTTTGATTTTATGAATTTATTATCCGTGAATAACAAGACCAACATGCATGAGGGACATGTATCTGAATATCAGGGGGCAGATGATAAAATGGATACATTTTCACTGACAGAAAGTTTTTAGATTTTTCAGGTTTGATAGCCTGGAATTGAAAAAAAAGAAAAACCAAAATTCAAAAAAGAAAAAAATATCAAGTATTAAAGAACCTGAAATTTATAAAAAATATAAATTTTCATCAATATAAAATCTTGAAAAATAAACCAAATAGGAATGGCAAAATATGCAAAAGTAAAGCATTTCTTTGGAAATGTAGTAAGGATTGATACTCAACAAGAAATGAGGAATTTAATCAGAAAAAATGAAATTCTTTTAATAGAGAAAAGTACTGATAAAAATCCCACGCTCACTTTTATTCATTTCTCAAGGATATACCCCTCCCTAAAATTTGTACATTTACATTTAGTCATTTCCAAGGAAAATATGAGATTATTCCCTAATTTAGCCGAAAAATCCCATAGAACACTGGAGATATATAAATATGGTTATCTTATATATGAATTTAATGACTATAAATCATATGATATTATACACGATCCCTCTGCAAGTAGTAAAATAATACGACCAAGACCGCAAGGGGATATGATAAGAGGAGATTTACTCCAGAACTCTGATACAATATGTCAATCGGGACTCGATCCACCAGGATTTTCCAAAGGTAAAAATGACAGAATTAATGCGGTGATAAGGGATCCGTTGAATGATGCTATAGAATCTCTGGATGATCTCACTTTCCGTCAGGTCCTGTACATTTACTATTTCTCTTTCATCATAAATGCCCTAAAATCAATGACGGTATATCTCACTGAAAAGTGTAAGGGGATACCAAAGGAACTAATTTTCCTAATATTGACAGTGTTGATTATCAAGTATATTTAAAAATTAGAATATGATAAATATTTAAAGCTTTTCCTTTTTTTCAAAAATTCAATAAAATGAGCTACGCAACATTCAAAAAATTAAAGGATAACCCTTGTTGTGATGGTGGCACATGTCATCATGGTAAAAATAGACCTCAAATTCAGGTAGATACTCTAACACCTGAAAATCAACAAAATATACCCACAGAACTGGTTTCCGAAAATGATATTGTAAAACATCAATTAATCGTTGGTGTAGATGATTTAGAAAAAATAACAGAATTAAGAGATATTCATACACTTTTATATCCATTAATTTATCTAGCAAAATTATATCGAAATATCACAGCATATACATCCAATGTATTTTCCCTACAAAATTTTATTAATTTAGTGGTATTGATAATTGTAGTGTATTTCATGAAGTATTATTAAGTATCATTAGGGAAATTATTGATACAAATTTTCTTTATAAAAATATAAAGAATTAACAATGATAAAATGTTCATAACTCTATTACCATTTTCCTATCAAAAAACCTATTTTCCTCATTCCCATTATAATTATCTGAATACCCCCTTGGATTACATACTATTCTTGTGTCTCCAATATAATATGAACAGCCTGCATGAGTATGTCCATGTATCCATAATCTAGGGGATTTATATAAAATTGTATCCTCTAAATCTGTAGCATAATAATGGTTTAAAATATTATCTTGTTCCGTTATTTTAAATCTATCATTTATACTGGAAAAAGATGGAAGAAAATGAGTTATGATAATGGTATTTTTATTGGAATTATCATCTATATTCTTCTCAATATATTTCAAAGATTCCTCATGATATTTTATACAGTCAATCATACTAAAATTTTTTATATTGGAAAAATCGGAAATCCCCTCTGTGATGGTATCCCAATATTCTGTAGGGGGATTACACCATAATGTACTACCTATGAATTTTAAGCCATGTATCTCTACACTTGAATTCTGTAAAAAATGGCATCTTGGAATAGATAACAACCTGGTCATTTTTTCAATTGTTTCTGGTACTGTTTTTGAATAGTGTTCATGATTCCCTGTAATCACTATTACCTCGAGGGATTTATTGGTTTTCAATATGGCCAATATATATTTCTTTAATTTTCCTATATCACTATGAATATCACCCGCAAAAATGAGGATATCGCATCCGGAATAGTCCATTGTTATATATGAAAATTCCAAGTGTAAATCACTCACAATTTGGAGTTTGATTTTTTCTGGATTGGTCATTTGTTCAATTTTGTTCGTTTTTTATATTTAATATAAAAATTTATATTGAAAATCTATTTTATTGTTCCTTTTTTTCTGGGGTGGTATCATTATTGACATTTCCATTATCAATTTTTCTTGCATTTTCCAATAAAATATCCTTTAATTTTTCGGCACCTTCTAGTATCACATTAATATCACCTTGTGCATGATATGCAGTACCATGTTTAGGTGTGTATCTGACGCTATAATTCATGGGAATTTTCTCTTTTTCACTCATTTCTACTGGATTGACATTATATTCCAATATAATACACAACTCATCTGTTTGTCCCATTGTCATGCATTTTAGGTATATTTCTGGTATCTCTGTAGTTTCCGTAGTTTTTCTCTTTTCATAAATTTCCCTTGAAAATAATGTTTTTACATTATCATTTATAAATAGGAAATCAGGTATATTTAATATGGGATTATACACGACAAACCATCTGATAAATGTATCTATAAATCCTTGTTTTTTTACAATTTCATCACAAAAAATATTTAGCATATGAGAGGCATCTTGATATCGCTTTGTATCATGCAGTTCAATAATGGGGTTTATTATATGGGTTGATAATGTGTGGGTCATTTTTACTGTTTCTTTTTAGGAAAAAATGATACATTATTCATTTTTATAAAATAATAATTTTACCTTGTTTTCCTGAATTTCCGATATATTGGTAATTTCTGAAAATTCTTGTTCAATTGTATAATCTATATATTTACTATCAAAAATATCATTTTCATTAGGTGCATATTTTATCTTTTCTCTGAGCCTATTTTTAATCTCTAAAAATAGGCTCTTTTTATTAGATAAAATCCTGATATTTTTTAACAATTGTCTCAGATCTTGGATGATTGCTCTGTTCCCATTAAAATTCCCGTTGGGGGTTTCATTATCATTTGATATTGAGAACAAATCCCTTTTTTTTCTATCACCATATAATGCTATATATTTCTTGTTAAATACATTACCACAATAATTCTCTATATTATCTATCAATGTATTGATTAATTTATTAAATTTATAATCTAGGGACCAGTATCTAAATTTTTCATTGCAATGGGTTTTGTAATAAAATGCCCATGCTCCCCTGGAACCATCAACCCCATTTTCAAATTCCGGAACATGTATATATTTTAACCCGTTTTTCCCTTCTTTGGAATCTTTTATCCTGGAATATATAATTTCTCCAATTCCTCTCATGGAGAGTTCTTGTAAGCAGGATTTATGCTGAAAATCGGTAAAATCAAAAAGGAGAACTTTGGTGGAAAAGTAATAACTAACAGCACATGAATAATTGTACTTTTCCATCTCACCATAATTTGCTTTGAGATAATTTCCCCTTGATAAGATAATCTTATCAAGCGTCAATAAAAATTCATCAATCACTATTAAAGATTCTATATTATTCATTCCTAATTTTTTGAATGCAGAGAAAAGAGTATCGTAAAAACTAGTGATGAACCCATTTTCATATTCATAGGGGCCTCTAGTTGATATCAAAGCCATTTTATAGATATTCAATGACGCTATTAATCTATTATCAAAACCCAGGGAAATGTCATTTATAATTCTATTAATAAATTTTTTGGGGGTTTTTATAGTGAAAAAATTAAAAATGGGTAAATCTATATCCGCGTTCAGTATATAGTCAGATTCATGGTGATAATGATATTTTTCAAACATTTTGGCTTTGATAATTTTACCTGATATATCCCCTTGATATTGAATTTCTCCATATTCATTTCTTACGGTTTCTTTTTCAATGATATTTTCTACTGGATCCGATATTTTTGTTTCTTGTATGAAAAACATGTTTGAAAGACTGGTCTCTAAATCTGTCAGGTCCATTTGTTTTGATTTTTTATATTTCCTCTGTAATTTTTTATTTAATTTTATTTTAAACGGTATCAATTGAAAAAATAATTGATATTGATATTATAATAAAAAAGGAAAGAATAATAAAAGAAGGAATGGACAAGAAATTTCACTTGATAACAGACTTTGTAAATGAATTGGATAAATTATATGGAAAAAAATTAAAGCCATTATGTCTCTATAAAAATCTATTGGAAAAGATAAAACCAAATGATAAAAATTACGATAAATTCATGGAGAAACATATCAAGGCTTTTGAAACATGGACAAGAGAAAACAAGGTAAATATTTTAGGGAATGAAACCACATTTGAACCAGGGAAAATTTTATATACAAATCGGGTATTCATTGATATGAATGAAATTTTCAGTTTGGTTGCTCAGGATGAGGATTCAGATGAATTATTACATACAATACATGATTATCTATTGACATTTTCTGCTTTCCTTGATCCTACATCTTCTGCTAAACAAATTTTAAAGGAGAATAATAGGGATAATATAAAAGAAAACCCCACAGGAGCAATAACCACAAAACTCAGCTCTAATAAAGAGGGCCAGTTTTTATCAGGGATTTTTAGCAAGATTGAAAATAGTATAGACCCAAATTCCAGTAATCCAATGGATGCTATTGGATCATTGATGAGTTCTGGAGCCATAATGGATTTATTCAATGGACTTTCGGGTGGGATTCAAGATGGGTCAATGAATATAGGTTCATTAATGGGAGAACTCACTGGTTTAGTAGGGAGCATGTCCTCCTCTATAGAAGCGGGAAATGACCCAAATGCAAAATCAATGCTCAAAATGGCCAATGATAGTATAAATACCATAAGCAAGGGAATGACGGGAGATTCGATGGGCAATTCAATAGATAACAATCCAAAAAATCTTAAATGTGTGGAAATGCCCGGAGATGTTTCAGAAACTTTAAATACCCCCAATATTAAAGAGTTGGATTTGGATTAGTATGATAATTTATAACAATATAAATTATTAATATTCAAGATAAATTTATTGGAGATTATTCCACTTCTGTCCCATTAAATCATTCCCCTTCCGATTCATTAGATGATTCCTCACTAATCGAATCTTTATCAACAATCTTTTCCTCTTCAATATCTTCCAACTCTTCCTCATTTACACCATCCTGTTCCCCATCAAGTTCATCAATACTCACATCATCTTGACCTGCTCCTAAATTATCCGGTAGAATGTATTCTAATCCATATTGGAGACATTTTTCTATATCTTGGGGGGTTAAATTTCTTTTCTCTCCATTTTCTAATTCAACCCCTATAACTCTTCTTGTATCTTGATTGTCTTTATGTTCGCTAAAAATAAAGTATTCACCATCAATTTCCTTTATCAAATTCCCCGCTTTACTTTTCCTTATATTAAAGGTTGGTTGATGTTTGGATATTTTATCAATGATTTTCATACTCTTTTCCTTTTTAATATCCTTGACCGTAACTCTCGTTTTTAACCCCTTGCTTTTTTTAGCAGTCGTTGATTGAATTCCAAGCAACCTATTTTTAAGGTCCTGTTTTTTACCGGAAACAGGTAATTTTCTAGATTTACACAATTCCTTTAATTCAGCGACTTTTAATGGTTCCAATATTTCCGCTGTGAGTTCTGAATGTTTTACATTGTCATCTTTCATTGGGGGGTCCTCTTTTACACTCTTTTTCACAGGGGCAGATATTGCAAGGGTCTTTTCTAGCCTTGAATTTAGTTCGTTTATATCAAGGTCATATTCCTTGCTTATATCGAGAATAAAGGATGTTATTGCTTTTTTGGTTATTCGTCCAGTCATTTTCTTTTTCGATAAAATTCTCTTTGAAAATATTTAATTAAATTTCTATTTTAAAAAATAATTTGATTTTAAAATGAAATTTCAAATTAACCGGAATATTCAAAGTATAATGTATATCCTATATTTATTGGCATTATCATATTTTACACAATATGTGCTATCAAACAGTATTGTATCCCATTGGGTTATATTGGTGGTGTGGGCCATGAATTTCCTATATTTTTTAGGAGGGATTTCTGCTACATGTATGATTATAGGAGAATATTATGTGAAACTGAAAAACCTAAAAAAATTAATTTCTACACAGTACAGAGGTCCGGCAATGATTATATATCAGAGTTTATGCTTGATTATGAGGGTAATGTACATGAATTTTTTAAATTACATGAACAGTATAGTGGAAAAAAAGGATAATAAAACAAGTATTATTAGATTCAGCTGTGGAAACAAATTATATGCTTTATATATTTCCACCCCAATGGGTCCTGAAGATATAGTACAAATAATCGATAATGACAATAATGATATTACAGATACTATTGCACCATATATAAGATTAAGGAAACATTTACAGGAAATTACCCCTAAAAAATTTGGATATAAAAATATAGAAATTATAACGGCAACAAATGATGACCCATTATTTTTTGATGAAAATGAGGAAATCAGATTATGAAAAAAACCTTGTTTTTTCCCAACCAGAATTTATAACCTTATAAATTCTCGGAATCATGGAAAATATATATAAAATGTACCTGGACCCGTGATATCCCTCACAATTTTCCCATTTTTATATAATACTAAATTTTGAGTAGAGGAAAACTGTATCTTTTCAGAGGAATCTGTTGTCAAAGAAATATTTAATAAATCGGGATATTTTAAGGGTAAATTATTCATCCAATTTATTACTGATGAATCTATAGTTATTTGTTGTTCTTGATTTGGTGCAAGGGAAATATCATTGAGAAATTTTCCATTTATTGATATTGAGATTTTTGTATTGATTTTTCCTTTGTTCTCCAATTTAAAAACCACTGGCCATTTATTCCTTGAATTTAGATATATTACTGATCCAATAATATATAGAAAAATTACTATTAAAATTATTATTAAAATTAGTTTATCATTCATTTATTTCCGGTAAATTAATAGAAATAATACGGTGAATAATACGGTGAATGAAATACAACAATATAAAATATTTTATATTGTTATAAAATACCCTTATTTACTCATAACTTATACACTATTATATATGCTATTAATTTAGTATCTTTTTTTGACAAATCCAATTTTTTGTGTTTTAGATATTCATCAGTATGATTGTATATATTTTTCATACAAATATAAGTGCATTTTTTACGTATTTTTCCCTGTAAATTTAATGGTAAAGATCGAATTTTTTTAGCACATATTTTAGATAGTTTATTATATTCTGTGTCCAGGGATATTTGACTATCAAGATCCATGAATTTTATAATGGTAAAAATATTGGATAAATAATAGAAATCTTTATCGGCTGAATATTCATAGTTTTTCAAGAGAATCATTGGTTGATGTTTTATTATTAAAATATGGGCTATATTGTATATATATCTATTTACATTATCCTTTAATGAAAATGAAGGGATTTCCTCATCAAAATGAGTGGTCCTATTTAGTTTATATTTTCCATTTAAAATATACATTATTGTTTGTTCTACAAATTCCCGAATCTCTTTATACATTTTGAGGTTTTAATATTACCATTTTTCCCTTTCTTTATTTTCCCCTTTTTTTCAATTTTAAAAGGAAAAGGGAGATGATTGTGAAAAAAATAAAAATGGCTAAAAAATAACCAGAATATATAAAAAAAATATTTTCCTTTTTAGATGTCAAAGATTCTATTCTTGCCATGTATTTTTTTCTCCCCTCTGGTGTGGCATCCCTTCCGGCCACCCATGTATTAAAATCAGGGAGGGTTTCTATATTGATTACCCTTGATGCATCCAACCATGGTCTATTACGCAATATTCTCCTGGAATATCCTGTTTCAGGATCAATTCCTCCATTTAATATAGCAAGTCTGCTTTCAACTGCAAATCGTTTATTTTTAGATGCATTTCCTTGTGATGCCCGTATATTCCCTTGACCTATACCTACTGTTGGATCATATCCACTAGGATAAAAAAAATCAGGGGCTCCCGACACTATATAATTTTCTATACCACATTCTCCAAATTTCATGTAAAAATACCCATTTATCCCCCATTCCGGTCCCCAGAAATTTTTGATAATCCAATGATCTTTTCCCCACCCCACAATCTCTATTGAATGTCCCGAAATTGGCTTTCCTTGGCCATCCCACGCATATATCTCTTTTTTAGGATCAAATGTATAAAAATTTGGATATACTGTGAAACTTGCTGCAACAGGACCGTACCGGTATATTCCATATTTTATAAGATCAATGGAACCCCCTAATTTAGCTATTCCAGGCATGTAATAATAATTTTCACAACGATAGAACCTTGCGGGGGTACCACTTTCCATGTTATTTTTTTCCCAATATTTAAAGTCTGAACACATGTCGGAATTTAATCCAAAAAATCCGGCACATAAAGGCATATCTGCCGGATTTTGGAAATTACCCAGATTTTTATATGGGGCACATTGTATTGTATTTGTCCCCCAAATATATAGATAATCCCAGGCCGTATATAAAGTAGCTCCAAAACAACCAATTTTTGTTATTACATCAATATTTCCAAGAGTAATTTGTTCATCATTGGGTCTTGCAATATAATTTTTTAAATTTTCATCAGATGTGAATGAACATAATAGGATTCTAGTGGGGGACAGTTGAATATTCAACTGTCCCATTGATTGTATATTAAATTTGTCTGATAAACAACTTGCCGCTGAAAATGCCCAACAACTGCCACAATTCCCCTGATTCATAGAGGGTGTGAGACATCCTTTCCATACCTCCCTACCATCAAATGTTTCGGGCGGAGAAATATCTATTTCCGGTATATACCATACTATAGATTTATCTGCAATTAATTGCTCTACACTCTGTATCACTGTATTTGTTGGTAAAATTTTAGAGGACATTACCGTGTTTTTTCTGTATTTATTATTTTTTCCCCTTTATTTAGAGAAAAAAAAGGATTGTAAAATGACCATAATAAATTTGCCCCTTGAATTGATAGATACCATTTCTAAATATTTCACTAGTGAAATATTTACATACTTGACAATAGAAATAGATGATTCCATATATGATTCCATATATAATTTTCTGATCATTTCCAATACGGAATATACTGAAAAAATATTAATGAGAAATAGATTAGATCAATTGGTAATTGACAACGAATTAACCAAGATACGATATATGGTAGAATATTGTGGATTTTTTGGGAAAAAAGAGCTGAAAAGCATTTTAATTTTTGCATGTAAATTTAACAGGTTAAATATAGTAGAATATGTTGTATCAAATGGTGTGGATATTTCAGCATATAATAATTGTGCAATCATTATTGCGATTAGAATGGATCATTTTAATATAGTAAAATATTTGGTGGAGCAAGGACAAGATATCACCATTAATGAAAATTATCCCGTAAGATTTGCATACGAATTTAATAGATTAAATATAGTAAAATATTTGGTGGAGCAAGGGGCGGATATTACCGCTGTAGATAATTATGCAATAAAAATGGCAAAAATATATGGTTATTTTGAATTAATGGAATATCTTATTGAAATATTGAAATCCATGGGTATAGATCAAAATAGTATTGATTTTGGGAAATGTGAATATTGTTTCTATTGTAGTATAAATTATGGAGAATTAATGTGTTCAAGATGTGAAAGATTTATTTGTCATGAATGTGTAGGAAACTATAGCGATATTTGTACTTGTTGTCTTAGACCTACACATTATGACATGTTTATACATGATATTTAAAATGAGTAAATGATAAAAAATACATAAAATTAATTTTCATGAAAATTTATAGAAAATAACACTGAAAAAAGAGAAAAAATGCCTATCACCGATTTACCCTTGGAATTGATGGATATTATCTCTAAAATAATTGATATGGATACATTTGAAAAAATAGCTATTTCCATGAGAAAGAAAGCCCCCAATGGTCTCCTCTACAATTTTATTCATGATTATAATATTCCACGTGTAAAAAATTATTGGAAAACCAAGGGTTTTTTTAATTTGATAAATGAGGATGATTTTTCAGGTATAAAATATCTATCCCATATTTTTATAAAATGTGGAATCATTAATAATATATCTTGTTATTTAGTTTATGCTAGTAAAATTGGGAAATTTGATACGGTGAAATATTTTATATCAATTGGTATAAATACAGAAATGGATATTTGTTATTCAGTGCAAAATGCATGTGAAAATGGTCATTTTAATATTGTTCAGCATTTGATCAACAATTTCCCTTTACTATTTCCCTTTATAATTACCATGAATGTAAATTTTTGTATTAGATCAGCTTGTAGAAATGGTCATTTGGCTATAGTGAAATATCTAATTCATTTAGGGGCTAATTTTAGAGCAGTAAAAGATTATCCTATACGATATGCTAGAAAAAATGGTCATTTACGAGTAGTTAAATATTTAGAGGATACATACAACTCATTTTTATTGGGGGAACACTTGAAATCAATAAATTTCAGTATAAAATCGTGTAATGAATGTAATGAAAGAGATGCGGTAAATAAGTGCAAAGAATGCAAGGTAGATTTATGTCATGGATGTACCACTATAAATGGCACGTGTGATCTCTGTGAAAATTTTGGATTATTTTCATGATTATTTTCATAATAATTTTTTCCGGTTTAAAGAGTATTCAATAATATAAAAAATGAATAGATCAGTCGCATTCCATATATACCATAATAATCTTAATGCATTAAAAAACGATATTTCCTCGTTAAAAAGACAAAATCGTATAAAAAATGGTGATATGGATACATACGTAAAAATGGCCATAGATGATGATAGGTCCGGTGATAGGATAGAAATGGTTGGATATCTGATATCCCAAGGTGCTAATTTCATGGTGGCATATGATCATGCAAAAACCAAGGGAAGAACGGCTATATTAGAAAATCTATCCTCTTTTTTGACCAATTAATTTGTAAAAATTAACTTGATATAAAAATCACAATTTACTTTATAATGACTATAAAGTATTAATATCGGGGATACGAAAGAAATTTCTAATCCTGGAATCTACCACTACCAATCCCTTTTTAAAGTCTATTCCATTGATCCTCACTATTTTTCCCTGTATAAATTCGATATCTTTATTCCCTATCAATTTAAACTGTAAAGAAAGGTATATCAAGGCCAAAGTCTTTTTTATTAATGAGTATCCCAATGAATATTTCTTCATATTTTCTATTATATATTTATCCAATATCAAGTCCTTTATATTTTTCTTGCGAATTTTTGCCCAACATTCATTGTCGTTTTTTATCTTGTCCTGAAAAGACTGGAAGATAGCCAATTTCTCTTTATATTCCTTGTTGGAAAAAATCCCCAATTTTACATTTAATAGGGAATACAAATCATTGTACAACCCCTCTGAATCTGAAAGAACAAATGTAAATTCCTTGCCCTTTATACACGAAATTAACAGGTCTTTACTGATATATGTTCCCATAGGACAAACCCCATACGCCAAGTCCTCAAAAATGCTTTTCCAAAAAATATCAGTGGTAGCGGAACAACATTTCAAAATGAACGGGAAAAGCAACTCTTTTTTTGCTACCATTTACCCCCAAAATTTAAATTATTTTTTGTTGTTGGTATATACTAAATACATTTTTGAAAATAATATTTTTATTTAATGGATTGTTAATGAGAAAAAATGAATACTCTTTCTCGTATATTGTTGAATATAATTTATTGGAAAATCAAACCTAAATTATTGTTGAGAATTCCCGGGAAAAATCTCAATGATACCATCCTCTCAAAAACAATAGAAAAATACTGGGAAAAACGGGGAATGAATCGTTTGATATACAATAATGATATCCAAGGGGTAAAATATCTAGTAGAGAAAATTGGCGTTGATATTGCCAAAAATGACAATTATGCTATGAAATGGGCCAAATTATGTAATAGACAGAATATAGTAGAATATTTCATCAAAAAAGGATTATATTTTGACATTCAAATAGAAACATGTAAAAAACTCTATACAACTTCGACTGGTGGAGGTACAGAATTTATAACCACAAAATTAAGGCCAATTAATATAGATCATGTACGGAAAATAAAATATATATCGGTAAATGATATGAAATATTGGGACGGTTGCCCTTATATAAATTTGGAAACAAATATATGGAGAAATTTTTTCAGTCAAAGAGACAATATTGATAGGTATTATGAATCATATGTTTTAATTAGAAATCTATGTATAAAATGTAATGAGAAAATTCGCCTTGTGGTAATGTGTAATGGAAATATTATTTTTAGATTCAATTCAAATGAAATTCTCAAGGAAATTATCCCCATAAAAATAGCCCAATATTCCTCATTTTCAGTGGGGAGTTTTTTTGATGACAGTGGTAATAATACCGATAAACCCCATGAAATAAAAAGAGCGGACCATGATAAATATACAGTGAGTTTTGATATTGGATTCATAACCAATAAAGCAAGAGATTTTCTATGCTATTTTAGATATAACACTGATATTCCTTTGAATATCCCTGAAAATTGTTCTCCACCATTTGACATTTATGAAAGGGTATTTTATCGGGATAAACTGACCAATATGATGATGCTTTCATGTGGAATGTTATTAGGGGGTTTCCGCGACAATGTGATACGTATTGATTATATTGATTATATAGAGAAAATGTATGGTCCAAAAAAATTTAAAATGCAATTAATAGGGGAATATCAACCGGAGTGGTACTTTAAAAGTCAAATTGTTGAATATGGAAAATTATGCTTTCCACATGATGTTTTTTAAATTATAAACATTTAAATATAAATAACAAGAAAAAATGGCTATCATGGATTTACCCCTAGAATTGGTAGATACAATCTGTAATTTAATAAATGTAAAATTGATAAGGGAATTGTATGAGAATATGAACCCCATTTTTCTATCCTTGAATGAAAAAAGAATAGAAAATTATTGGGTGAAAAATAGGATTCGTAATCTGATAAAATATAAAGATTTTCAAGGGGTAGAATACCTTGTGAAAAATCGCAAAATGGACCTGAACATAGAAGAGGGAGGTGATTATCCTATAATAACAGCCATATATGAAGGAAATTTAGAAATGGTAAAATTGCTATATTCTTTAGGTGCGGATTTATATATCGATAATAATTATCCTATACAATTTGCCAGTGATTCCAACAACCTAGATATATTGAAATATTTTATAGAGACGGCAAAGGTAAATATTTCCACATTGCAAAATTATTCTATAGATTTTAGCAGTGGTCATGGATACCTTGAAATGGTGAAATATCTATATTCTCTAGGGTTAAATATAACAAAAGATGCACTGGAATGGGCAAGTAGAGATGGTAAATTGGATATAGTGAAATATTTGGTATCTCAAGGGGATTTTACAAAGGATCAAATATTAGAGGCAATTTATGAAGCATATAGAGGGGCTCATTTGGATATAGTGCAATTTCTGGCTTTTACAGAGGGGATTGAGATAGATGACATTCCATTGATTAATAATGAAAATGATAATGGAAATAATAATGAAATCAATCAATGGATGAATGCGGCTTGTGGGCAAGGAAAATTGGACATGGTAAAACATTTGGTGAAAAAAGGGGGAATGTACGATTGGAATTGGACTATTCCATTGAGATGTGCTATACAAAACAATAAAATTGAGATTGTGAAATATTTGGTTGAACAAGAAAGGATAGATATTACATTTGAAATTTGGAACACGCTGAAAATAATAGTTTGTAGGGGATATTTAGATTTATTAAAATATCTGGTATCATTAGGTATTGATATAAAGCTAAAAAATAACCAAGCAATAAAAGATGCATGTGAAAATGGGAAAATAGAGATTGTGAAATATTTGATAGAATTAGGGGCTGATTTTAGAGTAAATAATGATCTACCAATAAAATTAGCTAGTGAATATAATCATGTTGAGGTGGTCAGATATCTGCATGGTAAAGGGGCCGATATTCACAAGGGACCTATAAAAATAGCTACCAGGAGTCGGGCTTTGGATGTGGTCAAATATTTGGTAGGACAAGGGGTGAGTATTAGGGGATGTAGAGAAATTGCCATAAATAGTCCGTGTATATATGGGAGTAATATTAAAAAAAATCCCGTATTAGAATACCTAGAAAATTCAAGATTAAATAAGACCAAATAAAATTAATAATTTTTATATTCTTATAAAAATAAGAAAATAATCAAGAAAATGACAATCATAGATTTACCCCTAGAACTGATAGATTTAATCTGTAATTTTATACCTATTTCCGATTTGGATGATTTATACTCTTTCACCACTAATCATCTCCTAAAAAATTTAAATGAAAAACGAATGGAAAAATATTGGAGAAAAATAGGTATTTTTGAACTGGTAAAATTGGGGAAAATAAATGGGGTAAAATTTTTAATTGATTCGGTATCAAAATCAGCTGAAATTATTAAAATATCGAAAATAGGTAGTGTTGAATTTTCAATTAATTCTGAAACAAATTCTACAGAAATATTTAAAATGTCAAAAGTAAGCGACGCATGGCGTGAAAATGCAAATATGAAACCTAGGGATTATAAACTGATAATGTTAGCATCAAAACATGGACATTTGGATATATTGAAATATCTGTTTGAACATGTCTTTTCGAAAAAAGTGGAAAATCCTGGTAAAATAGACAAAAACATGCTATATAGTATAGCTTTAGAAAAAGCATGTAAATATAATCATTTTAATGTAGTGAAATATCTGGTCGAATTAGGAACAAATGTAGAAGAATTATTTGGTTCGAATAATATAATACATGCATGTGAAAATGGCAATTTAGAATTGGTAAAATATTTGGTGGAAAATGGTATAGATATACATGTCTATAATGAGTATCCCGCATTTGTAGCCGCGGACAGGGGTCATTTTGATATAGTAAAATATCTCATTGGAAAGGGAGTGAATATACATGCTATAAAAAATGATTGTCTAGTTTGTGGATATACCAAAGATCATTTAGAAATGCGTGAATATATGCTATCATTTGGTGCTGACATTACATGCAATAATTACGCTGTATTAAAAGCGGTAATAAAACTGGATGATTTTGAAAAGGTGAAATCGGTATTTCAAATGATTGTTGAAAAAACCAGGGAAAAAGGAGAAAATATAGATAAATCTGCATTGGGAAATTGTATGAAAATAGCGTGTGAAAATGGAAATTTGGATATCATCCAATTTTTTGTATCAAATGGTATATCCACAAAAAATTGTATTAGAACCGCTAGAAAATCGGAACAATTACATGTAGTGGAATATCTGGAAAATTTAAACAATGAAAAAACAAGAGGGAAACCAAATAAGGAAACATGGAAAAATAGGGAAAACATTTAAAGGAAAATAAAGGAAAATAAAGGAAAAAATGATCATAGATTTACCCTTGGAATTGATAGATTTAATATGCAATTTTATAAATCTAGAAAGATTAGAAGAAATATCTGAATTTTCTGTATTGAAAACCCTAAATAGAACAAGAATAGAAAAATATTGGAGAAAAATAGGTATTCACGAATTGGTAAAATTGGGGAAATTACAGGGAGTGAAACATTTATATGATAACAATATTGATTATAGTATTAATCTGGTATTTAATCATCCACTTAGAGAGGCGTGTATTCATGGGAAAATTGATATTGTAAAATATCTAGTAAAAAAAGGAGCAAATATACGCATGTTTTATGACTCGCCTTTGATGTGTGCTATAACACATAATCACATACAGATAGTAAAATATTTGGTAAAAAAGGGAGCAAGTATCAGTGATAATAGAGGAAATATATTTTATTGGTATATAAATAGCCTAGAAATATTAAAATATATAATGACATTTGAACCTGATATGATTTATAAAGAAACAGGTTCCTTATTAAGGGCTAGCGAAAAAGGTGATTTTGAAATGGTAAAATATATAGTCAATTTGTTTATAGTGAAAAATGATATAGAAAATGTGAAAAACATACCCGGAATAGAAAAGTGTATAAAAAGTGCGGATGTACGTGGTCATACAGAAATTGTACAATATTTTACTGGTTTTGGAATATTTGTAAAAAATTAAAATAGTTGAAATTATATAGAAAATTTAATAATTTATAATCATTATAAATTATGCTATATTTCTTTAGTAATTCATGTTAAAAACTGCCCTGGTCTCTCGTCTATGGTTAATTTTAGCAAAACCAGTTGGAACCTGTTGCAACCCCCAAGGATTTCCCTCTCCATAGCGTGTCACCCAAATTGATAATTTACTGTTATTTCGTTCGGTACCCAAACTTGTCTTGATATCACTATATATAATTTCTATTGTTCTATTGATTAAATCTTGTACCATGTTTTCAGGGGCCGATGGGGGAACATTATACCTGCTATAAATGTCCTGTGTTTTCGGCCTATAACCATCATAAACATCACTCATTACAGAACATATTCTATCGTTGGGAACGATGATTGGTCTCCCACTTGGATCAATTCCTCTCGTCAATTCAGTGATTTTAGTTGAAATCATGTTGATTGTTTCAGGGGAAAAATAATGATTCAAAGACCCTGTAATTCTATGATTTTTATTCCATCCCACATATTTCATTCCATTATAATCACAATTTTTCCTAACTGTGGATATAGCCTGTTCTGCAGCCAGTACATTTTGCTGAGTATTGAACAAGGTTTGAAAATTTGTGTAATTCTCTTTATTTTTATGATCTCCCATATTACCCCCTTGACAATAATCCTCTATTAATTCGGCGTGTTCCATTATTTATATTGTATTCCTTTACCTTTCCTTTTATTTCAATTGTTTTTCTTTATTTACGAGTTATTTTAAACATTTTTGAATAAACATAAAATCAAAATATATTTTAGCCATTCAATTAATTTAAAAATTTGAGGATATAAATATAGAGAATATATAAAAAATGAAGATTACAATGAATAATTTTGGATGCTATATCAGCGAAACATTTGAATTCCCTGATAATGGCTTGACATTGATATCGGCACCATCGGGAAAGGGGAAGAGTACTATTATCAAGGCAATTCTATTTGTCCTCTTTAATATAGGGAAAAAACTATATACTTTTGGGGAAAAGACATTAAAGGTAAAATTAGAAATAAATGTAAATGGAATTATAATCAAAATCACTCGTGGTAAATGCCCAAATAGATTGATATTACAACGAAACAAGGAAATATATGAAGACATTGTTGCACAAAATGTGATTAATGATTTATTTGGCTCAAATTTCCCCAATGTTAGTTTCATGGATAATCGTAATATATATAAATCGTTCTTAATGATGACTCCAATGGACAAGCTTAAATTTCTAGAGAATTTTGCGTTTGAGAATATCAATTTAGAAGAGATAAAGGAAAAGGTCCAATCTCAAATAAGGGAAAAAAGTAAAGAAATTACCGATATAAAAAATAACATGATTATTGAGCAAAAAATATTGGGGAGAATCCCCACACCCGAAGATATGGTATTTCCCATTAAATACAAGAATAGGGAAAAAGCAATAAAAAATGAAAGAATAAGGTTGAAAAATACCCTTTTATTATACAAACGAAACATGGAGAGGATATCAATATCAGAAAAAGAATTGAAAATTATAAAAGAACAGGATATGAATAATAGAATACATCAAGAGGCTATAAAATCAGCCATGGAAAGGGTTGAAAAATTAAATACCGAATTGTCCCAGATCAATCTACAGGACCCGACAAAAATGAGAGATGAAAATGATCTGTATGAACTGTTTCAAGAACAAAAAGAACAGGAAAAAATGATACAAAATCTAAAAGGGAAAATAGAAGAAACAGAGAAAACGGAACAAGCTGAATTACAACAGAAAATTATAGCATTGAAAAAGAATTCGTCAAATTCTTTGGGGAAAACCCCCATAAAAGACACTGAAAATAAACTGTCGGGATTGTACTATATCAGGCCCAAATTTATAGAATATGAAAAACAAGTTAAATTATTAAAAGAATATCAGGACATTACCGAGGATGAGATTTCCTCTCTTTCTCTAGGTATTTCTGCATTCAATGTAAAATTGGATGCATTAAATAAACAATATAATGATATATTAATTTCAGAAAAAATATTGGAATGTCCCTCTTGTAAAACAAATTTGACATTACATGAAAATAAATTAAAAATTTATGAGGGGGTCGTTCCTGTTGATTCCCTTACTGAATCTCCCACGGAAAGCCCTACGGAATGCTCTATGGAAAAACAAAAAATTGAAACCCTGATTTCCCGTATAAAAAAAGAGCTTGAATTTAATACAAAATCCCTGAATGAAAATATTACATCGTTGAGTAAGAAACAGGACATACAAAAAAATATAGAGGAACTCGTCAAGGGGATAGAGGAAAAAGGGTATAATGTAAAATCCCTTTCAGTCAATAAAATTAATGAGGATATTGATAATACTAACAATTTATTGAAAAAAATAGAGCAAGAAACATTGGTAATACAGGAACTAGAAAATAGGTTTAACAAAAAGGAATTTTCTATTACCCTCAAAAATATGAAAATTGAATATGAAAAATTGATACATAAATTTTCTGCGGGTACATGGGCGACAGGTGATACTGAAAATAAAGATATAATCTCAAAGGAAAAATACCAAGAGAATTCTAATGCAATTTTACTATACCAATTACATGAGGATAGATATAACGCACTAAAAAAGCAAATTGATCTGGAAAAAGAATTTATAGGGAAAACAATGAAATCAATCGCCCCTATAAATGTAGATATCCCCCAATTGGAAATTGAATTGGAAAATTTGGTAAAAGAAAATTCACAACTAAAGGATAAGAGATCTTTGCTAAAAAACAATATTGCTCTTATTGATAAATTTCTAGAAAACGAAAAGCTGGAAAATGAGATTGCGGAAATCAATGAAAAAATCAGAGTATTAGAAGAGCAGGAAATCACCGTATCAAATGAACATGCAGCCGCTTTAAAAATGAAACAAAAAATATTGGAATGCGAAAGCCTATCAATATATAATGTAATTGACTCTATAAATTCCACTGCGGGATATTATTTGGAAAAATTTTTTGTCGATGAAAACATGATTGCAAAATTATTACCATTCAAAGTGGAGAAAAAAGGAGGTAAAGAAAAACCCCAAATTAACCTATCTATTATATATAAAGAGGAAGAGTGTGATATCAATAATCTTTCAGGGGGTGAATTATCACGGTTAATTTTAGCATTTACATTGGCCCTCGCCGAAATATACAATTCCAAAATGATTTTACTGGATGAATCTACAGCCAATTTAGACCATGAAAATACACAAAATGTGTTTGAGGTAATCAAGGAGAATTTCAAGGACACTTTGGTTATTGCTATAGCCCATCAGGTTGTAGAGGGGAGTTATGATCATGTAATGTACTTGTAAATTTCTGTTTGTTTCTTTATAAAATTATAAAGAAAAAGTTTACCGGTTGTTATCCAATTATATTAACAATATAATTGGGGAATTTTATATTACTCCAATTTTCTAAATCTTTTACATTTGCCATATAACAATATACCAATAAATTTCTATCTATTTTTTGTTCATTTTCCACATTGATTTTTATCCAAAAATTATGGAGAAATGGGATATATATCGGTTTATCAAAAAAACTGTATGACTTGTTTTCTACATTTTCCAATTCTATTGTTTTTAATAAAAATTTTGGAAAATCAACCCCCTCCATACCTATATGTAATTCTGCAGTTTTCAAGATATCTCCGGGATATTTTTCCACTGTGAATTCTCGAAAAAAATCTACATTTCTCCTTATCTTGAAATACTCATTCTTTTCGTTATAAATTAAAGGAATTTTGGTCATTACAGTTTCTTTACTATTTTCAAGGGATAATGGTTTCAAAAGTATAGCGTTATCGAATGGTCTAGGGATTAATCCTTGACCAATACAATTAAACTCGTAATTGCATAGTAAAGTACCAATGATTTTTTTCCTAATATTTTCAATGAAATTTTCGTCAGATAAATTATCAAATATAGAGGAAAATTTATCCTTGACCTCCTTTGGTTTGGATACTGGTATATTTTCCTTTTTATCAGTAATATTTTCCAGCTTTATTATTTTGTCGAACAAATGATTGTTATTCGACATATGACAACACAATTTATGTCTATAAGCTCCGCTTCCCATATAACAATAGACTAGTAAATTTCTATCAAAATCATTTACCACAGTAAATTTATTTTCCATATTGATTTTTATCCAAAAAAATAGATGTGGATATGATGTAGATATTGGTTTATCAAAAAAACATTGTTTTGCATTATCTAAATTGACAAGTGTTATAGTCTTTACTAGAAAAATAGGCTCCTCTTGTCCTAAATATAATTCTGCTGAAATTAATGTATCTTCAGGATATCTATCAACAATAAATTCATTGAATAAATCCACACTTCTCCCTATTCTAAAAAATTTTCCCTTGGACGTCTTTGTTTCCTTGAAAATCACAGGAAATTTTACCATTACCGGATTTGTATCATGAAAATGATGTTTGTATTTGGGTGTTTCGGAAAAATAGGCTAATGGTATAAAAGCGCGTGTAGATTCACTTGAAATGAGAGGATTCATACCATGTCCAATAGTCAATGGTTCTTCTACTAGAACCGTATTAATAATTTTTTCTATATCATCTCTTGATATATCACTGGAATTGTCAGTATTTTCAATTATTTGAGTCATTTTTTCTCTGATTTTATATTTCTTATAAAATTTCAAGTATTTAAAATCTTTTTCTTTTTTTCATTTCAGATAATCACCTATAAGATTCCATTCTTCCATTAACCCTCACATCGGGCCCTCTATGTACCACAAATTGTGCTATACGGGGGTTAGCGGAATCAGTGTAATCTTTGAGCCCGGTAATATCCCATACTATTTTTCCTTGATCTCCAGGCCAATCACCCCTATATTGAGCACCGGTAATATGGAGATTTTCTAGATAATAAATGTCTCCCTTTTTCACCTGAGACATTCCATCCTCTCCTAATGATACAAATGGATATTCCTTGTTTCGTCCATCATATTTTACTTTCCATCCACAACTACCAGATGATTCTACAAATGTGATATACCTTGCTGTCATTTTATATTTATCTCCCTTTTTATCTCCCTTTTTATATTTCATATAAAAATTTCTGTTTAAATGGTTTATTTTAATCCTTATTTTTCTTTATAACACTTCCGGTTTCACCTTGATACACATTGTCTTTAATAATGTATGTAATAATTTGGTCGCAAAAGGGATAATTACTGTCTTTATATCATTTCCCTTGCAATTAATACACTCATTGTCTATCACAGTATCACAACCACAATCATTGCACATTTTTATTTGAAATGGATCACTGGTGGAAAATAACCTTTCTTTTAGGAACGCCGCAGCACTCTGTGAAATTACACATTCAGTCTCCATGTTTCCAAATTTTAAACCACCGGCTCGTTGTCTCCCCGCAACGGGCTGTCTCGTCAATGCATTTAAATGACCTGATTTTCTACTATTCCCAGTGAATACAGATTTCCCATTTCTTCTCACATAAAAAACACCTCCCTTGACAGTGAGACAAAATACAGGAACAGTATCAATTACCCTTTTTTCCATGATTACATTACCATATTTTGTATTGGGTTCCTTTTTGTTTTTGATCAGAGTGATTTTTACTTTTTCTTTTTTTCCCCCCATTGATTCAGTAGAGTTTTCAACAACGGAATATCTGCAATTATACCCGGCATGCAAGCATAATATTTGAACCGAATCAGCCAATGTTTTTTCCATTATAACCTCTTTACTAACATGGAAAAATATTTTCAGTAAAATTCTACATTGTCCCGAGTCCAATTGAAATATCAACTCATTGAACAATTTTGTTGCTTTGACAAGGTCCTTGCTAAAGCGATTTAATTGAATAGTATTTTCATTGATAAATGTATAACAAAAAATCTTTAAATTATTCAGGCTTCCAATGGTAAGGGATTTAATAAATAGATTTGGAAATGAAATTTCTACACCAGAATCCAATTGAGTTCCATACATTATATACACTGCTGTTAAAATGAGAAAATTATCGGTAATAAACAGGTCATCTATATTATCATATTTAAATGGGATTTTTATCCATTTTACATTGCTCTTATATTTCACGGGGATTGAATATAAATTATCGGCCTCTATTAATTCATATTTCTTTTCCCTCAATTTCTTTACATACATTTTATGATTACGTGTGGTATATAGGGAAATATCTTCTGTTTCAATAATGTACATTTTTCTTTTTTCAGCAGGGTATATTAATATGGCTTCGGGAGGTGAATATATTAATTCCTGTGTGTTTGGGTCCAAAATCCCTACTAGATCACCTGGACGAATATCTCTTACATCCAGCCATCCTCTATTTGTCAATACCTCATGATCCAAGGTCAAACAATGCATTTTTTCCTCTACCAAGTGTTTTAATCTATAATATTGAGAAATCCCCATGTATATTTGGGCATGCAAAAGTTCCCCCGTTTCCCCATTAATCATTGTTTCAAAGCCTTGTTTTCGATACCCCAATCCCCCCAATTCATTTGTCAGTATATCAATTAATTCTCTGGGTTGGTTAAAACTTGTACCATCCATTACCTCCCCCTTTATAGCCCCGATTTTTCCGCTAATCATTTCTAATGGGACATTTACAGTCATTCTAGAGGTAAAAGCATGAGGATTAATTATCACATCGGGGACCATTCCCGTGGCCATGCTGAAAGGTAAATCCTCTTGTCTGGCTATATGTCCTACCGTCCCTTTTTGTTTATGAGTGCAAAATTTATCCCCAATGACAGGGGTTAAATGCTTTCTAATAACTACATTGATTACACGATATCCATCTGGATTTCTCTCTACAAATACTCTATCCACTATCCCTGTTTCCCCTATTTTCACCGCTACAGAAATATCAATTTCCGTTTCTTCTTTACTCTTGTACAAGACCTTGCCCACGATTACATCATTTACCTCTAAACAGCTTCCCACTTTGACTATCCCATGTTCATCTAGAAAATCATAGTTGAAATGATTACGTATTTTAGTAGATGGCAATTTGATAATTTCATTGCTATAATTATCTATTCTTCTTTCCTCTGTAAAATAGGTCTTGAAAACGGTTGCAGAAAATAACCCTCTATCAAGGGATGATCCATTTAAAATTATAGAGTCCTCTGTGTTCATTCCCTTGTATGTCGCCACAGCGACAATTGCATTGGTCCCCGTGGGCATTTGGTAATATCCCGTTATTTGCCCCATTTTTGTTTGAACCATTGGGGCCTGAGGATAATCCAAGACATATGATATTGTATCAGCCCTATTTTTATGAGCCAAATTAGGCATTCCCAAAGCCTGTTTTATCATTGATACAACATATGACATTCTGGGGCTAGGACTATAATTTCCAAAAGGAACCATATTAGCAGTCAATCCCCACATTAATACGGGATTTATTTCACAATATTCCGTTGATTTAGTAATTTCGCTTGCATTCATTACTATTTGCGCTGTTTCTATTTCCGATGGATCAAGGTATCTAATATAGTCATTTTCTATTAGTTGATCCCAGGTTAGTTTATTTTTGGTAGAGTTTCCCTTTTTGTGCAGGTATTCCATCCTACCATTTTTCACAGTTATCAAGGGTCTTATTAATCTTCCTTCGTCTGAAAATATTCTAATCTCACCATCTATCCTATCATAGACAATACTAATGGTATAATGTAAATACCCAATCTTTCTCCAATGTTTTACTGTTTCTACAAATTGCAATGGATCATCAGTAAATCCCAATAGATCACCATTTAGAAAAACATATGGATATGATAATAAATCTTGGGGAGTTATCACCCCTTCACATTCATCTGCAATTTCATTATATGTTCCCTGAGAAATTTCCTTTTTTATTTTCTCTTTTAGATTAGAATATTCCTCTATTCCTATCACCAATTCTTTGATTATATCCCTTACCAAAAAAGTATCTATCCTTCCCGTAATATTTGTGAGAGGGGTGAGATTGGTCACAATCCCTACAGATTGTCCCTCGGGGGTTTCCGCTAAACATTCAAAGAAAAATTGAGATGGATTAATCTGTCGGATATCCGTATTTTTTCCTTTTTTACTAATGGGAATAACACATCTAGTGAGATGGGAAATCATGTCAGCAAAATTTTTAGAGGCCCTTATTTGGGAAACTCCGGACATACTCCAATTATTTCCCTTTACCCCCCATTCAGTTAGCATGCATTTCTTGATATTTTCAGTCATTTTATTATTCTTGGATATAGCAGCTATAACATCTTGTCCTTTTTTATCCAATTGTTCCCGTATATCAATGATCCATTTTTTATATAGTGATCGAAATAGCTCAGTAAAGAGGATTCCTGTGGATTGATACCTCTTGTTCATTATATTATCCTTGTTATCAGTTTGTCTCATACCTGAAACCGTTAGTAATAATTTTCGTATAATATATGTTAAAAATATTCCCTGTTCAGTAAAGGTCTGTTTTATACCTAGATGGGGTAAAATTTCAATTGATAGAATTTTCTCTATACATTTACATTTTTTCCATGATTCCTTTTTATTCCCTTGAAAAGTTGATTCTTTGATAAATCGTTGATAATATTTTGGGGATATAAAATTACTCAGATACATGATCGCATCTTTTTGAGTCTTTATAATTAACTCTGTTTCCCCTGTTTTTTTATTAGTGATATATTTCCCATCAACCTGTATATATAATAAGTATTTTTGAATATTGGAAAATTTAGAGAGATTAATCATTTCCATTATATCTCCCTTGTCGAATCCCATTGCTTTTAATACTATACCCACAGGGACACGAATAGTGATATTTGGAAGTATAAATTTTATACTTTTTTCATCATTCCCAAATACACATTTTAATTCTATAGAATGACAGGTTTCCTCTGACATACTTCTTGTCTCTGTATAATATTTATATTTTATTTTATTGGCTTTATTTTCCTCATTTTTATATACCAGGACCTGGTTATAATTCATGCGTTTTTGTGTAACAATAACCCTTTCCAAGCCATTTACCACAAAATATCCTCCGGGGTCATTCTCACACTCACCTAATCCGGGTAATTCCTCTTGACTCGCCGATGATAGATAACATTTGCAACTTTTTAGCATTATAGGGATTTTGCATATCGGTATCCTAAAATGTTCATTTCTTGTGGTTTCATCCTGTTCCTTGATAATTTCCACTAAATTCACGCATACTGAGGAAGCATAATGAATACCCTTTTGCCTGGCTTTTTGCGGGGTAATATACTTGACATTCCTATTTTTCCCAATTATACTGGGGAAATCGATAAATACATCGCCAAGAAGAATAGTATGCTCTTTTCCGCTACCGGTAGATTTTATTATTGGTTCGCTGTTAATTACGCTTTGGATTCCATTTATTATAAATTCATTAAAACTGGCTATTTGCATTTCGGCTAGACCTTGATCTCTGAAATATGTTGATAGAATTTCCCAAGAATAGTTCATTTTTCTTTTTGAATATATTTTATCCTGATCACAAATGTAATATATGTATAAATTTCAGATAAATGAAATTTTATTTAATTTTATTTTTCACACTAATAAATAAAATGCGCAGAACATTTACACGTTCAACCCCTAAAAACAAAACAGAAAATAAACCCAGGGTTCTCCCTTTGATTCGATCCACCCCTGATAGACCAGTGATGAAACGCCCAATTTCCCAACCCGTTATTTTGGGAGATGAATCAACACAAAATAACACAATCGCTTCATCAAATAATCCATCAAATAATTACCTTGCTGATCTTGTTTCTCCCATCACTTTACAAAAAGCACCGGAAAGTCCATTGAATAAAATCAATATGGAAAATCCAGAACCCTCTCCCAGTACATGGGAAATTAAATACACTAGTCTTTCTGAACTTTCCGGAATAGAGGAGAATGATAGAAAAATTGCAATGAGAAATTCTAGAAACACATCTTCAACTTTTGTTTTTCAACCTTTATCGCCAAATTTATCAGCAAATTCACCAAATGATTTAATATTAGTGAATCCTGCTAAAAATCTTTATTATACAAGGGAAATGATTGAAACGGAAAAGGTTAATCAGTTGAAAAGTCTGGAAAGAAAAACTGAAATTTTAAAATCAAGGGGGACGAATTCTTTAATCGTCCCTTTTGTTCGACCTCCAGTTATACCTTTTGTTCAACCTTTTGCCACATCAGAAACTATTGAGGCACCTCATATGACATTGGAAACTATTCAAATATCCCCTAATAGTCAATATAATGTCAATGATGATATAAATATGATATCATCCGATCATTTGAATCAATGAATCAACCTATAATTAACATGATTTATATATTATATAAATTATTTAAACTCTCTCAATTTCCTCACTGTATTTACTATATTTTGTAAATCTTCTGATTTGTGTATTGTTGAAACGTTCCCCCTACTATAAAAAAGCGTTCTCGGATAAAACCATGTTCCGGGGGATTTTTCATATAGATAATTATCAGGCATTCCTTGTGCTATAAATTTATCAACAGAATCCCCGGGGGTGATTCTGTATATTAGATTTCCATTTAAACTATCATTAAAATTATTATTAAAATTATCATCAGAACTGCCTCTGGAAACACCTTTATAATCTCTACTTTGCGGGTCTTTTTTTTCTGATATATATTTCTCTATATTTTCCATACCCTTTTTATTAATTAAATATGCACAGGCCGAATAACAGTTTTTTTCAGTATGATTTATCATTTCGCCATTTTGGCAATTTATTTGGCCTATATTTAATATAGTCCAATCAAGGGGAAGATTCTCTACAATTTCAAGTATTGTTTTTTTCCAAAAAGGTACTGTAGAAAATGACATGTCATCCTCGAGAATAATGGCATAATCATCACCATTTTTATAGGCAGTATATATAGCTTTCATATGAGACATTGTTGTGGCCAATTGTACATCTGTTGTATTTTTGGCTGTAGAAATCAGATTTTTTAATTGCTCTTGATCCCTTCCATTCACTGCGGGAATTCTATGATAATTTATCACACCATATGTTTCCAACTCGTTTTCCATTTCTTTTCTACGATCAGTTGAAGTATCCAAATTTATATAATATACAGGAATATACGATAAATTTTTAGGGACCAGATATTCTATCTTACTAATATTCTTTTTTGGATCTATTTTGGAATATTCAGTTCTCAGATTTTTGTGGGAATCTTGTATCAATGATATCATTTTCCTTTTTTTATCATATATTGCCATGTATGAATAAAAATAAAAAAGAATAGTAATCATTGCAAGAAAAAGCAAATGTAAAAATATCCTTGATTCATTACTTTTTTTCCTACCGAAAAATAATATTAAAATGTACAGGTAAAAAACTAGGAAAATTAATAATACAATATAAACCCCTTTTAATAGTTCCAATTCAGGGAACCCCATTTATTCTTGTAAAAATGAAAATTAACAGCCATTATGATTTTTTCTTTACAATGAAATATAAAGGAAATATAAAGAAATTTTTTCAGAGATCTTCCTTTTCTTTTTCCAATAATTCATTGCTTTTTATATATAGTGTAATCGTACCTAAAATCCCTATATTACTCTTGAAAATTAATGGCAAGTCATTTTCCATGAAAATTTGCATATTTGAACTCAGACCGGAAATCTTGATAATTTTAGATAGACTAATACTCTTGAAATTTTGTGTTAAAATTCTTTCCGATTCCCCATCGGATTCTTCCTTTTCAAAATCCTCGGAATCTCCCGACTCTGACTCGGAATTTTCAGATGAATCCATTTCCCCCAATGTAATTTTATTTGAATATACATTATTATCCGATGAAAATGATACATGAAATTTTTCAGAGGAAACAAGTATGTTATCGGAAAGGGCTGTCAATTGCTTGCAAGCCTTTTGAAATTCAGTTGAATTTATAATAATTGATTTCTCATAACCTTCTGGTAAATCAATATCTAAATTCTGTACGTCATATTGTATGGGAATTTCCATTTCTTTTACACTCTTTTTATTGTTCTCATTGGGTACTATAATAATTTTCAGTTTATTTCTATTCTCTTGGGAAATACACAATGTTATAGCATCCTTTTTTCTGGCTGATTTCATTAATTTATAAATGTGACTCAGATTAAAGCTAAATAATAGATCACCGGACCCTCTATATTGATAAAAGTTGAATTTATCATAATTTAGCACAGTGTCCGATAATATCTTTTTATTGGGATCAAACATGCGAGAAAATAACCCCTTTTTATTTACTCTAAAAAATGCTGTTTTATGATTGGAATGCAATAATTCAAATAAATTCTTGAGAATATACCCATCAAGGGTTTTTGCCTTGAACAATAGTTTCATATGGAATTTTTGACGGAAAAATGCTCTTTAAATAAAAATGAAAAAAATGGGAAATCCTGGGATGAATACAAATAATGGCATTTATACAGAATATCACCACTACCACTGAAAATCATGTAGAAAAATATTGTAAAAAAATTGGGAAAAAATATGATATTGAATATAGTGAATTATATGATATTTGGAAAGGTATCCCTGATCTATTTGAGGGATCTAAAAATTTGAAAAAGGGGGATTCCAAAAAGGAATCCTCTCCAGAACATTTAAAAAAGAAAAGAGGGCCATCTGGTTGGAATATTTTTTGTAGTAAAAATAGGGGGCAAATAAAAGCTGAAAACCCCGGTTTATCAGCTGGGGAAATAAGCAAGATATTGGGGGAAATGTGGGGGGAATTAGACCAAGGGGAAAAAGATGGGTATTCAATTGAATCGGTTAAATCAACAAATTGTACCCATATTTTAATATCAGGCCCTAGAACAGGGGAACAATGTGGTCAAAAAGCCACAAAAGAGGGAAAATGTACTAGACATTATAATATTGTGAATGGAAATGATATTAAAAAAGGATCCCCCATCAAAACAAGCAAAAATCCCCCCACAGATATTCTAAGGTTAAAAAAGGATGGAAAAGGGAATATTTACCACCCGGATACTAAATTGGCTTTTGATAATGAGAAAAATGTAATTGGAAAATATGTTGGGGGGGATATTAAAAAAATTGAGAAAACTACGGACTATGATTTAGAACAGTTAAAAATCATTCAAAAATATACATTGCAGATATTAGGTGTTGATACGTAAAAAATATATAAAAAATTTTGTAAAAATTGGAAATTGATAAAAAAATTATAAAATAAATATCAGAAAAAATTATAAAAAAGGGATATAATAAATATTAATAAAAATGGATAATGAACATTCAAGTATGGTAGGTGGGACATGCTCCTATAAAAGCCTATGTAATTATAATGCAAATGGGGCAATGGCAAGCACAGAGGGTATCCCATCCATGCAATGTCAATTAATCGGTGGTTTCGCCTTGAATTACCCTCCAAGATATGATACCTTTTCTCATGGTGGCCAAGGAGGTGGTTGTGGAGGGTTTTTTAAATTAAAAGGGGCTTATCCATGCACAGCAAAGGACAAGACATGGATCACTCGCCCTTGTACTACTAGCCCTGCCAAGGGAGCCAATTGTTGGAAGGCAAATTGTGGAGTCTAAAACAGCTAAATTTTATATCCAATATAAAATTTTTAATTCTAAGAAAGCTTTGCTATTTTATATGATTTAGCGTGATCTAATAAAAACCCTTCAAAATTTGATAAATTGTATTCAACGTCAAAAGGTATGTTAAATTCTACGACATGTATATCATCTGATGTTTCTCCAAAAGGTAATGATTTTTCCGCATCTTCTAAATTTTGATAGAATTTCCCATTTTCTGTAGTGGAATCTAATACGAGATATATTTTTGCTGACATTCTCTCGGTTTCTTTTATTTATGGTATTTATCAATATTTTATAGATTTAATACAAAATACTTTCATTGAGTGTTATTAAATCTATATTTTGATTATATTCATCTGAAAAAAGATTTATTATTTTTACATTGTTTTGTCCCTTTATTTTATCGGTGATAAATGCGTCACATAATACAAGTATTATTTCCTCTATATTTTTTAATTTTTCTATACATTGCACCGTGATTTTACAATTGAAAAATAACAATAATTTTACTTTGGATAGATATTCTACAAAATTCTCATCAATGGTACAAAAATGAAAACCTATAAATTTCAATCCGGATATAGCCTTGTAAAAATTTTCATTTGATATATGGCTATCAGTAATACTGATAGCCATATTAGTGATAGCCATACATTGGATACCACCTGTCAGTGTTCCCTTGAGATTCCACTCTGTTTTAGGACATAGAATTTCCAATGATTTTTCAGTGATATATTGACTACTGAAAGCTAACAAGTCCAAATTTTTTAGAGAAATTACACCATTATCAGTGATCCTTTCACAAAAGGTAATATTCAATGTTTTTAAATTTACTAATTTACCGATTCCGATATCTGTGATTTGATTGCAATTTATTAGTTTCACATGTTCGGCTTTGTTCAATGCGTCAAAACATTCATTGGTAATTTTAGGGCAATTTGATAAATCTATTTTTTTTATCCCGGATAATGCCATTACACCCTGATCAGTAATATTATACTGTTTATTGCTTAAAGAACCACTACAATTTATAGTCTCTATTCCCTCTAACAACATTAGGTCATAATCACTAATCTTTATTCCGCTGAAATTCAGGCCAATTTTTGAATATAATATCATATCTAAAATTTCTTCATTAAATTCGCATGTGTCCAAAATTATTTGTGGGTCAATTTTATTGAGAATTATCGAGACAAGTTCGTTGGGTATATTCATTATTTTTTTATATTTAATTGTATTTTATAGATTTAATATAAAATATTTCATTAATAATCCCCATTTAAAATTACCTAAAATTATAATTTTGTCTTTTATATGTTTTGGCTCTGAAATTTCCCCGTTTTTTATTGTAATTGTATTTACCCGTATTATTTGCTTTCTTTTTATCAAATTTTTCCCGTATATTTCTTGATTTTTCAATACCATTTTTAATACCATTTTTAATACCATTTTCAGTGGCATGATTCTCACTAACATAATTCAATGTATAGAAATTATCATTGACAATAACATTTATTGGAGGAGGGGTCACCAACCTAAAAATGAATGGTGAATCATCATACCATCCATTACCACAAAAGGTCAAACTAAAATGGGTATTAAACGAAACACATTTATCACATATTTCAATAGTTATATTTTCTATTTTTTCCATATAACAATCAACTAAATCTTTTTTACAAGGGCAAATTATAATCTTTTTAATTGATGATAATTTCCTTAAATTTTCCCGTGAAATAATATTATTATGAGAAAATTTCACGGTATGTAAATCACCCAATAATTTCTTAATGTTATGGCATTCATCAAAATCTGTATAAAAATGAGAGAAATTCAATCCAATTTTAGAATAAATCAAAATTTGCTTAAATTTAGGGGAAATATTTATATTTAGAGATTTTCTCAATGTTCTTACTAGATAATTTGAGTGACGAAATGGTTTTTCTTTTATTTCACAACTATCTTCCAGTGCTTCCAATATTGTTTGGTGTTCTACTTTTTCAAGGATAATAACCACAATTTCTGTTGGCAAGGACAATATCCTTGATCTTTTGGGTATTTTTCTCACCATTTTTTTCTTTTTTTTTTAAAGACCCCACAATATTTTTCATTTTTATATTATCCCGAAATACAGCTTTTACATGGACTCTTTTTTATAAAGAGAAAATAACTCAAAATTATAATAGTGAGTACAGTGATGCTAAATGATAGCCAATATAATATCAATTTCTTTTTATTGTCCTTGTCCCTTTCTTCTTTAGTCATTGCTCCTGCAGCCCCTGCTGCACCGGCTATTGCCAATACCGGACCTATCGCACATGGAATACAGGTCATTTTATTCTTTTTTGGTTTTTTTTATTTGTGTAATTTATTCAATAAAAACAATAAAAACAACTTATTTTATTTTACCAATAAAATAATATAAAAATCCTGAAAACCCCGAAAAAACATAAAATGTATGTATATGCCCTATTTTTAGATAAATTACTGTACAATATATATGAAAATAAACAGGATGCACTAAATGACTGTAGAGTAATGAAAGAATCTGGACCTACCCTTACAATCCTGATAAAAGAATATATATTGATCAAGTCCCCATTATACCCCTATAATTAGGATTCAATAGGGGAAAAAATATAATCCCCTTCCAATCATTTAGTATTATAATTGTGTCGCATATATTTTTTTGTATAGAATTTTCTATTTCCATTATTTGTCGATATTTTTGAGGGTAGATATTTTTTATTTTTTTGAATATCTTTTTCAGAATATTTTCTTGACGCCTTTTTTCTATTATTTTCATCAATAATTTCCCTTTTCTTTAATTTTGCCTCTTTTATCCTTTTTTCTCGTTCTTTTTCTGACATACTAGATATCCACCAATCTTCCATTGATCTCATCATAGATTCTCTTGTCGATTTATAGAAATATTCCTCTACATTTTCACATTCATCTAATTCCACGTACGAGGGCTGATATATAGGTCTAATCGTACATACAAAATCGCCAAACCTGGTAATTGAATAAAAAGACTCGAAATTTTGCATCATTTTATTATTTTTTTATTAAAACATTTCCTCTAAATTTATTCATTTTTAATGTAAAAATGAATAAAAAAATATTAAGGATACTGGAATTAATACCGTAAATAACAAGAATGGACAGTCAATATTATGATCATTATCCAGGCTATTTTTCCAGTATAGATTTCGATTATATAAATAGGGAAACAGCACCATTTTTAGAGAATTTTACATTGACCATATATGGTAAAGAAATTAGTGTGAAAAGAAAGCGATGTTTGTTATTATATGAAAATGGCGAAAAAAGCGGATATTACTATGAGCAGAATAAACATTATTGGGACGAGATACCGGTGATATGTGACATTAAATTAAAATTGGAAAGATTTATCAAAAAACACAGGAAAATTGATATCAACTTTGATTACGCTATAATTTACTATTATGAGAATGGTGATGCCTCAATGGGGTATCATAACGATTCTGAAGCATTAAATACGATAATCTGCAGTGTTTCCTTTGGAGCCTCTAGGAAATTTCGCTTTAGAAATTTTGGAGAAAAAAATGGATACCTGCAGGAATTTATATTGAGTCATGGAGACTTGTTCATAATGAACGTTGGTTGTCAACAAAAATACAAGCATTCTATACCTATAGAGAAAAGAATAAAGGAACCAAGGATAAATATAACTTTTAGATGTTTTGACACGGAAACAAAGAGTGTTTTCTAAATAGTAAAATAACAATAAAATACCGCAAATTTCTTTATAAAATTATAAAGAAAAAATATCATACAAATTTTTCATTAAATAACCTATATATTTTAAATGTGATATTTGTGATATTTGTATTTTCCTCAGTATTTCTATATTCTTCTATAGAGGAAAATATACTGCTATTCAATTTGTATAATTGTTGTTGTCGCTCATATTCTCTAATATTTATCAATCTATATAAAATCCCTTCTATTCCCCTAGAAATGTATAGAATCGAAAATAGTAATTTTTCATATTGAATTCCCTCGGGTATTTTGAAATATTTAATTGTAGAATATAGTTGATTCACGAGCATTTTTTCAAAGTGAGACACTGATTCCATTTTCCCTAGGAGATAATCCATTCTTACCAATCCTGTAATATCAACCATTTTTCTAAAAATATAAATAGAAATATCGTCATCATTAATCTCTGTTGAAATCTTGCTAAATTCCTTGCAAAAAATTCCCACAACCTCTGGTAGTTTATCGTACACTTGTCTCTGTAAAGGTAATGTTATCAAACTATGGAGAATGTCTATAAAAATATGAGGGCTATCAGATATCATACAATTTCCACAATGATCGAGGTCCATCATTTTATATAAAATATCAGAGGGGCTAGTATGTTTAGATATAATCCATCCACTCTCCCAATCAATTCTCATTTTTCCAAATATAGTCCTCACAAATGTATTAAATTTTACATCTTGGCCATATGTTTTAAAATCATCGGCCAATGATACTAGGAAAAGCCTATAATCCGCAATAGGATCATATCTATCAAGGTAAAACCCTGAATCCACATGGGCAAACGTATTACAAAATGGTTTATTGCTTATATTTTCCGTGTATGCAAAACCAAAATCTATAATGACTGGGAGATACCCAAAAGTGGGAACTTGGACAATTTCATCGTACCCATTTGTCAGTATACTGTACTCTATATACTTGCATCTTTCACATGGTAATACAATGATATTATTAGCGTGCAAATCATAATGAACAAAATTCACCTTGTTTTGAGCTATTCTTATCGAGAGTAAAATTTGCTTGATAATAGAGTAAATTACCTTTTTCCTTGTTTTTCTCTCTGTTATCAATGTTCTCAGATTTTTACCCTTGATATATTCCAACAATAGGACATCATATTTAAAGGGAGAAGAATCATCAAATAAATTCTTGGTAAGCATATCATTATTTATCCCCAGAGAAATTAATCCATATGATCTAGAAAAATTAGGATATTCTTCTGCAATTGGGTTAATGTCCTGAAAAATCGTATTTTCATGTATAGTAGTATAGTCCGAATGAGGGGAGTATTTGAAAATTATAGGGTGGGGAATATCTTTTAATTTTATCAATCCCACAACCGCCTGTTTTCCCTGTTTTTTAAATGAATACAAGTATTCAAAATGATCTGAAAATTTAATAGGAGATGGTTGGGAGAGGATTATATCTATTTTTTCTTTTATTATTTTATACACATTATTTCTCTCCTGTAATTTATTAGAAAATTCCATTTTCTATAAAAATAATGGTTTTTAAATCACCATTATTTACGATTTTTGGATTTTTTTCTGGGGGTTCTTTTACGTGGGGTCTGATATTTAGATCTCGATTTTGTAGGTGGTGAATATCCTGTAATTTTTGTTGGGAATTTTCCTGTTCTATTATAGGTATTTAATCTCCTTTTATAATCTGTCAAACTCGCAGTAAATGTAGGTTTATTCCAAAGAATGTATAATGAAAGAAATCCTGCTCGAGCAGGATTCCCTGTTTTAGTGTCTTTCATATGGCGAAAAATATATCTATTTCTCCTGTCTTTATCTTTATGCTTTGTATAATCACTTGCTTGAGCTTGTCCAAAATGAATGTGTTTTTCTCTGCCAGTTTCCGGGTTTTTAAAAATTGCTTCATATTTTTTACCAGCCTTTTTTGACTTGATTACCTTGACTAATTTTACCCTTGATTTATTTGGGGATCCTCGCATTTTATTTCGTAATAAAATGATATTTTTCTTTAATTTATATTTTTAAACAATTTCTCATAAAATCTCAAATACCAATTGATCAGAGTATTTCAATATGTAAATGTGATATTTTTCATCATGTTCAGATGTCACTTGCTGTACAGATTTCATAGAATCTAATATGGTTTCGTATTTTTTTCCATTCATGAAACCCTTGATATATAATCTATCAAATTTTGCATCTTTCCCTATCAAAATGGGGATATATTTTTCTCCAAAGCAAGCTCTTTCCGCCCAGTCAGGGTTAGTATTGTTTGTAAAGTGTATAGTATCATGACCTTCACAGTCTTTTAGCGATGATATCCTCACCCCTTTTCCAGTTTCAAAATGAAATGTGTCTCCGCTATTATTATAGCCTATATCTAACTTGACTAATATGATATCTTTATCCATTATTTCTTGTATTTTTTATTCAGAATATTTTTTATTCAATTTTATTGGAAAATCCAAAATAAATAAAATGGAAAGAAAAACCTTGATATATATTATACTCGCAATAGTGATTATAGAGGTTATAATCATTCTGGTTATTTTTTCCTTGAAAAAAGGAAAAGGGTATAGCTGTATAAATAATGAGTGTATCCCTGGTGGAACTATGACCTTATCGGAATGTGGAAATATATGCGGACCAATGAAACTCTCCTTTACCCCCTTTGGAAAGACCACTTGTAATAAATTAAATTATTTCCCGGAAAACGAGCTTAATCCGGGCTTTTATAAAATTTGTTGGTTTAGGTTGGGGGCAAGCCAAAATTTCCGTAAATGTAATCGTAATAGCCTAATATCAAAAATAATCGACAATTATAATTGTATAGCCCCATCAATTTCCATTGATATTCAACCCGATGGAACATTTACCGATAATTTAGCAGATGAAAATAGGTACTATTCCGAGCTGGCCAATGAAATAGTGGATACAGCCGCAAAAAAAGGGAAATTAATAACCCTTTCTCCTAGTTTGATTGCAGGGGAATTGTATAAATACTATAAAATGTATAAAAATGGGCTTGATAAATTATACCATTTTATAATACAATTGTACAATCAAAATTTCATTAAAAGCGTGGTATATGATACAGAGTTTTGGGATGATAACGATGATAAGAATAGGGGTACCACCGATTGTGATGATCATAGCCGTGGTCAGGTTCATGGTGGTCATCAACATTGTCTATATGAAAGAATGGGATCATACATGAGTGAAATTGCTAGGGCATGGACCAAGGTAAGACCCGACTGGGAAATTTTCATTAATGATTACCCTGATTCTGCTCTCACTGAAAATATAGAATTTGTCAAGGCAATTAGAGAAACCCCTAATTTGGGCTTTCAAGTTCAAGATTATTGGCATTATCCAAATGATAATAAAACAGTGAATAATTATATATCTCTGGTTGGTAATGCTAAAAAACTTGTATGGGGGTATGCCGGTTATAAACAGCAAAATGAGCTGTGGAGTAAAGCCGATTTTGATAAATGCGCAGAACAGGCCAAGGCTAAAAAATACTATGGGATTTTTGTGTTTGGGGGTATATGTTTCCTGATAAATAATGGGATGATTGATTGTCCGGGATTTACATGTCCAAATTGATATGAGGAAACCCATTTTTAATGAGAAATCTCCGTTATAAAATAATGGGAAAAGAATGATATTTTATAATCTTATAAAATATATTAATCAAATATACTACCACAATCAAAATCGGAACTATAATAGGAAAAATGGGGATGGGCAGGCATGTTATTTTCCTTGAATAATTGATAAATATCCCTGCCATCAAGTTCCATTGATTGCCCGTTTCTAATCACATTATGTATGCATGGATCGGTCTCTATACACATGTCCATATCCACCACTATATTTTCAGTAATACGAATTTGGTTCATTTTATCGGTATTTATTCAATTGGTTTCTCTTTAAGTATTTTTATTTTCTTATTAGTATTTATTCAATTGGGTTCTTTATAAGTATTTTTATTTTCTTTTTTATTAGTATTTATTCAATTGGGTTCTTTGTGAGTATTTTTGATTTTTTAGTTTTCTTTTTAATCTCTTTTTTCCCAGTGGATTTTTTCTCTATAGATTTCTCCTCTTTTTCTTTTTCCCGATCACAATATTCATTAAAGCAATCAGAATCGCAAAAATATAATCTAGTATTTTTATTAGCTATTTTGTCAGATATTTTAATAGCATGACAATTGCTTGGTGATAATTCCTGACATTCTGCACATTTACGCGGTAAATTCTTTTTTAGGCATTTTTTACTGCAAAAATATAGAGCATCAACATAATAGAAATCTTCTCGTCTAAACCTGATTTTTTTCTCTGTCATGGGTTTATTACATTCATGGCAATTTTTAACCGACATTTATGGTATTTCTCTTTTTTACTTTTTTTATTCAATTTTGATCAGATGTTTCCTCTTTAAATACCTTGTGTTTCATGTAAGTATGAAAATACGGTTTCACATCATCTATTAAAAACCCTATAAAATATGGCATTATAAACATTCCCCCTATAAAAAATATCACCCACGGTGGGGGTCTCTTATCCTGTGTTTCCTTCTTTTCATTTATGAACCTATTCAGGTATTCAATAACCTTGGGATCTGTAGCAAATTTGATTGGCTCCCCTCTAAATCCGCCGCCCTCAAGAGGGGCCCCATGATCATGTAGAAATTTCACAATATCCAAATGCCCATTTTTACAAGCTAATGTGAATGGTTCCGCCAAATCTCCTCCACTGTACCTGTGTGAATATACTAGGAATTTTACAATCTCAAAATGTCCCAATAAGCTGGCCGTATTTAATAGAAAACCCCTATTGGATGTTATATCTGCTCCATGGATAATCAGTTTTTTCATCATTTCCAAATCCCCCTCTTTACATGCCAGTGTCAAAGCATAATTATTGTTTGATGTGATATCCACCCCTTGTTCTATATAATAATCCAGGTGTCTAGGGTCTTTAAATCCATTTTCCATCCAGGTATAGAAATTTTGGGTGAGGGTGGCTTTATAGTTTTGAACATTTTTTTGAGAGATATTTCCCTTTTCTTTTTCCCTATTGAGAATTTCATTTTTTATAGTGGGTTCTTTGGTATAATTTTCTGTATTTTCAATATGGGAAATAATAGTCTCTTTGATAAATTTTCTGTAGGGAATTATAGTGGGTGGGTTGAATCTGTTAAAAGTGTTGAAAATCCCAATCATTGGGGGTCTTGATAATATTCTATGCATTTTATATAGTTATTTTTCCTTTAAATTATTTATCTTGAAATATTTGATTTTAATATATTTGATGATTAAAATCAAATTTTTTATTAAAAGAGAAAAAATCAAATAAAATGGGTCCAACTATCAATGCTGCTACTACCAATACCAAAAATTTCAATAAATTGTATAAATATCTAATGACGAGGATAAAAAAATATCAAGTCAAAGGATATGGAGGGGATGATATTCCACTGGATTGTTATCACAATAAACCCGGATTCGAGGATGACTTGAAATTCATGATAGAATTATTGGAAAGGATGGGTTATGATGTCAAACGGAATACGGACGAGACAAGAGTACCGGGCCATTTTTATGACCATTTATCGGTATGTGATGAGAAGTATGAATAAGGGGAAATAAATTTTATATCATTATAAAATTGTTTATTCATGTATAACCATCATAATACAAATATTTTATCTGTAATAAATTATTGGAACATTTCCTTGATTTTATACAGGAAATTATGTCATTTATTTCTTGTAAAAGGACCTTCATTCTTGTATTGAATTGGGGTGTTTTTCTTTTTCCGTTTTTATCTATATAACTATCGGGATTATACCTGATAAAAATCATTTTGTATTCGGTTCCATCAACCAAAGGGTATAAATCATTGTATCGTTGCTCCTCATCTTTATAACCTCTATGTTGTCTTTCATCTATTTCCACACATAATATATAGTTACCGGGAAATTCTTTACGTAAATCGATCCTCCTACCAGTGGAACAATCCCCTATATACATTGGCTTGTCATGAATAAAATCCGAATGGTCATTTTCATAGAGAAAACCTTTAACGGCTAATTCCTTGTTATTTTTCCTTGCAGAAAGAGATTTAGGGTGAGTTGGGAAAAGATTAGTGAAACAATAGCAACAATAATTGTTATAGTATTTATTTGCAAAAGTATCACAATATCCTGTAGCACATCTTTTACTTCTCACATTCACCATTTCATTTGTCATGTGATCTTTGCAACATATAGCCGCTGTTTCCCCTTCATAATTATAACTGGGTATTTTATTACAAAACAGACATTTTTTATCCTTTATATTTATCATTTCATCTTCTTTGTGAAAAAAACAGTATATAGCTACTGTTTCCCCTTCATAATTATAACTGGGTATTTTATCACATTCAATACATGTTCCAAATCTAACGTTTTTCATACCTTTTTCTTTGTGCTGAGAACAATAAATCGGCATTTCCCCTTCATAATTATAACACGGTTGTCTATTACATTCTAAACATTTTTTATTATAAATGACAATCATTCCATTTAACATATGTTTTTTACAATATATAGGTATTTTTTCCCCTTTATAATTATATGAGGGTCTTTTATCACATTTCAAACACTTTTTGCTATATATATTTATCATTCCCCCTTCTTTATGGTCTTTACAATAAATTCCTGGTATTTTTCCCTCATAATTATAACTAGGTATTTTACCGCAATTTAGACATTTTTTACTAACTATATTAACCATACCGGATTTCATATGAGTTTTACAATATAATGCCGGGGTTTTATCAATGAAATTAAAACTAGGAAAAGTACTACATTCTAAACATTTTGATTTTTTTACATCAATCATTCCCTCTTCTTTATGGGAAATACAATAAAGTCCTTTTGTTTTTCCTTCAAAATTAAAACTAGCCCATGTATCACATTCCAAGCATAAATTTGCTCTTAAATTTATCATTCCCTTTATTTTATGAAAACGACAATATAATACTTTTTTCCCTTTAAAATTATAGGTAGCTCTACTGGTACATTTTTTACATTTTTTATTTACCACATCTATCATATTTGTTTTCCTATGTGAAGCACAATAAATAGGTCTTTTTCCTTCATAATTATAACTAGGTCTCCTATCACAATTTAGGCATCTTTTATTGATGACATTTATCATTCCATCCTCTTTATGGTCCTTACAATAAATTCCGGGTTTTACTCCCCTGAAATTAAAACTTGCCCATTTTGTACAATCCATACATTTTCTGACCATTTTAATCTTTATATTTTTTATAAAGAAAATCAAAAATCAATTTTATTGATTCATGGATAACTTGTGACTGAAATATCATGTGCAGGTGAAATTCCGCTTTGTTTTCCAATGGAATAGTTCATACCACCAAAGAGTTGAGGAACGCCCCCAACTGAAACAGATTGTAAAGCGTTGGTACGATTTTGAGTTTGGTTCATTGCCCCACCAATCATACTTAATGCACCGTCATGGAGGTCAATGTTGGGTCTAACACTTGGCTGGAACCAACCAGTCGCATTGGGAATAATTGGTAGGTCCCCTCGAATTGGATCTCCGAGAGACCTCAACCTACTCTTTTGATTTGCATAAATGTACCTGTCATAAATGATTGGATTTGCATTATTTCCAGACAATGCCTGGAGTGACCCCTTATCAGTCATTGCTCTGACAGGCAACATACTAGTGGCCTCTTGATATTGCAATCCTGCCTTTTTAGCGGCGAATGCGGGATTTGCATGCATACCCGCCAGGGCATTCATTTCCATTGCCATGTTTCCCCCTACACCTCCTCTAGCACAGTCAGGGGGAGATTTACAACCTCCTTTACATGATCCGCACCCATTGAATCCTTCTATTATTCCCAATTCAGAATCAGGAACACCATTTGACAGGGATAAAGGCCCTTGCACCACCATTTGAGAATATCCCAATGGATTTGTGGGAACAGCCATATTTTTATTTGAGGGTAAATTATAGCGAATATTTGATCCATAATCTAGATTTGAAAATCTAGGGGATAACATACTCTGATAATTGCTAGGAACAGCAAATAGATTTTGTGGGCTTCCCCCCGCTACCTCTTGTTTTTTAATTGTCAATGGTACATTTATATAGTCTTCTCGTATCTTTTTCTTGTTATCAAAGCTTATTTTTATAACGGCCAAAATAGCCAATACCATGGCTATCAAAGTACCGAATATTTTATCGTTGAGCATTCTTTATTTTTTTATTTATATTGTATATTATTGGATATCGCAAATATTATTTATTATTGGTAATATTTACAAAAAAATTTAGATTGAAAATTTTTATATTTTTTGTAGTTTTACAAAAAATTTTATTGTGTTGTTTTTATCCAAAATTTCTGATATTTTTTACGTTTATTTTCTATTAAATTCCCTTGTAAATTCTCTTGATAAATATTCCGTCTCTGTACCTGTGGATGCAATTATCGCATGATATTCATCCCTACCACCCCATTTTTCTATAATATCCGCCTCCCCCATATCTACCTCTGCTTCTGGGTCAAATCTCTCTCCAACAAAAAAGTCATCCCCATCCATGCTTATCGAGTAAAATGTATTACTTTCCTTTATCAACAAAATCTGTATTTTGTCGGCCTTGAGAAACCTCAATAGCCTTTCAATGGTACAATCTCTATATGTGTTTAGGGGCATTTTGTTTTCATACATTTTTTCCTTTTTAATTCAATTTTATCCCTATCCGATTATCCCCTTTCGTTTCTGGCCAAACCTTTTCCCACCCCTATACCTTTTTGTAGGCATTCGTATGGCTGTCCCAAGCGATTATACCCCTCTGGGAGAGTATTACCATTTCCACAGAAAATTTTGGGATTATATATAGGGGCATAATCTACATCAAAATCATCGGGTTCCATATTTTTCCCTATACCTACCCCTACCCCTTTTTTGAAACATTGGTATCTTGTTCCTCTAACCAACTTTCCTTCTACCAATGGTTTGTGCAACCTATTGTTTCCACAGTATATTCCTTTTTCTGTTGGGTTTCCTTTTTTCCCTTTTCCCTTTTTCTCTGACATTTTATTTATATGATTATAAATATTCTCTCTTAAATATTGTTATAAATAATTTTTAGTTAGACCAAGAATGAAACCTCTCTAATATTTTCTTCTTTTTCCTTTTTTTCATATGGTACATTAATTAATTCCTCATATGCACGGCTGAATGAAGGGTTGAATACATGTCCTGTAAAAAGTATTCTACCCAATGAGGGAAAATGTGTTATGGCAAAACCATTACCAAAATCACACCATAATGTTCGAACATTTGCATCGAGAAAAATATACCTATATTCAATATCCGTACCATCCGTATATATTACCAGACTGGATCCTGATGTAGCTGCGAATAACGGATTTTCATAGGTAATGTCAGGAAGAGTGTAGGAATCGCCAACTCGTGTAAAATCTATCCTTGTTTTAGATTCATTTACATTCGATATATATCCCGATACCAAATAGGCATATGTTGCATTAAATACCTTGATATCACTGTATCCATCACTACCGACTAATCTAAAACATTTATCGAAATTGAAATCGGGTGCTATATCTTTTGTATCTTGGCTCACAATTTCTTTAATTTCCCTTTTATGGATATTATAAACTACTTGGCGATCCTTTAAAATTTGGAATGCTACAAAACCCATTCTTTCTATACCATTTGGTTCTCCTTTAGTATCGATTTCACGGAAATTTTGAGCCTGTTTCTCATCATTGGTAATTTCCAATAAATGTTGCAATGTAATGGGGGTATCATATTTATTCAATGTTTTATAGTGTTGGATCGTATCAACAAATTTGGTCGCACTATAATTTTCTTGCACATTTTTTATACCAATTTTCTCTTTCCATTCTTCCGCTGCCAATTTCTGTTGTTTTATTCTTTTCCTTGTCTCTTGTTTTTCCCTTTCTTCCCTATCCAATTCCTCAAGAGGAATAACTCGGGTATATCTACAAGATTTGGCAAATTTCCTACTTTCCTTGTAAAAATATCCAAAAGAACCCATATTTGGACATGCTCTAGGTCCTACTAGAATTACACCCGAAATTATATCGGCTTTAGGCCAACATACCTTGGCTTTGGTCCATCCCTTGCCTTCAACTAGAAAATCCATTTCCGCACCCTCTTTCACAATTGAATCCCTCCATTCTTTTTCTTGACACATTTTTCTATACTTTTTCTCTATATCATTTGGGTTGGTATACTCTTTCCAATAATTTTTCAATTTATATGAATCATTGCTTGTTATCACTACTTTATTATCCGGAGTTTGTATGTCCAATTGAAAAGAACAGAGATCATACGGTAAATTATTCAATGGGGTGCATTTTACATATCTCTTTTCCTCAAATACATAGTACCATTTATCTTGTTTTTTAGGAGGGGAAAATAAGACCAAGTGTCTCCCATTGATTTCATCATTATTGTAATATTCAGTCATTTTAATATTTTTACTATTATAAATTCCCCTTTTTTAAATCAATTTTATATTTTATAAAATTATGTTAAAACTAATCCTTGAATGTACAGAGAGGTTTGAGTTTAGCCACTATACTGACTAATCCGGCATCGACTAGACTCTGTACCACACTATAAATATCTTTATACGCAAGTTCATGTTCCTGCCTCAATAGGGAAATATTGGAACAAACCACGGTTGAACCCACACTGGTTCTTTCCAATTTTTCCTTACATAAATGTCCAAATTTTTCTTTTGCCTTGGTTCTATTTAATTTTCTACCTGCACCATGAGCTACAGAACATAACATTTTTTCAGCCAATTCCTTGTTTTCTGTCATTTTAACTAGAAATGTAGCACTACCACGACTACCGGGAATCACTGTAATATCTCCGGGATTAACTCGACCTACACCTTTTCTGTGGAGGAAACTGTGTGAATTACCATCATTTTTAACCTCTAAATAATTATGAACCACATTTAATATCCTTTCACTACTAGTGCCTACGGTATCGCTTATTCCAATTGCTATTTGTTCTCTATTGGCCAATGCCCATGAAACAGCCTTGTCATGATCAGATATGTATTCCTGTTGTTGTTTTTCATTGGAAAGAATATTATCATGTGTTTTGGCAATTTCTCCCCCATATCTTCTAGATCCGGAATGCACTAACAAAACTGCCTTTGTTTCATCTATACCCAACTTGCTAAATTCCTGAGGATCCTCAACCTCATCAACCTCTAAAAATTCAGCAAAATGATTACCACCACCTAGTGTCCCTAAATCCTCATCAAAATTATGATCCCAAGAGGAATCCGCGTATATTTTTCTGGGTTTATACTCTATTCCTCCCTTTAATTTTTTAGCCAATTGTTCGGGTGTATTTTTTCTAACCTTGATATTTGTAGAAAAAAGAGTCATACCACAACCTATATCAGTCCCTATGAATTTGGGATAAATCACATTTTGAGTTGTAAAACAAACCCCAATAGGTATTCCGGGACCCTCATGAATATCGGGCATGACTACGGCCTGATTTATATCAGGATGTTTTTTCATTGCTTCATATAATTGATTTAACCCACCCGGATCAATATATTCCTCTTTACAAACTATAATTACTTTATCATCCATTCTCTTTTTTTTTATTCCTACTACTTAATACATTTTATAATATTATAAAATGAGAATTTACACATTTACTACCTCATCATATAGACAACTAAAAGAACCCTGGAATACATGACCACTGAAAAGCATTCCATTTAAACTGGGAAAATGTGAGATTGCATGATCATTATCCAATGATTGAATTATTGTTCTATTTTCCGCATCCATGAAAATTGATTTATATTCAAACTCTGTCCCATCAGTGCATATTGTATATGGAGAACCGGTAGCAGCAAACAAGGGATTTTCATATGTGATATCGGGAAGGGTAAAAATATCCCCTACTTGCACAAAATCTAGTTTTCCGTTATAAAATCCACTGTTTTCACATTTTTTATACCTATCCCAATCGCCACACCACATATGGGCATATGTGGCATTATGGACTTGAATATCACTATATGCATCTGATCCGGATAAATGACAATAATTTTTCATGGGGTCGCTAGTCTTTATAGAATCCCGCTTTATTTCACTAAAAAGCACTTGAGTATCAATTGGTAGAACAATAAATCCCTCATATGCCTGTTCTTTTATACTCTTTTTTTTCTCTATACTTTTAAACTGTTCCTGTAATATTTCATCATTGGTATTTTGTAATAGATATTCGCATGTAATAGGAGTATAGTGTTTCTTTAATGATTTGTATATAGGTAAAGGATCATAAAATTTTACATTTAATTTCTCTACTTGTTTCAATCCTATTTTTTCTTTCCAATTTTCAGATTCTTTTATCTTGATCATTTCTAGGTATTTTCCTATATTTTCAGTATATTTATATTATTATAAATATCAATCTTTTTTTAAATGATTTTATAGTACAATTAATATGGGTATATTTTTCCCTCCTGATAACAATTCCACTGCTTTTTCATAAAGGGGATCCACCTTGAGAATAGCTAAATACCCCACTACAACCCCTCCTGCTTGTTCAACCAAATCCGCAGCTGCTCTGAATGTTCCACCTGTTGCCATTAAATCATCGATAATTAATACCCTTTCATCTTTTTTCACTGTAAATTTCAGTATTTCCAATGCATCAATAGAATATTCAGTATGGTATATAACACTGATTTTTTCATTGTCCGATTTATAAGGTAATTTTCCCCTTTTTCTAGCCATTATAAAACCAGCATTTAAAACGTATGCCAAAGCACTGCCATATATGAATCCTCTTGAATCCAGGCCCACAATCTTGTCAATGTTTGATATACCCGAATTTCTAATAATTTTCATTGATAAATCTATCAATCTATGAAAAAGGTCAGAATCAGATAAAATCGGTGATAGATCCTTGAACATTACACCTTTTTTAGGGAAATCAGGAGTCAATGAAATATGTTTAGAAATTTCATATCTTTCGACCTCTATTGGAAATGCATCTCGTAAAGCTGCTGTAATTTGATCAAAACGGCAGGTGTATCCGGTTTTCTTGTGATTCAGATTATATTTCATGGAACTCATCCAGTCCTTGGCATTTATATCCGAATCACATAAATTTATAGCTTGACCAATAGTCATGGAAAATCCATCTGTTCCGTTGAATCTATAAATTGTATTTTTTTCTATATAATCGTAATATTTTACTGGGAATTTTATATGGTTGCTACAACCGGTGCAACTATGGTTATTATTTCTCAGGGAAAAAATCAATACATTACAGCAATCAGTGAAATTTGGATAAATCTCATTTTCTATAGCAATTATATAGTCATAATCCTGTATTTCTTGCTCCGTCAATTTTTGCAAAACATGATTTTTTCTCTTGGTGCAACATAATGCTCCGGTTCCAAGCGGTTGTTCGGGTAAGGTACAATCCCTGGTATTTTTGCATAGAATTTCATTTTCCGGAATTCCAAAAAATTCGGAAACAGCACGCAATTTTATAGGGCTTTCAGATGCCAATACAAGTCTATTAAAACCGGGGATTTTTGGTGTCGCCATTATTTATCGTTCTCTTTCTTTTTTTCTTATCATTTTATATCTAAATATAAAATATTCAATTTTAATATTTTTCTTTTTTCAATCCTTTTCAAACAACGCGCTTATACTCCCTCTAGTTTCTAATATATAAATTGCCTGAGATAAAAGCGGCCCAAGAGATAAAATGGTAAATTTACGATGTTTTTCCAGATCATGGGGTAATGAGTTTGTGATAATGACTTGCACAATAAAATCACAAGATTCAATGGAAGATATCGCTTTTCCAGATAATATACCATGAGTGGCTAATATTATAGCATTTTTCAATCCATGCCCCTTTAATTCATTACAGGCGGAAATCATCGTACCGCAAGTGTCAATTATATCATCAATAATAATGGCTGTTTTTCCTTTATAATCTACATTGGATAATAATTGGCTTGATTCAACCTTGCTTTCAGTACTATAGTCTCTCTGTTTGCTCATTATAGCAAATGGCATTCTAAGCATTTTAGCATAATGAGCTACTCTTTTCACGCCACCATTATCGGGAGATACCAAGATATACTGTTCTCTCGATTTATCTCTCGTCTTATCCCCATCAGAAATGAATGAATCAGATATATGAAAATGTTTCAGGTAATCACAGAATATTTTAATTGCATATAAATTATCAAAGGGCACATTCGTAAATCCTTGTATCTGTCCTGCATGTAGATCAATTGAAATTATCCTAGTGATTCCCGCCGCTAATAACAGGTCAGAAACTAGTTTAGCCCCAATGATACATCTACCATCATCCTTTTTATCTGATCTCGCATAAGGGAAACATGGTATTATTAAACAAATGGATTTTGCATCAGATCTTTTACATGCATCGGCCATGCATAGAATTTCCATTAAATGATCATTGACAGATTTTCCATTATAATTTACACCAGTTGCTATGATATACACAGGATACCCTCTTATACTTTCGGAAATCTGTATTTTAATCTCTGTATTTGCATGATATTTAATAGTCCTTGATACCAATTTTTTTCCCAAATTTTTAGCTATTTCCTCTGCAAGAGAAACATTGGAATTTGTAGAGATTATTTTAACATTGTCAATTGCCCTTGAAATTTCTTGTGGTTCCATTTTGATTTTTTGATAAATTACTTGCTATATTATTTTGTATATTATTTATTATATTTTCTCTTAATTTTTATATTTAAATATAAAAATTCAGTTTTATTTTTATTGAAAATTGGATATTGAAATCGAGATTATTTTGTATTATTTAATTTCAATGCAGTTTCATTATTTTTATCATTCCACTTTCTCATTTTATATGGTGTTTCCCAAGCCATTTTTCTATTGATAAAGTCATTTATTTTTTCCACGCTAAATTCCCCTTTATAAGGTTCGCTATTGGAATGGTCATAATGATACACAATTCCCGTTATATTTTTTAGTGATTTTCGTATGATTTTTGTACAGTTTAATTCTTTTTCGGTTTTCTCTGCATCAGTCCTGACTATCCCCATTCTAGGATAATTATAATTTTTTCTCTGTAAATTGGCAACCTCTTTGAAAATGGTAATCAAAGTTGGGCTAGTGCAGAATAGTATAATCATTGGAGTTATAAACGTCATATTCAAACATGGGGTATCATTCTCTTCCATATAAAAGTCAGAGAATTTCAATTCTAACAGCTCATTATTTTTTCTTGCAATGTGAGCGGGAATATTATGTGTCAACACAATTGTTTCTTCACCCGCCGAGGTATATCCAACGACCATATCCATTTTTTTGGTCATTTCCACTACAAAATTATATAGTGGAGTAATTTCCATTTTTCCTGCGTATTTCATATATCCCATGTTTTTATCCCCTTCTATATAATGTATAATATGACTATCCGATATAAAGGGATATTTTCTCTTGGAAATATCAAAAATACCAAGATTTATATTGATTTTATCACTTTTAATTTTTTGAGCCAACTCATTGAATAGACCGATATATTTTGTATCCTTGTAAAATAGGACAATCATTGGACAAATATATTGTTTGTTCCTGTTTAATGGAAACCCAAAATTATCAATGTTGAAAAGCGAGTTATTTGAATCATTTGAATCATTTGAATCCTCCAAAATATATATTTTTGAATGAACCCCTCTTTTATTTAAAATCGAGTATTCAGGATTGCTAGGTATATTTTGAATATATTGACTATACATTTTTTCAGCACAGTTTCCTTTGAAACAATCCTCGATAAATCGTTCAATATATTGAACATTCACTGTCCTCTTGTTATATTCCCTATAATCTTTATAATCATGATAAAACATTATTTCAAGGGGAGAAAATGCGACATGATCGAATCTATGTTCATCAGTGTCGAAAATTGCAATGGTGATCCCCTTTTCCTGATCACAATTTTTACTGGCGATTGTATTGAATAAAATGATCAGTTGTTCATCTGTAAATTTATTGGTGAGATCCCTTTTGTTATAAAAAAATACCAATGCGGGAAATATGCTTTTTCCACATTCATTTTCATTTAGATATATTTTCGCATGATTTCCGGGATCATTCTTTAATTTGATTATGGGAAAATCTATATCAAAATAAGAAGGGTCCAGTTCAAAAATATATTCATGCAATTTTAGGGAAAATTCATTGGGCGAGGTTATTCCCTTTTTACCCGTGTTCAAGCAAAATAACTCCGGTATATTTTCCTTGAGCCTTTTTAAAATTTCATTCCTATTTTCCCCAAAAATTTTAGATTCCCCATCACGGTTTATTTCATCTATAAAATTCTTGACATTCTCAATGAAATTTTCTTTTTGTAGGGGTATATATTTTTCCGTTAATTTCTTATAAGGTCCGGGAAATACACCATTTTCTCTGTGATATTGGATTAATAGATTGACTTTATCAATAATGGGGATAATAGATATATCAGAGGAAACACTGGGGGGTTTTATTTTTTCTATCTGTGTTAGTATAAATTGCTTGATAGATTGTACATTGATATTCCCTATATACGTTGCTACTTTTTCCCAATCATGTTCCAGTATTATCATTCCCTTGGAATTTTTCAAAATCTCTGTTTTATCAGGCCCGAGAGAGCCATCACATTTATCTATATTAAAAATATTCAAATCACAGGGAATATTTTCTTTGACTATAATTTCCTGTAATTCATTGAAAATATGAATATAATTTTTTAACAGTGCGAAATCACAAAAATAAACCAGGTTGAAATAATCATCACAATTTGTCCCAAATTCATCATTATCCCAATAAAAACTAGTTTGTTCAAGTTCATAGATATCTTTATGCATTTTTATGGGGGTAATATCCCTTATTTTTTCAGATATAAACTTTTTCAATGATTCTACTTTGATCTCATCACAATAAAAATAATACTTGTCGGGATTTTCGTAAAATTTAACAGTACTTGTGCTAGCAATTAAATCATGATATACACTACTGACATGTTGATATATACCAATATTTATACCGGTTTCTCTACTTAGTTGTTCAAAAATGGGGATATCATTTTCCCCAGAAATAGTAAATGTATAAACCAACATGGGACAAGAAATCTTACAATTTTCGGAAATAAACAGACATCCATTTTTAAATATAAAATGTTTAGTTGTCAGCACATGAAAATTTTTGGATGCAGTGATACTATATAGATATTTTAAAATATCTATATGCCAATTTACATTGGCTTCGGAAAAAGCCTTGTTATTTTGAGCCTTGGGGTCGGCCCCTTTAGATATCAAATATTTTACTATTTCCAAATGTCCTTGAGTACATGCAGCTATCAAGGGAGAATCATCCTGCGTTCTGATATTTACTTGGAAAGATTCCAGATATTGTATGGTATCTATTTTTCCAGATTCACATGCTAGTATCATATAGTAATCATCTTTATAATGAAGATCAATGCCGTGATTTACTAGATCTTTCATTTTGAATAAATCCTCATTTTTTATAGCATAGACAAACTGCTTATCCAAAATTTCCTGTTTATTCTCTGATGGGTCCCCTATTATTTCATTTAGAAAATCCACAATCTCGATATACCCATTTTTATATGCTGCTTCCAAACCCTCTTTTAATATATCTTGAGGAATTGTTCTACCTATAAGCAAATATTGTACCATGGGTAAATGCCCATTTCTACAAGCAAATATAAATCCCTGATTATTATTATTTCTGGCATTTAAATTATTCCCCTTGGAAAACAGATATTTTGCGGTTTCGACATGACCATTTTCACAAGCATATATCGTAGCGGAATCAAGATCGGTAAATACATTTGCCCAATTTTCCACTAAATATTGTACTATAATGGTTTTTCCGTGTGCGCTTGCAATATTTAATGGGTAGTTTTTTTCCAAATTTAGACCCTGAGAAATCAGATATTTCAATACATGGATATGTCCTTTTTTGCATACAATTGTCAATAAATCATGACATTTGGGTAAATAGTCCTTTAAAAACACTTTTGAACATCCCTCAATAATTTCCTTGACATTTTTCAAATTTCCATCATCACATGCAATTGTCAATTTTGATTGAAAATCACTGAAATTGGTAAAGGTTCCCTCTTTTTGGGGAGTAATCTCTTTGGGCTTATTCTCCCCAGCGAGTTTATTCTCTAAAGGGGTCAAAACCTCTTTTCCATTGAATTTTGAATAGCATTTCAAATCACAATAATATCCCTTGGAAAGATCAGTGTTTTTTATTACAATTGGAAAGTCCTTTATTTCTCTGACCCCCTTACAATGAACACATTCTTTAGGGAGATACTTACTATCAAAACACATTTTACAGAAATAATTTTTCACATTATTTTCCTTATATAAAATTCTGGGGAATATTTCTATATGTGAGCAACGGTTTTTTCTGTTTGTTTTCTCTGATTTTCCTACTTGGAGCATTTTAACAAATTTTAACAAATTTTGGTCAGTAAATTAATAATATATTTTCTTACTTTTTTTACTCATTTAAAATAATATTCATTTTTATAAAAATTTATAATGATATAAATTTCTCTTTATTTGCATTTTTTTCTCATATAAATTCCCAATTTTAATTTATTCTTGAGTAATGGCATATTTCATTGCATTTTTCAAACCATTTTTATCTCCAAACTTTTTCTTGAAAACATGATCAATTACACCCCCATATGGTTGATTCATACAATCCTTGACAAATTTCCTCAGGGAATCCACATCTTCATAATTTCCCTTGAATTCCTCATATGCAATTTCATCAAAATAAAATAGGATTTTTCCGGGTAAATTAGTACCATTAAAATCTTTATTGGAATCTGTGTCAATTATACGAAACAAAGGGGCAGTCTTTTTTTCTCTTAAAAAGAGAGCCAATCTATTGAGGAAAAACAATTTACGCATCTTGTACTGATCATATTGGGATACCAATAATACCAGTGTAGGGGGTGAATCTGATTTTAATTGCATACAATCGGTATCCACGTTAAATCCCTGAATTTCGTTGAGAACACCTATATCACCATAAAGATCATAATTTTCAATAAAAATCTCTAGTTCGCATTTTTCGGAATGGGATTTTAACGATATTTTATTGGTGTTGAAAAGTGAATTTACATCTGATTTATCCAAAATATCAGTGATCACGGGTAAATTTTCTATTTTTTCTATTTTTGGGGTATTCGAAATATTCCCCTTTTTATAACACGCTAAATCACAATAGTATTTTTTGTCTTGGGAATCCGTGTTTTTTAATACAATGTTGAATTTGGTTTTATCTGCAGAAATTCTACATGTATCGCATTCCCTGGGCAAATGTTTATTATCAAAACATTTTTTACAGTGATATTGTTTCCCACCTGACACTCCTTGAATTTTTACTATCTGAGACTCTGAATGTCCCGGTTGGGTTTTACGCTTGCAGATAACTGATTTCCCTACTGTCGCTGTCATTTTTATTCCTGTATTTCTTTTTTATAAAATTTCCCCTTTAAAATCAATTTTATATTTTTATAAAATTTGCATGTTTTTATATTATTTTTTACACTGTTTTAACACCCCATTTTATACACATTTGTTCAATAAATAATCTGATAGAAGCAATATTGGCTATATTTCCTGTATATTT